AATCGTTTGATACAGGTATTATAGATAAAGAAGAACCTACACCTCAGAATCCTCAATACCCTGAGCAATTAATTGGAGGTCTTCCTGTAAAAATAGAGAAGGCTCCTGTATATTCTCAATTTGGAAGTAGAAAATATAATGCTTCTATATCAGGTATAGTTTATATATTTGATAGCAATGTAAGAAATAATAGAATAAGAATTACTCATTCTATTAATGGTGTTGGGGTAAATGGTTGTGATGGTGGTTGGGTATCATTAGATGATATTTTAATGAAACCGTATAAATATGCTGTTGGAGATAAAGTTTTAGTAAATGGAAATCTTTATCAAAATCCTGATGGATCTGGTAATTACATAGAAAAAGAGAATGTAACAATGTATGTTGTAGATGTATTAGATCCTGCAGAATATCAATATAATTATGGTATTGCATCTTCTGTTTACAATAACAGACAGGGTTGGTGTTCAGAAGATGAATTAAAAAATGCCTAAAGGAGGATTATCATGATATATTATTATGATGATAGAGCTGGTGACGATCTTGTTATAGAAGATACCAGTAGAGAAATAGACAGATTATGTAATATGGCAGATATTGCTATAAATGAATCATTTGATGATACTATTCTTGGTAAAATTATTAATCTTATTAAAAATCTTATTAAATGGATATTTGATAAGATTAAAGAAATATTTGAAGCTATTGGAAGATTTTTTAAAAAGGAATCTTTTGAAAGAAAAGCTGCTTCTGTAGATCCTAGAACCGTAGAAAGAGGAAAAAGAGTAATACCATATTATGATACTGAATTAATTCAGAAAGATTTTAAAAAGAAATATGATATGCTTAAAAAATCTATAAATTATTATAAATCTAAATTTGTTCCTCTTATTAATGCTTATAGCTCAGAAAAACTTAAACAATTAGCAGCCGATATTGATTTGAATGATATTGCTACGGATATAACTAATGGAAATAGTGATGTAGGAGTGTATCTTTCAAAGAATGATTTTCCCAATCCATATTTTGGTGAAATGAAAAATAAAATAGAAGACAAAGAAGAGCCTTATTATAAAAAGAAAGAATTAGACTATTATCAGGTACAAGATATTATTGAGCAAGCCAAAAAGCATTCTGGAAAAACATATTGGGAATATCTTGGTATAAAGCATCCTGATATAAAATTTGATGAAACTATAAATAAAGAACTTGATTCTTTTACTAAAGAATTTGAAGTTTATTCTAAGAAATTAGAAGCTAACAAAGAGAAATGTAAAGAAGATGATAAATTTACTTATAAGAATTTGGAAAGAATAACAGCTAGTATTCTTAAACAAATAAAAGATGCTGCAGTTGTAATTTCAAAGAAATTAATAGTTGAATATAATACATATAAGCAATCTGATAATTTCTTCACAGTATCATCTTCACCAAAAGATGAATCGGCTTATATTCAAGAAGCTAGAGATTTTCTTGATTCTGAATACAATGAATTCGAATATCTTTCTGAAGCTTATATTGGTAAAACAAAAACTTTATTAGAAATAGAAGAACAAATTGGAATTGTAAGGGAGAAAGCTTTAAAGAAGTTTACTGATATAAATAAATCTCCTGAAGTTCTTAAGTTAAACAGATTAGTAGAAAAGCAATTTGGAATGGATTGTTTTTGTCTTTCTATTATACAAGAAGATTCAACAAATGCGTTTACAGAAGTTGTTCAGGGACGATTTGATATTGCATTTGCAAGAAATATATCCAAATATGTTGAAGGCGATAATGTAAATGGATTTAGATGGAAAAAAGGAAACGGATTATGTATTGATGTTTCTATATATCTTGGAGTATTAAGAGATGAGACTTTTACTAATGCTGAAATAGTTGCTATATTATTACATGAAATAGGTCATAATTTTGCTGATGCTATATATGATGATATTAAATATGCTAATACATATGCTATGTATTGTGAAGGTTTATTTTTAATTTACTATTCAATATATATGCTAATATTATCTATTATAGATGGAGAATTAGGCACCGGACCGTTACAGAGATATTTATCTCAAGTAAATTCTTATAGAATGGCTAAAGGAAAAAGTAAATTTTATAATATCTTTAGAGGTCTTATAAATGGTTGGAATGGTACTAGACAAGATATTATGAATTTTATAAGTGGAGTAATTACTAGAGTAATATATTCTGGAAAACTTTATAAAAAATATAAAGATTCTTTGGATACGATGGGATATAAAGAATTAGTGAAGAAATCTACTGGTAGACAGAATGAAGTAATAGCTGATAAATTTGCTGGCATTTATGGATATGGTCCTGAACAAGCATCAGCATTAATGAAACTTACAGATAGAAAATCTTATGCTGAAATATTTATGGAAAGATCATCTATATTCGCTAGATTTAATGAAGCTTTTAAATTGGCTACATTAGATACTCATAATTATGACGTTCATCCTCATAATATTCAAAGAGCATATGAAGAAATAAAGTTATTAGAAAGAGAACTTAAAAAAGTTGATTGCGATCCTAAAAAGAAAGAAATGATTCAGAATCAAATTGATCAGATAAAAGAAATAATCAATGAAACATTAAAGGTTAGAAAGAATACTAGCAATTATGAAAAACAAAAAGCTGCTTATTATAAATTAATAAATGATAAATATCCTGATGCTATCACTGATGAACTTGAAAATAAAATAGAAGAAGCTTTGGATAAAGCCTTGAGTGGAGGTAAATGATATGAAATATTCCGATTATGATAATATTAATGAAGGAAAAGTTCATGACTTTTTTGATGATAATAAATTTTTATCTCATTGGAGAAAGGTTTTTATGGGAGCGGAAATTCATCCTCATCAAAACTACGATGAAACATTGAAGAAACATGAATATCCCGGGTATTTAAAATATATTCAAACAAGAAAATACTTATCAGATTTAAAATATGTAAGACAAGATTTAAATACTGCTACTACATTTTATTCTAATCTTAAAAAAATATATTCTGAATATAAAAGAGGTAATAAATATCAAGATAATACTGTATGTAAAAAATTAGATAATACTGGAGTAGATATTAAAGATTTTGATCCGACTATAAAATTCTTTAAAATTACTTGCAAAGATGCTATAACGGAAAGAATAAAAGAATTAAAAGAAAAGTATCCTAGAGAAAGTACAGAAATGTATATGGAAGGTAGTATTATCAGTTATGATTCTTATAATACATTGAATACGAATGATAAATAATTATATCCTCTAGGATTAAATTCCTAGAGGTTTTAATTTTCAAAACTTCTTATTAATAAAGGAGGTTTGATACAATGAGTATATTAGATGAACCTATGACTTTAAATGAAATAATGAATGCTTTAACTTCTGGATATTTTCCTGGATTTAAAGACTGTGATTCATATGCTATATTAAATACAAGCATGAATAATGTATTTGCAGATGAGGATAATACGTTTTTTGGTATAGCAGATGATGTTGGTCTTCATAATATAGTATTTGTAAATAATGCTGGATACTTAGAAAGCACTTATAAAGATAATATAGATAAAAATATATTAGATTCTTCTAGAATATTTGCTTTAAGCATCCCAAGAGCAGAAATAAATAATAAATTATGTAAATATATGAGAAAAGAAATCTCTAAAAGAGATTTATATTCATCTGTATTTGAAGAGACATTATATACTTGGGATCAATTACAATTCTCTAAGAAAGTAATTTGTGAAATAGATGAATCGGTTATTCCTTCTATGGTAGAATCTTCTATATACCAAAATTATATGATTCCAAATAATAATGGTAATTGGTATAATCTTAAGACTTTAAAAGAATATAAACAGTCAGAAGTATATCCTGGATTCTATATAGAAGCTAATCAGAATAAAACTATAATGGAGCAGATTTTAATTGGTGGAGCTTATTATTCAGAACCTATTATTGAGGGTGCTAATAAAGAAATTATAGAAGAATATTTATATTCTTTGAAAGAATATACAGGATATCTTAGAGAAGCTAATAGATATCTTAAAAAAGAAGAATATGATTTATGTTTAAAAGAATTAAGCAAATGCAAAAGATCATTATCTGCCGCAAGGAGAAGATTAGAAGCTTTAGATTCAAATGTTTTTGAATCTATTTTGGGATTTTTAATTTCATCTTTGATTAGTAATTTTAAAACTTTAGTATCTGGTGCTACTTCTCTTATGATTAGTATGGGTATAGCTAGAGTTACAGTACAATCTGTATCCGGTGTAGCATTAGCAGCTGCTAGAGGAGAAAATATAAACTTTAAATCAGTATTTACTTCTATAGAACAATCTATATTAGGTGAATTAATATCTCAAATAGAAATTAATATTAATATTCATATAATAGGATATGTAAGAATTTCTATTCAGTGTTTAATAGATCTTAATAAAATAGCTAAAGCTAAGAAAGAAGGAGAACAAAATCCTAATGTATTAAAGATTAATGCTTTAGCTAATATGAAAAAATTAGAAAGAACCATAGAAGATATGGAAATTAGTGTAAGAAAAATTAAACAATTTAAAGAATCTAAAAAGATAATTAAAAAATAAATAATACCGGCTAGGGAAATCCCTAGCCGGATATTTTATACTAATGCTTCAGGTGTAAGTAATTCTCTATAGTACTTAATAACTTCATTAGCTTTAATATTTTCTGTCATATAATCAAGTATATCTAATCCTTCATATGATCCTTCTACTAAATTAGAATATTTTAAAGCTGTATCAGAATAATCTCTAAATAAAGTTCTAATATTCTTTTCAATAGTTTTATCTTTATATACTTTAGTAGGCCCTTCGTATACTTTATATACTTTAGGATTAGCTTTAGATCTGAAATCTTCAGGTATTACAAGATTATTAGCTTTTCCTGTAAGATTAATATTAGATAATTTTAATACTAAATCTACAAACTGACTACATACTAATTCTTTTGCTTGAAGATTATCAGCTTTAGCTCTATTAAATAATATATTAATAAGATTTAATGTACCATATTTAGTCTGAGCTTTATTCTTTACAAAATCATCTAATACATTATTTATAGTATTTAAAGTTTCTTTCTTTACAAATATAGTATATACACTTAATAATCCTTTATCACCGGCTGTAGCATTATACATATCAAGATCATCATATCCAAATCCTTGATAATACTTATTATTAGTAAAAGTATATATCTTTTTAAGATCAGAATCTAATGCTAAACCTGCATGAGTATAAGTAGAACCTTGCGTAAGCTTTACAAGATTATTAAATATAGTACCATTATAAGATAATACAATATATATAGGATATAATCCATGATTATTATATTCTCTTCTCATACCTATAGTAGATTCAGTAATAGATTCTCCTAAATGAGATATATCTATAATACGAGGTCTGGTATAATTTTCATAATACTTAGCTTGTCTTTCTTTAGCATAAGCAATAGATTTCTCTGTAATAGGAACTTCCGGATTCCATCCTAAACTTAATATAGTACTCTCTAATTTACTCTTTAATTCCGATTTTCTTTCCTTAATCTTATCATAATCTTTCATTAATCCGGTAATTAATTTCTTATAATTAGCTATACTAGCTTCATTAAATAAAAGATCAGATTCATATTCAGATAATTCATCAGGAGTAAAGTAAGGTACAAAATCATTCATTACAGATTCAAAATCTTTAGGAGTTCTTCTTAAATTAGCCTTACATTCATCATACTTATCTTTTTCATCACCAATAATATTATCATCACAACTGTCAAGATCAAATAATACATTTTGAATTATACCATTCTTTTCTATATTACTTTCTACACAGAATTCCCAATAAGATTCATCTACATACAATGGAGTATATGATGCAGGTTCTATAGAAGCTGTAATCTGATTATACATATTATATACAGATAATCCCCATATAGATAAAGAATAAGAATCTGATTGTCTCTTAAGATTATCAGGAAGATTTACATATCTCATATATGCCATTGTTAATTCGCCAGCTGTTTTATATTCACCAGGAATTAAAATACAAATACTATTACCATTATTAACAGCTCTAGACATTGCTACTTTTTCAGCAAAATCATTACTTTCTAAATTATTTACAGATTCTTTTAATTCAATATCTTCTACAGTGCCTTCAGGTAATTCAGAGTTTTTTGCTATAATAGCAGATCTTAATCTATTAAATAAATCAGTATTAGTACAATTATGTCTTCTGATACATTCTTCATCCCCACGTTTTCTGAAATCAAAAGTAAGCATAGCCCACTTATTGTAGTCATTGATAAGATCTGTAAGATTATCTGTAATATCGATTACATAATAAGCATCCATTATTTATAACCCTCCTAATAATATAAATATTATGTATAAGTGAAATTCAATTTACAATTTAGTAATTTTTAATAATATATACAAACTAATAATCTCCAAAGGAGGGTAATATAATGGCTGTAGAAAAAAGAGAATACTTATTATCGTATGATACTTTTAATCAACCAACTGTTATTGATGGTGCTTTAGCAGAAGCTTTTTTATTAGCTAGATTAATTTTAATGGAACCTGGATCAAATCCACTTCATCCTGAAATGGGAATAGGAATAAGATCTAATTTTAGATATACTGTTGATAGACTTGAAGAGCTAAAACAAGAAATAATTAGACAAAAATCTATATATTTACCTGATTTTGATAATGATCTTGCTGTAGATTTAATACTTACTCCTGATAAAGTATTAAATATTGAAATTGCTACTCCTACCGGAGAAATATATGTATTTAAAGCTGAACCAGATAATACTAGCCCTTATACAAATTTATCAGACGTTGAAAATAATTAAGGAGGTTTAAAATATAATGGCAAACATTGATGATTTAAAAAAGAATGCATCCCCTGTTAGAGTATCTGTAGTAAGACCTACAGATCTGAAAAACATTAAAAAAGATGCAGGTGGAATGGAAACTGAAAGAGAAAGAATAGTAATAGATCTTTCTGATATGAAACCTAAGAAAGAAGAACCAAATATTACTTATAAGAAATCTCTTCAGGATGATATTTTGAATTTAGATAATCCGGATTCTCCTATGTCTAAATATATTGAAAGAAAAGAGAAGGAGATGGATAAATTCATCAAAAAGATAGATGAACATGATAAATTAGCAGAGAACCAGTTTATTGATGATGAAGGAAATGTATATGAAGATGAAGATGGCGAAACTGCTGAGATCGGTGTTGAAACTTTAGTAAATGAAGAAGATTTCAATAAAGAAGGTATTAGTGTAGAAGACGCCACTAATTTTGATAATATTGATCTTGATTTAGATGATATTAAAGAATCTAAAGAAGATTTTTCTTTAGATGAAAATGATAATGAAGAGGAAGAGGAAATTATGGAAGAAACTAAAGAAGTAGTACAGGAAGAACCGAAGATGAATTTTGCAGTTCATTCTCCCAATGTAGATAATGTAAAAGATCTTACAAAAGAAGTTGTTGAAGAGAATGAAAAGAAAGAATTAAATATCGACGATGTTGATATGGATGCTGAATTAGATAGCATTGAAAATGAAGGAAAAGAAGAAGAGAAACCAAAGAAGAAAGAAGTTAAAAAAGATGCATCTGTAATTATGTCTGAGGATGAAATCGATATTGAAATGGATATGGCTGTTACTGAATTTAAACAGCTTAATGATGAAGGTGAAGAAATCGATGTAGCGGATGAAGATGAATCTGAGATTGAAGAAAGTGAAGAAGATGTTCTTAAGGAACTTCAGAAATTAGCTACAGAGAAGATGAAACCTGTTTCTAAAGTTCTTGATATTAGAAGCTTTACTAGAGCTAAGAAACCGACAGCTAATCTTAAGGCATTAAAGAGCACTGAATCAACAAATGTTAAAGTTGCTTCTTGGGTACTTCCTGAGCAGAATGCTATTGTTAGAATGAAAGAATTCTTGGGATCTGAATTAGAAACTCTTAGAATGAATTCGGATTCTAATGATAATTTCTACAAGCTTAATACAAGATATAAGATGATTTATGATCATATTGTATCTGCTAAGCCGGATTCTTTTGAAGTATGGTGCAAGACTACTCCGTATGCAGATGTAGATCACTATTTCTTCTGTGCATTTATTGCATCTTTCTATGGAACAAACTTTATTCCGATTACTTGCGATAATAAAGATTGCAAGAATAAGATGCATTTGACAGATAATATTCCTGTATTAGCAATGGTTAAATTTGATAATGAGGAAGCTAAAGAAAAGTTTACTGATCTTTATAAGTCTACTAATGAGAAAGCTGGTAAACTGTATACTACAGAAGTAGTTCCTTTGTCTGATAAGATTGCAGTTGGATTTAAAGAAGCTACCATCTATAGTTTATTTGAAATTGCTTCTCTTGATAGTAAATTTAAGAGCAAGTTTGCTAATATTTTGGATTACTTCCCGTATATCGATTGTGTGTATCTTATCGATCAGGAAAAGAGAGAACTTGTTCCGATTGGTCACAAGATTTATGCAGATAATCCGAGAAAGACAACTATGTCTAAGATTGTTATGCTTAACAAGGCTTTAGAGACTCTTACTATTGATCAGTTTGGACCTATTAAAGCTTATGTAAATGCATTGATCTCTAAGAGATCTAAGATCGGTTTCCATTATATTATTCCGGAAACTAATTGTCCTAGCTGTGGATCTACTATTGATGAGCAAACCATTTCTGCAGAAGAGTTGGTTTTTACCCGTTATCAGTTGGGAGCACTTACGAGTACATCAATAAATTAGTTGTATTATCCAGATTCCTTAAAGGTACAGTTTCATTTATGGATTTAGATAGCATGCCGAATTCTTTTGTGCATGCTATCTTTAAAATGTATAAAGATACAAGTAAACCTGAAAGAGAAGCAATGGAGATGCAAAATCAACTTGAAGAACTAGCAGGAGGTTGACGATGATAGATAGAGTTAACTTTTTGGAATCAGTTCAAGGTATCCAATATCCTGATATGCTAGCTAATTTCTTTGATCATTTTATTGCATTAAAAGCTTTAGTAGAAGATCAAGGAAAAGTTACAGTACTCGAGAGCGGTCCAACATCTTTATCCTTTGCTGTAAAATTTAAGAATAAGGGAAATAGAGATTCGGCTTTAACTGCTATATCTGGATTGGGTGGTTGTATTTATATTTATCAACGACCAATATCAGTAGCAGTTAAACCCCTAACTGATTCTGAAGTATCAATTTATTTAAGTTAATCAATTAGTGGTAGGCTTTAAAGCCTACCACTATTGTTTTACAGTATTTTGATTAGCAGAACACTACTATAATTCTAGCATTTAAAGGAGGTTTATGATGGCTGATAAAGTTATTCCTTATTCAATTATAGTTAAAAGATCTAGCTGTCTAGATTCACCTTGTGAATCTACTATTTGTTCCGATACTTTCTTTAACCAGCATGTAGAAAAATTAATCAGTAAAGGTGATTTATCTTTTTCTGAGAATAAAATTATCGATTCATATTTTAATGCATTATGCTGTAAAGAAGAAGCAAATAATGCTTTTAATAATGCATTAGATATATTAGAGATTCATTCAAGTAACCAGAGAGTTGATACATTTTGTAAAAGAATTCTTCCTTATGTGGAGAATTTAAACAGTGTTGATTCTTATTTAGAGCATTCTAATATTCCTGCAGATTATATGAAAGAGATAAAAGAATATCTTACAATGTATAATGTAGCGGATAGAGTGATCAAAAATCATAGAAATATTTCTAAAAGATTTAATATTGAATCAGAAGTATCCAAAATTCCATATACATCATTGAATTCTGTAGCAGAAAATTGCTGCACAATGATTGATACATATAAAATGGATTCTTATAAGAAACTGAATTTATGTATTGAAGAAATGATGTATTTAATAAATAAAAATGGATACAAGGTAAATAAATCTGATCTTGTTAGAAATATTACGGAATATTTCTTATTAAGTAATCAACAATTATCTTTTAAAGATATCAATAATTATAAATTAGCTCTTCAGGAAAATTATTTCCTTGAAGAAGCTGATATAGATTCTGTATCTTTCTTGTTTTCTCCATCGAAAAATGAAAGCCATACTATTACAGAATCTATTAATACATTTTTATTGACTCCTGATAAAGATGAAAATAGTTTTAAAACAACTCAAGATTCAAATCTTGACTATTATGATCCAGTAGATATTCAGTATAATATTAAAAGATATATTAAATTCCTTTGGAATGTATTCAGTTGCGGTTTATATCTTGCAAATAAAATGATGGAAAATTTACAAGATATTTATACAAAATTATCTTCTAATATTTCTGATAATAGTTTGAATTATAATGATATTAATCATTCTATTGGAAGAGATACTATAATGGATATCTGTAATTCTGTATCTGTTGCAATAGAAGAAATTAAAGCAGATGCTATAGAAAGATCTAAGCTGGAACAAGCAGATGAATTTTGTAATATAGTATCAGAATATCTTATCAATCCTTTAAATGATATTAAAAATATGGCTTATCCGAAAACTAATTTGGAAGCTGTAGAATTTGTAGATGCTGATGATAAAGAAAAGAAAGATATAAAAGATTTCAAGATCTTTAAATTTCATAATTTAATTAAAGCATCTATTAATCTTGATAAATATTTAAAGAATAAATGCATTGATATGATGAATAATGCTAAAGAAAAGGGAAAGAAAGTTCTTACTAAAGTCAATAAGGTATTATTCAACGAAAATTCTTCTATTTACGAGTTTATTGGTGCTGATAATAAAGTAGATATTACTGTAGCACAATACAGTTTCAATGAATCTGATATTGAAAAAGTACATGAATTATTTGGTAATATCTGTAAGGAATTTAACAGCAGACTTTTAATAGAAGGATATGATACTATAAGATCATATTATATTATCAATGGTTCTATAGTAGAAGCTCATATTAAAGATTGTACAGAGCTTATATTATCAGAATCAGATATTGAAGAAATTAATAAATATAATGATCCTGGTTTAGATATTTATATTGAAACTTTATGTGAGACTATGGCTTCGCTTGAAAGTTTAGAAGAGTTTTTAGAAGAGCCAATAGAAGAAACCTTATCTTCTTATGATACTTCAGCTTTAGATTTAGATCATTTTAATGCTGTATTAGAATCTCTTAAGTATTTATCTGTATCTAAAGATGATATAGAATTATTTTCTGAAAAGTTTAGTGCTAGTTTATTTATGAAAAATGGTAATAATATGAATTTTGTAAATGAAAGTGCTAAAATAAAAACTTCCTTTAATAACTGGTCACCTGTTACAGAAAATATTTCTATAGATATTCAGTTAGAAGCTTATATGGTATTTCAAGCTGTATTAGAAGATGCATTAGATTTAAGAGATAAAAAAGATAAATCTGATAAAAAGAAATTTAAATTTGATCTGAAGAAAACTAAAGGTGATGAAGATTTTGATAAACCTGAAAAGTTATCTGATGAAGAAAAGAAAGAATTAAAGAAAAATCCGTTTAAAGGTATTAATCTTAATTCTATCAGATTAGTTCTTAAAGGTATTGAATCTAAAGCTAAGAATTTAGGTCAAAAAGAAAAAGAATTATCTAAAAATCTTGATAGTACTGTAAGAAGACTTGTAAAAGGTATGAGAGATGCTATGATATCTGATAGAAGAGAAGCTGTTATTAAAGGATCAGTTATTCCTTCATTTTCTAAATGCTTAAAGATTGCTGCTGGATTAGCTGGTATTGCTAAATTTGTAGATCCTGGACTTGCTATTATAACAGCTATCGGTGGATTTGCTATGTCTAAGCATTTAACTAAGAAAGAAAGACTTTTACTTCTTGATGATATTGAAATTGAACTTAATGTATTGGATAAAGAAATATCTAATGCAGAAAGTAGAAATCAAATGAAGAAATATAAAGCTCTTTTGAAACAAAAGAAAACACTCCAAAGAGAATACCAAAGAATTAGATATAATGCAAAATTTGGTAAAGACTTGCTTCCTAATTCTAGTATTGGAGTAAAGAAATATGGTGAAGACTAAGGAGGTTTATTATGGCTAATATATTTGATTTCAATATAAGAGACTTAATTATTCATGAAGATGATGGATCTGATATCATCAATGGTGGAGATCAGGCTGCTGATACTGGAGCAGATGATGCTGGAACTACAGATGATAATACGGATAATGCTACTGATGATAGTGGGGATGATGAATTTAATATTGATACTTCTGTAGATGATGATTCTGAAGGCGGTGATGAAGGAGGAGATGATTCCGGTGGTGATGATATGGATACTGGTGATGATTCTTCTATAGATTCTGGTGGTGGAATGGATGGAGAAGGTGAACCATTACCAGAAAATAATGATGTCTTTGTTACTCTTACTGCAGAAGAACAACAAGTAAAGATTATGGAGTTAAAGAAACTCTATAATGATCTTTATACTTATACTGATGATCTCTTAAAGAAGATGAATGATCTTGATGTGGAAGAAGATACTCTTGAAATTATATCCAGAACTTCTTCTCAGTTATATCAATTAAAAATCTATTTAAGAGATTATATGGCTCATACTTTTAATACTAAATCATTTGTAGAAAATGATGTATACTTTAATCGTTTTTCATCCATAATCTATTCCATAGGAGTAATTGTAGATAGATTGGTAGAAAAAAGACGTGAAAAATTAGGAATAGAAGACGATGATGAATAACATAAGAATAAAATTAGGTATCTGGTAACTAGTAGTTATTGGATATATAATTCTTAAACTATTTTGGATAAAATAAAAAAATATTTTTAAGGAGGAAACAAAAATGGTAGTAGGTGGCGATAATTCCCAAGCTCGTAGTACCATTGGTGCATCTGCTTACAGACGTGACCCGATGTATCAATTTGCAAAAGCTTTTACCGAAGCTGCAAGCAACATTTTAAATCGTGAATCTTTTGATTTCTATCAGGAGCCGACTCGTGCTCTGCGTAGTCAGGGTGTAACTGAGGCTCTGCGTGAGTTCTTTACCGCTGATTTGGTTGACACCAATCGTCCTGATGTTGACGCAAATTATGTAGAGGAAGCAACTGAAGATTATAATCAGTTATTCGAGAACGACGTTAAGGGAATCCAGGAAAATACTTATCAGTCCGAGTACTCTCCGATGGTTGGTATGGCTATTCCTATTCATAAGTATATCCTTATGAACAACGTATTCTCTCAGGGTGGTGGTATCCAGCGTGTTACTGCTGCAAAGCCGAGCTTTACAGTATCTGTAGAGCGTCGTATCCTTGTTTCTTCTGATGGCAAGGAAATCGATATGTTCTATGAGCAGAACAAGATCTTTGATACTATCGAAGCTTCCGCTCCGACAGTAAATATGGAGATCAATGTTCCAGAAGATGAGACAACTGATATTGTTGGTGCTCTTGGTGGTACTGCAATGGATGAACTGTCTACTTCTACTCATATTAATGGTATCTTTGTTCAGGGTGTATACTTCGCTGAAGGCGATCGTCTGCCGGATGATGACGGATGGTTCTCTAACAAGGGTAAGATTGCAACTGCTGATGAAGCTGGTGTAAGAGACGTATGGTATCATGTAGATATCCAGTTTACACCGACCTACGGTGATCGTAATCGTCTTGAGAGAGCATTCTCCAAGCCGGTAATCATTCAGTATAAGACAGATGCAGCTGGTACTCTGGCTACTCTGGAAGATACTCTGTTTGGTGCAATGCACAACAACAAGATTACTCTGACTGCAGTTAAGGGTAATGTAAAGAAGGTTATGCTGGCAGCTAAGTTGAATACTACTAATGCTATGTATGATGAGTGCTCCGTTAAGTGGAAACTCGATACTGATTATGTAGAGATTCCGGAAGCAACAGCTATCAACACCACAGTATCCCCGGAAGAAGTTAAGGATATCGCTGCTCTGTATGATGCTAGCCAGGTTACCAAGATCATGTCCATGACTAAGACTGCTCTGTCTGAATACAAGGACAAGAAGATCTACAACTACCTGAACGACAGCTATGCTCGTCTGGATGAGAGACGTTCCTTCTATGATGAGTTCGATTTCGCTGTACCGGAAGGCTATGCACTGGACTACGTTACTCATCGTAACGCTGTATTCAGCGATTTCTTCGATGATTATGTAACTCGTATGTTCCAGGTATGGAATGATCCGAACGTAACTGTTACTGTATACGGCGATCCTCGTATTATTCGTCGTCTGACTCCGTCTGAGTGGACATATCAGGCTCCGAGTAACTTGGGTGCAGTTCAGTTGGATTACACTCTGACTGTTGTTGATACCAAGGATCATCGTGTATACAACTACGTTGGTACTGATAAGATGCGTGATACCAATGAGATGATGGTTATCCTGAATCCGGTTGGTTCTGAGCGTATTATGTACAGACTGTATGATTATCAGCTGTACATCAGCAACGAGATCCGTAACGCACAGAATCAGAACCTGCCTGCAATCCACAGCTTCGATCGCTTCAAGATGTATAGCCAGTTCGAAGTTCAGGGTCGTATCCAGATTTTGAATCCGAAGGGTCTTAAGCCGACTGTATAAAAAATAAACACAATTGGGTAGTGTGGGAAACCACACTACCCTTTTACTGATTACTAATTTCTTTTACCGCCATTATTATAACGTCTAAATAAATCTTTATAATGCATTTCTGTCCTTATATTATACATCTCTTCAGCATTATATTTTAGACTATTATATATTGATACATCAAGACGTTGCTCCAAACCTATTCGTATTTCTCTCATCTGCTCTGCAGTAAATTTTGGATTTACATATATTGATACATCAAGATGTTGTTTCAAACCCTCTCGGATTTCTCTCATCTGATCTGCATTAAATTTTTGATCTACATAAATAGATACATTTAATCCTTCTTCCAAACCCTCTCGGATTTCTCTCATCTGCTCTGCAGTAAATTTTGGATTTACATATATTGATACATCAAGATGTTGTTTCAAACCCTCTCGGATTTCTCTCATCTGATCTGCATTAAATTTTTGATTGTTATATAAAGATACATTTAATCCTTCTTCCAAACCCTCTCGGATTTCTCTCATCTGCTCTGCAGTAAATTTTGGATCTGCATAAATAGATACATCAAGTTGTTTTGATATTCCAAGACATATTTGTTCCATTTGCCTTTCGATTTCAATTTTATATTTAAGATTGCTATCGTAATATCTATTACCGTACTGATCAATTATCGGATATTCCGCTTTATTTTTAAATAAAGTAATTCTCATACTTTTCATTTTTGAAGCGGAGATATTATGACTACAGAAAAAAGATACATTTACTCCTTCTTCAATACCGATAATAATCTCTTGCATCTGTTCTACAGTAAGTCTTGGATCTGCAAAAAACGATATATCTCTTAATTTATTCAAACCATAAAATATTTTCTTTTTTTGAACTTCAAGAAAATTGCTAAATTTAAAATTTTTAAGATTATTGAATCTTTTCTCTAAAATTAGCCTTTCTCTCGTCTCTCTCATTACCCACCAAGGATATTCAATTTTATTATATTGAAAAATATCGATGCCAGCTTGTAATCCATATCGTATTTCTCCCATCTGCATATAATTAAAATTTGGATCAGAATAATATTGTGTATCGATTCCGTATTCTAATCCTTTGCGTAACATAAGCATCTGCAAATCATTATATTCTTTTTTAGCATAAATTGATATATCCAATCCATCTTGCATACCTTTCCTTATTTCTTTCATCTGCTCAAAATTAAATCCTCTAATATAAACAGATATATCAATACCATGCATAAGTCCATCCATAATTTGTTCCATTTCTTGTATGGTGTAATCCGGATCTGCATATGCAGATATATCTAATCCTTTTTCTAATCCTTTTCTTAATAACTTTATCTGATATTTATCAAAATTATGATGTTGGTTTATAAAGATATCAGGATCAATACCATTTTTTAGACATTTTCTTATTTCTGCCATTTTATATTCATTAAAAAATCTATCAGCATAAATAGATACATCTAGTCCTTCTTCTAAACCAAGTCTTAATTGTTCCATTTGATCAGAATTATAATACCTCTTATTATATATAGAAGTATCTATACCAGATTCTAATCCTAAACGAATTTGTTTCATTTGATTTTTAGTTAAGAAAAAGTCCGCATACTGATAGATGTCTACTTTTGAGTAAACACCGTTTATTATTTCCTCTATTTGTCCTGATGTGAATTTTTGTTTTTCTTTCATTTTACTATCCTTTCTTTGATATATAATGACATATTGTTACAGTATATAATAGAAAATAAAATTATAGAAAAGGTGATATAAAACTATACCACCTTTTATGCTTATTTTAATAATAAAGGAGATTCTAATCCTTTAATCCTGTCCCTAGTATTCATCAATATCTTTCCGAGGTTATTCTGTCCTTCTCCTTTTACAGTACCCCAGATTTTATCACCCCAGTTATTTCCCTCTTCAAGATATTCGATACCAGTCTGTAGCAATTTCTCTGCTAACTCAGGATTCTGATCAAATTTACTGTCTACAATTTCTTGCATTATAGTAAATTTTACTTCTTCCCAGTCTTCTCTTAAATCTACACATCTTCCTAATCTCTTTGCCTGACCAGGATTAAGATCTGCAAATTTATTTTTTATATCAGCATCCAGGCATTTTTGAGCCTGGAATGCTGCTTCGTTATTTTTATAGGTTATACCATTATATGTAACTGGTGCATTATAAAAATTCGATAAAAAGAAGTAATCATTTTTAAATGAATTAATCATTATTATAACCTCAATTAGAAAACACGAGTGTTGTATTAAAATTATACCCAGATGAAGGATAAATGTATAAATTTTCTTTCATAAACTCTATTAATTTTTCTTCATTTGCATAGAAATGAATTCCTGATGAACATTCCTTATTATATTGGAGATCGAAATCTTTTATATTAAATTCATCTCCTATATAATATGAGAAACGCCTATCAAACATAGAATATGCACGAGTAACCTTACTCTTAATCTTACTCTCTGTCTTTATGACAAAAGGATTGTATATATCAATTACTTTAGCTTTATTTGTACGACATTTAATACCATTAATAGAAAATACTATTGCACCTGCAGGAATTTCTAAAACTATGATATATCCTTCTACACTAGCTTTATATCCAATAATATTTTCTGTTAATATTTTACCTCTTACATATTCATTTTGAAAACAATCAAGAACTGTTCCGCATAAATTAGACAACTTAAAATCAATGTTTTCTACAGTAGGACATTCATTAAATATCGCAAATGCTAAATTCGACATTCCAAACTGTATATAACGCAATGATGTATTAATAAATTTAGAATCACATAAATTAGATGAACTAAAATCTGTACTAAATAAACAACAATTTGTGAATTTGGCAGATTGAGCAGAAGAATAACTCATATTGGTATTCTCTATTGTCGTATCTGTAAAAATGCTATTATCTAAAATTACATGATGAAATGAACTTGAAAATATTTTAGATTTTATAAATTTAGTATTATATAAAGTAGCGCCTATAAAAATAACATTCATAAATACACAATTATCAAAATCCGTTCTATTTAAAATGGCACTAGAAAAATCACATCCTACAAATCGTATATTTGAAATATTCTTTTCTGAAAGATTACAATATTTAAAATTATAATTTTCTAATTCTATCATTTTATTATCTTCTATTTTCTTTGAATTTTTTATCAATTCATCCAATTCATTTTCTGTCATATGTTTCATTTTTTATTCTCCTTTTCTTTTAATTGGTATTATTATTTCCGGATTCCAAATAACGATAGAATCTACATCCCAACAATTCATATATCTATCAAAATGAATATTGAAATAATCATTACCATGAAATAAAAATACCCCGTCGTAATCTTTATATATCTTATCATCACATTTTTCTATCTCCAATCTATATTATCTATTGTAATTTATTGCTTCTTCTTTAGTCATAAAGAAATGAATACCTTCAGCACATTCTATATTATATTGACAGTTGAAATTATATATAGTAATTTCGTCTCCAACATAATAAGACATATTGCATCTTAATGATCTAGCTCTTTGCAATTTATTTCCATTCTCATCTACTATATCTAAAACTTTTGCCTTATTAGTTCTGCATTTACTACCATTGATTGAAAATACAATTGCTCCTCTTGGTATCTCTAAGGTTAATATAGCAATTTGATCAGTTAATGTAGGCTTAAATAATGAACTGGTAAAGATTCTGCATTGTTTGTAAACAATAATATTTTCTGTTAAAATTTTTCCTCTTACGTATTCAATCAAAGGAGAATCTACGTGATCTAAGCAAATACCAAGCAAATTAGAACCTTTAAAATTACAATTTTGCAAATGAGAATCAAGCATGGTGCTATCTGTAAGATTGCTATAGGAAAAATCACAACAATTAATCGTTGATTCAATAAAATATGATCTTGATAAATTAGCAAATTGAAATTCGCTATCTGTAATATTAGCATCAGAAAAAGTTACTTTATATAAATTAGAATAAGAAAAATCTGTATTTTCTATAACAGTATTATTGAATCTTGAATAACTGCATAAATAAGAATAATAAAAATTACATTTTATTATTTCCGCAAAGTCAAATGTTGCATATTCGTGAAAGCTGGTATTTTTAAAATTAACTAACTTCAGTTTTGAATTGCTAAAATCAACTTTTGAAATATAATTATTTCCATAAAAATTAGCAACATGAATATTTGCACCCACGAAACGAATTCTGTTCAATCTACATTTATTAAATGCATAATAATCTATATCAGCTTTGTCAAAATTAACTTCATCTAAAATTGAATCATAAAAATTTACACTTATAAGTGTAGAATTTTCAAAATTAGTGCATTCAATTGTACAATTTGTAAATTTAACTTCTCTAAGTTCTGCACCAGAAAAAGTACTATCAATAATTGTGCAATTTTTAAATAGAGTATCTTTGAATTTCATATTAGAAAAATCAATATTCATTAACTTCTCATTTAAATATTCTTTTTGAATTTGTTTTCTTATCATTTTTTTATTCCTCCTTTAAATTGTAACTATCATTTCCGGATTCCATACTACTATAGAATCAACATCCCATCCATTAAACTCTAACGACATGTGTATTTCGAATTGATCATATCCGTGATATAAAAATATTCCGTCAAAATCTTCATATAATGATTTATCAAAAAATCCTCCTTTGTAATATTCTGTACCACAATATTTTCTATACATTTTTATATCTTCTTCATAGTTCAATATAGATAATATTTTTGATTCTTCTTTGATTTTAAAATCAAAGAAATATTTACTACCAAACGAAGTAGGATCATCTTCTTCATAATCATTATCTATTAACCATTCTTTCCAAGTATAAAAATCCGAATAATTTTTATTTGTTGGTGAAGGTGAACCCCAAAATCCTAAAGGCTTAAATATATTAGCTGAAGCTCTTTCTAAAACACATTCGGGTCTATATTCACTTAAAAATTTAGATGATGTATAATGTCTAAATATTAATTCTTTAGGATCCATTTATTCCTCCTTTTCTTTGGTCAATTCATAATTTTACTAAAAGGTGGTGCATAAATTACACCACCTTTAATATTATCCTCTATACTTTTCTGCTTCTTCTTTAGTCATAAAGAAATGTATACCTGTAGAGCATTCATTATTGTACTCACAATCAAAATCATATATTGTAAAATCATCACCTACATAATAAGTTAATTCGCCCATATATGATCTAGCTCTTGGTACTTTGTTTCCGTTAATATCAACTATATCTAAAACTTTTGCCCTGTTAGTTCTACATTTATTACCATTGATAGAAAATACAATTGCTCCTCTTGGTATTTCAAGAGTCACCATAGCAATTCTACAATCATCTAATGAATGATAAATTTTATCATAGCTTCTGCATTTCTTATAACCTATAATATTTTCACTCAGAATCTTTCCTTTCCTATATTCAGCCAATGAAATATAATTACGTCCTTTTCTGCTTTTCAAATCACATTTACACAGATTAGCACCAATTAAATTACATTTAAATATAGTCCAATAGTGTATCATAGCTTCTGCAAGATTACTGAAACATAAATCACAATTAATAAGATTAGTTTTAGTAAAAAATGCTCCATGTAAATTTGCTGCTTTAAATGAAGTATCTGCAATGCGAGCTTTATTAAATGATGCACCGATTAATAAAGCACCTGTAAAATCTGAACCAGATATATCTGTATAATCAAATGATCCATGAAGCAAATTGCAATAAGCTAAATTAATATCATTTAAAATTGCATAATTAAATATAATATGATCTGGACATCTTAGATATTTAAAATTAGATGATACTATTTTTGAATTCGAAAAATCTAATTTTGAAGCATCATTTGAAGCAAAATCTGTATCACTTATTTCTGCACTATCAAAAGTAGTATCATATATTTTGCAATTATAAAAACCGCAGCGATACATTATGGCTTTATCAAAATAGACTGACATTAATTTCGAACTATAAAACTTAACTGAACGTAAATTTGCACCTTCAAAATTAACATTAACAATTGTGCAATTTATAAAATTAACATTTTCAAGATTTTTACCGCTAAAATCAATATTATACAAGTTTTCATTTTCATAATTATCTTTAATTTTCATTTATTTCTCCTTTTCTATCCACAAAATCCTTTAATAACTTTAGGTTCAATATCATATCTTATAGGTTGTATATTTGTATTATTTTGATTTATATTTTCACTGGTGGTTGTTTTCTTTAATTTCTTTTTAGCTATTTTATTATATTTTTTGATTCTTTTGAGAATTGTCTTTCTATATGCTTTATATTCAGATTTAGATTCTATAGTTATATTATCTTTACCATCTGTATTTAAACCAAAATCATGATTCGAAATATAGAAATCTATATCATATTTGCAATATACATATCCTTCAAATACTCCAAGATTAAACATCTGGCAATCGTCATTAGAGATACATACATCTAATCCGCAATACCAAACTCCTTTATCTGCTATTTTTGATTTTGTTTTCTTTTTAACCAATTTTTTCACAAACTCAGGATCATCAAGCAGTTTCTTTACAAATTTCGTCATTTTAGAGTATTTCTTAAATTCGTATGAATATTCATACGAATTAGTTTCTATTTTATCTCCATCAATATTTCTAATAATAGTATCTTTAATAGGTGATCCGATAGTAATTTTGTATTTCATTTTATATCCTTTCTTTGAAATATTATTTATAGCATCACTATTATAGTATATAATAAAAAATAAATTTACTAATTTATTATCATTTATTTTTCGATAATGAATATTTAAATTTTATTCATTTATCTATTCAGATATAAAAATTATACTTTTTATATGGTAGAATTTTTCTAAATAAATTTCCAGATATATAGTAAATTACACTTGCCAAAACATCAAAATACCATTCAAAAATCTACAGAAAGGATCTGATAAATATGACTATTGAAAAAATGGAAAAAACTGATGAAGATTTTAGTGTAGAATTTAAACCTAAAAGAGATGTAATGATTATTAAGAAAGATGGTACTCATGCTCCTTTTAATGTAAATAAAGTAATCATTGCTGTTGGTAAATCTGCATATAGAGCATTGACTAAATTTACTGTAGAGGAACAGAGATATCTTTGTCAGTCTGTAGTAAATAAAGTTGACGATTTAGATAAAGATCTCATCTCAGTATCAGATATGCATAATATTGTAGAAAAAACTCTTGATGAGATTAAGCCTGCTGTAGCAAAATCATATAGAGATTATAGAAATTATAAACATGACTTTGTTTATATGATGGATGATATCTATAAGAAAGCTCAATCTATTATGTATGTAGGAGATAAGGAGAATGCCAATTCGGATTCAGCTCTTGTATCTACAAAAAGAAGTCTTATATTTAATCAGATAAATAAAGAATTATATCAGAAATTCTTTATGACTACAGAAGAGCTTCAAGCTTGTAGAGACGGATATATTTATATACATGATATGTCTGCTCGTAGAGATACTATGAACTGCTCATTACCTGATATAGGAGCCGTATTAAAAGATGGATTTGAAATGGGTAATGTATGGTATAATGAACCTAATTCTCTTGATGTAGCATTTGATGTAATTGGCGATGTTACTCTTTCAGCAGCATCTCAGCAATATGGTGGATTTACTATATCTGAAGTAGATAAATTATTAGAACCTTATGCTAAGAAATCTTATGATAAATATTTTGAAGATGCTAAGAGACTTGGTGCTGATGATGAGAAAGCTAATGAATTTGCCAAAGAAAAAGTTCAGAGAGAATTTGAACAAGGATTCCAGGGTTGGGAATATAAGTTTAATACTGTAGGATCTTCCAGAGGTGATTATCCTTTTATTACAGTTACCAGCGGTTTATCTACAACTAAGTTTGGTAAAATGTGTAATAAAGTAATGCTTAGAGTTAGAATGAATGGTCAGGGTAAAGAAGGACATAAGAAACCTGTATTATTCCCTAAAGTTGTTTTCTTATATGATGAAAATCTTCATGGTCCTGGTAAGGAATTAGAAGATGTATTTGAAGCTGGTATTGAATGTTCTTCTAAGACCATGTATCCTGATTGGTTATCTTTAACTGGAGAAGGATATGTGCCTAGTATGTATAAGAAGTATGGTAAAGTGATATCGCCTATGGGTAAGTGTAAATGTAGCCCATTATAATAACGATGTGAACCTAGCTTATAGGGTGTGAGATTTATAATCTTGCTAACGGATTGACCATAGGGAGTCAAAAGCTATGATCTATGGAGAGTGCGTGCCAAGCCTAGTAATAGGAAGGTGTATCGACTAAGGTGGGATGAGTGTACCACAAGAGGACTGGAGATAAGCACCAGTTCAGAGCGCATCGCCCGATGAAGAACCTGGCGAGTTCTGAGGGAACAGATAGTCAGTGTAAATAACATGTGCAGAGCATTTTTATCTCCTTGGTGGGAAAGAGGTGGATTAGAACCTGCTGATGAGAATGATACTCCTATATTCTGCGGAAGAGGTAACTGTGGAGTAGTCTCTTTGAATTTAGTGATGATATTAGCTAAAGCTAGACAAGAAGGTAAAGATTTTTATGATGTACTTGATTATTATCTTGAGATGATTAGAAATATTCATTTACGTACCTATGATTATTTAGGTGAAATGAAAGCTTCTACTAATCCTCTTATGTATTGCTTTGGTGGATTTTATGGCGGTCATCTTGATTTTCATGATAAAATTAAACCTGTTATTGATACTTTTACTGCATCATTTGGTATTACAGCATTAAATGAACTTCAGCAGTTATATAATAAGAAATCTTTAGTAGAAGATGGAGCTTTTGCTTTAGAAGTTATGAATTATATCAATGATAAGATTAAACAATTTAAGAAAGAGGATGGTAGATTGTATGCTATATATGGCACACCTGGAGAAAATTTACTTCCGTTGCAATCTAGACAATTTAGAGCTAAATATGGTATAATTAAGAATGTATCCGATAGAGAATATTTCTCTAACTCTTTCCATTGTCATGTTACAGAAGATATTACTCCTATTCAGAAACAAGATCTTGAATATAGATTTTGGGATACTCATAATGGTGGAAAAATCCAGTATGTAAAATATCCTTTAAGCTATAATAAAGAAGCTATAAGAACTCTTATAAGAAGAGCAATGGAAATGGGATTCTATGAAGGTGTAAATCTTAGCCTTGCTTATTGTGATGACTGTGGATATGAAGAACTTGCTATGCCTGAAGTTTGTCCTCATTGTGGTTCTAGAAATATTACTAGAATTGACAGAATGAATGGATATTTAGCATATAGTAGAGTCCATGGTGAATCTCGTATGAGTGATGCTAAAATGAAAGAGGTTTTGGATCGCATATCAATGTGATCTATACTATCATATTAGGAGGTATTATAATGAAGTATCATGATATTACCAAAGATGATATGAAAAATGGTGATGGATTAAGGGTGGTTCTTTGGGTATCTGGTTGTCCTCATCATTGTAAAGGTTGTCATAATCCTATAACCTGGGATCCTGACGATGGTATTATCTTTGATGAAAAAGCTAAGCAGGAAATATATGATGAATTAGATAAAGATTATATTTCTGGTCTTACTATATCTGGTGGTGATCCTTTATCTGCTTATAATTTTGAAGAAGTATGTGATTTTGTTGAAGATGTAAAAGAAAGATATCCTAATAAGACTATATGGATTTATACAGGATTTACATTTGAACAACTGATGAACAGAGATCCTCAATTAGCTGAAGGATTATTTACCAGTATAGATGTATTAGTGGATGGGGAATTTGTAGAATCATTAAAGGACCCTAAATTATTATGGAAGGGCAGTTCTAATCAAAGAGTGATAGATACTAAAAAGACATTCGGAACATATGAATTTTATGTTGATGATACTAATGTTCTTATGTATAGTAATGATCATGTAATATTACACTGTGGCGATTATGAAGATGATCCTATAAACACAATTAAATGTAAGGGGTGTGGAGAATGAATCAAGAAAAATATAATGATCAAGTAAAGAGAGAATTACCGATTACTATTACATCTGTAGAGTCATGTAATAGAACTAAAGAAACAAAAAATAAAATTTCATTAAGCGATATTATTAATAAAAAATAAATACTAAAATATGGTAGAGGGTTATTACAACCCTCTACCATATTAATGTGCTTAGCAATATGATGCACATCACCAAATTACACATAGCTTTACCATTACTAGACTGCACTATACCCCGCCTCACATATACGATATCTCACGGCGCTACGCTAAACCTCACATATACGTTACCATACGCGACGGAGCTATACTTAACCCCACCTTGCATATACTAAACCAAACCCGACCGTATTTCACTTCACAATACATATACTGTACGAAATACCACTTCACCTGATTGCACCTTACATATACGTTACCTCATATATACTATACATGACCGGAATATGCTATACTACACATATACATAACTCGACGGCACTATACACATAATGTACTCTACCTGGCAGCACCTTGCATTTACCACACACGATGATACCACACTCTGCCTTACATATACAAGGATTTAGAAAAAATGCTGGGTAGATTTCTCCACCCAGCATTCGTAGCAAAACTATACTTTACTGTTGCTACATTTTATTCCTCATCGTCAGCTTTCTTTTTCTTACCTTTTTTCTTGATTGCTTTGGGATTAATCTCCCTCTTAGCACCAAGATCAAGATCGATCCAGTCAAACTTTCCTTTACCAGAATTTCTCCAGCAGCAAAGTCCATTATGCTTGCCGTAGTTGAGCCATTCGATAACGAAATTCAATGCCTCTTCAGACATAGCTGTGATTTCAAAATCGATATAGCTACCAGCCGGTACATACTCTGAGCAAGCAAGCGCTACACGCTCACCATTTCTGTCGGAAATTCTGATCGGACGCTGAAATAAAGGAAGAGTTCCTTTATGCTCCTCCATGTATTTCTTTACATCGTCGTTGACAATGATAGGACTGATCTCATTTACATCAGTCATATTGTCAATGTACTTTTTGTAAGCTGACAGTTCTGCGGACAATCCATCTGCTTTTGCACATGCCCAGCATGCATTCTTGAAGAATCCTTTGAGTAAGTATCCTTCAATAGCCGGGATCTCTTCTCCGGTTTCCTTGATCTTCAGACGAGGAAATACCGTAACGCCATCACGATAGAATTCCCCATCTTCGTTGTTCGGAAGTGCTTCCATACCCTTATTGATCTTCTCATCGATCTTCTCTTCCTTGTACCCAGATTTCTCCATTTCTTTTCTCATCTTGGTAGCCAGAAAGGACTCATAGATCTTTGAGTCTGTGGGCTGTGTTCCCAGCACATCCTGCAGGAACGTTAAACGCACCTTCATTACCTGTTCTTCAACCATTTTTGTTTCCTCCTTAAATGATTTTTAATGATTGTATAAGGGATACAATCAAAACTATTTTACACATATATTATATATAATTATGAAAAAATTTACCCTAGAGGATTTCTCCTCTAGGGCTTATATATTATGCTTCTTTTACAACACCATTATCTAATTTATACCAAGTATTTGGACGATATTTTGAACCATCAATAAATATAGTAATAACTTTATCTATAGTAGTTTCATCAGCATTCTTAACTGTATTTACAAATACAAGATAAGAATTTAAAGCTCCTTTTCCAATAGAATCTGTAGTAATAATAGCCATAGAACCTGCTTTTTCAGCTATAACTTTACATTGCTCACCAACAGATACTGCAATTACACCCTGATTACCTGCAGTTACCAAATTATAATCTCCTATAGATGCAGCGATAGATTTAGATCCAGCAGATATCACATTATTTGTTTTACCAACAGATGCAGCTATAGAATTAGTATCAGATGTAGCAACGCATTTATCATTACCAACAGATGCTGCAATAGATTTACCGCCAGTATTAATAACAGAACCATTTCCTAAATCATCATCTATATTAGATGCTGCTATAGAACGATAAGCATTAGAAACATTAATAGATCCTTTAATTTTAGAATTTTTTAATTTTTCTGAAAGATCTTCTAATATTGTATCGTGATAATCTGTATCACCTGTAAGCATCTCAATACAATCATAAGTTTCATTAACTATTTCTTTAGAATCTAATTCATGTTCTTCTACAGTAATTTTAGATGATACTATCTTGGAATTAGCTTTTGCTATTTCCATAGCACCATCTATTTCTACTTCATGAAATACACCTGCTAATGGTTTGTAATAGCTGAAACATTGCAGAGGAATAATACAAGAATGAAATCCTCTTGTACACAAATTAATTTTATCTTCATCCATACTATATTCCACGCCAGGAACAAATTTAAACTTTTTACAAGTCATATCAGGATTAAATCCTTTAAAAGCTTTAATTTTCATTTATCTATCCTCCAATCTTAAATTATATTTAGTTAAGTGATATTAGATATATCATTATATGATTGTGAAAAAATAAAAACATCCCTAAGGATTTCTCCTTAGGGAATTAAAATATCATTTTCATTTACTTCAAGACTATGTGCTATATCTTTGATTCTATCATACTTTTTCATATTCTTTATAGAAAATCTAATAGGACTATTCGGTATCATAGACAAAGTGTAGCCATATTCTCTTAATACTGTCGCTATATCTTTACTTGTTAAACTATCAAGCATAATTATTAAAGCTGCTGACATTCTTAAGAATCTATCATATTGTAATTGAGCACACTCATCTGTGATAGGAGTTGTCCAAGCTTCAAACATTGAATATGTAAATAATTCTCTAAAATGATCAAATAGTATTATATAAATATCTATATAATCTTGTACAGTAAATTCTTTATTTGTATCTTTCTTTAAAAAGAATACATTTACTCTATGAACTTTCTTTTCTATTTTAAATGTAGAGTTAGCTATCATTGATAAAACTCTCGCATTTGTAATATCCATCTTTGCAGAAAGTCGAATAATCAATTGATTATTGATAAGATAGCAAATAGATAATAATAGTTCTGATATTTCTTTTTCTTTATTATTAGATACATAATAATCATAAGCAAGTTTATTTATACAAATAACTTGTTCTCTTGATAAATCCAAGAATCCAATAACTTCAAGAAATAAATTAAGGAACCTTTTATTTGTAAATAACTTTAATGCAGATCTTCTAGTATCTTGATTAGATAAGAATGGATCATAATTTAATATCATTTTATGCTGTCTTATGATTACATTCTTTAATTCTTCATCAGATATAGAATCTACATTATTTATCATATCTACTAAAGTAGATATTTTATACTCTATAGTATTATATAGAGGAATATGAACTTTTTCAGATTTAGGACTTTCTTTTATTTGATTTAAAAAATTATCAAATAAACTCATTAAATATTCTCCTTTCGGATATATACAAGCATACTTACTAAATTGTAAGTATGCTTGTATAATCGAACAATTACTTTACATCACAAAGCATGACTCTGCACCACTTCGCCATTACACCACACGACTCAGCACTGCTACGCCTCACCTTACATATACATCATCCAACAGCACAAAACTGTGCGTTACCTCACATCTACTTTACCAGACCATACTCCATTACACCTTACATTTACTGTACTCTACTTCACCATACAATCACTTCACAAAATGGCACAATACCCTACAAAACATTTACTGTATTTTACTACACCGTACTTTACATATACTTTACTGTACTATACCATATGATACTAGACTTTAACTTGCATTTACTGGGCTCCACTTCACTACACTATACATTTACTGCATAGAAGATGTTCTGGTATTGTATTCAAGTCCGTATTGATATGCTTGCATCTTTTTGTTTTCAGACGCATATACATAGTAATCAAGTCCTACAAGAGCATTCCCCCTTTCTTCATTACATCTTTTACATAGCGCAAATAAATTTCTCTCATCATAAGATCCGAAGCATGATTTTGGAATAAAATGATCTAAAGTTTTATTTCTCATACTATAGATCTTATGACCACAATGAGAGCAGATTCCTTTGGCTTCACGCCAAATTCGATCTTTCTTTCTTCTCATATCATGCATAAACACCATCTCCTTTCTTTAAATATTTACTTAATAATACTTTACCCAACCTTACTTTACATTTACTTCACGTAATTTAAATATACCTTACTTTACAAATACATTACCACGTATTGGCACAATGTGTATTACCATACATTTACAGAACTAAACTTTACGTCGCTATACATTTACACCGCTGAACATAACGTTATGCTACGTCACAATACATTTACTTGACTATACTGAGCAGTAAGTGACTATACTAGTACACCATACTACCTGGCAATACATTTACGACACAGGACTCGACTATGCATTTACACTACTGTACTTGACTAGGCGTTACCATACTTCACTATACATTTACTCGACAATACATTGTCAAACCTTACATATGCCACACTACAAGTTTCAGCACTTCACTTCACATTTACTTTACTCTACTGAACTAAAATAATACACTACTATACATATACACCACATCGCTCTACCGCACAATACAAAGCATATACTTAGCCTAACCGCACATCGTAGTACGCAACTACACAATTACTAAAATTATTAACCTCCTTTCATATTTATAATATATTATTATTTAATATATTACCCTGGACGAATATTCGTCCAGGGTTTTAATTATAGATTCTTTAAAAATGCATCTTTGCTCATTTTCTTTTCTTCAGGTTTAATCATATCGAATCTAGAATTACTACTATCCATCTGCATTGTTTCCATTGTTTTAAAGAAAGTATCAGCGTCTTTCTGTACCTTATCAGATTCAGCAAGATATCTATCATAAATCTCTTTAATCTCATCTAACGGCATCTGCATACCAGATACAATCCACTGAATATATTCTTTATTACCATCCCATTGTTTCTGAAGATATTTTTCATAAGGATTACCATATGCTTCAGTGATATCAGTAAATGTATAATCAATAGCATCTTCTGAACCAGGTTCAATATTAAGAATAACACCAATACGAATAGCCTTAGGAGAATTAGATTTAATAGAGTGAGAATTATAAATCATATTCTTAACCACTTTATTAAAATCTTCTACAGTTTCTAAATTCTTATCTAAATACTTTTCTTCTACAGTCATATATCCTGCAGTATTTGATACTTTAAGAATATCAGTATCATCAATATTCTGTTCAGAATTTAGAAACTGCTGACCAGTAATAATCTTAATTCTCTTGCTCATTTCTTTATTAGCTAATTCTTCAGCTTTAAACTTATTACCACCAGCTTGTTTCATAAAAGAAGAATTTCTAATAGTCTGTACAATAAGATCAGATTCTAATTCTTTAAAGAATTCTACAGTATTTGATAATCCTCTAGGATCATCTTCAAATCCAATAAAAGCAATCACATGTACATTTCTATTATGGACATGCTTAAAGTATTTAGCAATCAAAGGAGCTGAACCAGATCCTGTACCACCTTCAACAGATGCACAAACAATTACTGTATTATATTTAGAACAATCAATATTAAGAGTATCATTTTCAATTAGAGCTTTAGTAAAAGCATAGGCAGTTGCTCTTTCTTTACCACATCCCTGATTATTAGGAGATAAAATCATTTTCTTTCCATTAAATTCTTTTGGGAAATCTTTATCAGTAGAATTAATAATAATAGAATCTTCTTCAGCAATAACCTTATCTTCTACAGCTTGAACTACAGCTTTATTACCAGCAGCACCAATACCTATAAGCAGAACTTTCATAAATATATTCCTCCTTTTAGAATATTACTAATTATAAGCAAGTTAAGAGTATTGCTAATTATTAAAAAATAAACCCTGAGGAAATCCTCAGGGTTTAACATTAATCTATATTAGATATACTAGCATTTACTTTGATATCTTCTGCATAAACATCATATCTTTCGCAAAATTCATTGATAGTAGTGTATAATTTTGATAAAAAATCTATATTTTCATATGTACCCATATATGCTGTTCTAGCAAGTTTAAGATTTACCTCAACTGTCTCTCTAACTTTTACATCTGGTACTTTCATTTTTACTCCTTCTTAAAATTTAGTTATTAAATTAATATATTTAGTATAGATATCAGCTACATGCATGTCTATTACATTAAGAGGATCATCGGAGCGTCTTACATTAATCTTATCGTTTGTCGCTAACTCAGTCTGAATAATTACATCATTTTTTCTCTTGTATTTACTTTCTAAGCTGACAATGATTCTTTTCTGCCACTCTGCAGGATACTTCATCTGCATACGAACGATATTTCTACCTAATTCATACATGCAGATAGGCTGGTCTGAAGGAGTATCGCCGCAGAAATACATAGAAAAGATATCTGCTTTCTCAAGCATTTTAAATTCCCAGCAAATCTGATCATAAGAAGCATTCGGATCATCAATAGGAAAATTCTTTCTGCGAGGATTAAAGATAACTAATTCATTTGATTGCTTAGCATCTCCTTTTTCCATCAATAATTCAATTATCTTATCCTGCCATTCCCAGCAATTAGTGATACCACCTGCAAGAAATACTGTAATATCACCTTCCTTAGGAATATACTGTTCTACTGCTGTAATAACTCTCATTTATTATTCCTCCTTTTCTTTTTCAGATTCTTTAATCCACCTATTATAGCATTCAATAAATATAGATTTCGTTATGATAGGTAGTACACGACCAACATTTTCTCCCAATGATTTATCAGGAATGTATACCTTTAGTATTTCATCTTCACTCATCACATCTGTGTCAAAATAAAATTTTTCATTCATTATCTTTCCTCCTTCAATACATACATTTCTTTTATATTAAAGCCAGGATCTACTTTTAATATAAATAAATTATACGGTTCGTTATTCATCATCTCTACAATATTTTTAAATTTTATCTCTTTTTCTCTACTATTTATTGCAGGTGTATATAATAATCTTTTTTCCGTTAATTTATTTTTTATTTTTGATCCATAATCTTTTTCAAAATCTTCAATAGAAATATATCTTGAAGCTTGTCTAGGACTATTAACCATAAACCCATTAGGAGTTTTGGATTTAGGATCAAAAGCGGCAAAATAACTCATATAATGAACATTAAAATTGATCGGATCAACAAATCCTGCAATATATCTATCATAATGATCTTCATCTTGATTAGGTGTTTTTAGCTTACAATCATAGATAGTCTTTATTTCAGGATAGTTATCATAGTCTACTAATTGTTCAATATGATGATCGATTATATATTTTAATTCATTTATAAAATCTTCATCAACCTTCATCTTCATTGTTATTTCTACTTCTGTCATCTTTATTTCCCTCACATTTGTAATGCCATTCATTAAATTTAATGATTCTACCTTCACCACAATATATTTCAGCTATTCTCTTAGCACATTTTATAATTGTAAAATCTTTATCTTGACAATCTTTATTATGATCAATAACATTTTTTGCACTTTGAATAAATTCAAAATGATCTGCTTTTTCTATAGAATCGATAAATGTTATAATATCTTTTCCTGTTAAATCAGATTTAATTGTAGTATAGAAAAGATTATGATCATTCTTAATTACATAATAAAATTGAGGGCTTCTTTTGCGAAAGAAATAACACGTTCCTTCTATAACAATACGAACAACATCATCCAATAATTTTATAGATTCAGCATGATATTCATCTATGATATCACAATATACAAGCTCAACATTATTTGTAGATTCATACCATCTTATAGCTTCAGCCAAATTTACTGCTTCAATTGTACTACATTGTATAGAACCATTTTTAGCTGATTCCGCAAATTCAAATATATGATTCTTCTCATCAGTAAACTCGACCATTTTCATTATATTATTAAAAGTTTCAGCTGTCTTCTCTGTTATATCTTTAACCTTTTCTAATTCTTCAGTAGTTATCGGCATTGAATAATGAAAATCATCAGGAGTACTATTTATATTCACATCATCCGGTAGATCTGAACTACCTTCAGCTGAATAAATATTTGATTCAGTATATAATTTTAATACATTTTCTGCAGGTTCATTACATGTTTCATATACTACCTGATCAGGTCTATAAAGATGATCAATTCCATTTAAAGGTGCAGATCCGTCACACGGTATTGTTTTAGGTATTGTAATTGTATAATCATCCTGTTTATAAGGAATAGTCAACACATTATTTTTATTATTATCAACTACTTCTCCTTTAAAATCTTTAATTTCATATTCTTTTTCGGATGCAAGTATATCCAATATTTCATCATATTCTTCATCAATTAATAAATGCTGAAGTTTCTTTAAATGCTCTTTATCGCAAGATACATTAAAATTAAAATTAATTTCCATTATTACACTCCTTTCTTTTAAATAAAGATCCCATTGCTAATAACAATGGGATCTTTATAGTTAAATCTTTTCGTAATATACTTTATTTACTATCTTGGTACTTTTCTTATCATTATCGGTTACTTTGATAGGATAATGATGCTCTAAAATAGTAAATTTGTCCGGATCTTCTAAAGCTAGAACTTTTGTTATGGTTGTCTTTTCAAGATGCACTTGATTATTGTTTTCATACCATGTAATAGCTTCTTTACAAGATTTGAATTCTTGAGGATATATGTATTCAAATCCGTCTGGTGTTTGTGTACATCTTATATTAGGAAATCCATGAAGTTCATTATCGTTCCAGCAATAATATTCTTTATTTGCATCTTTATTTTCCTGATTTTTAAGCAAATTTTTTAACTTGTCTTCAATTGAGATTCCTAGATCAAAAATTTTCTTATACTGTGCATCAATATTAATCCTATAAAACATCTTTGAATCTATTATCTTTTCTTCCGGACCTATTTGTGTACAACATATAAGTTCTATTAAAGAATCATTTGACATTTGTAACATTTCATTAGGTTCAACTAATTTTACTTTGAAATTTCTTTCTACATATTGTATTGCTTCTTTTTCAGAATCGAAGTATATAGGATTTTTGTTAGAATCATGAAATGTGTTGAAATAATATTTATATCTTGGCCTTTCTGCAAGATTATAATATTTTCTATCGATAAGATCATCTCCAACACAATAATCTACCATAAGATCATAAGAAAATTCTTTATCTTCTTCTCTCTTAACTTCTATTATATATTCAGCACCTGTATAAGTCATAATTTTATCTATGCAAGACTCAAGAGTGCTTGTTCTAACTAAGAACAGATCAGGATAATCATCATCCGTTATATTTCCTTCATCTATTTCATAGTATGTATCGTTAGGAATCTCAACAAATCTTGCAAGCATTCTACTATTTGAAGTATAGAGATAAGCAATATTTGACGAATAAGAATATTTTTCTTCGGGCATCTCTCTTGGTACTTCTCTGAGCAATACATTATGTTCTTCTTCGTATTTTACAATAGCCTCATATTTATTATCATAGTCCTTGAATGGACCTTTTTCTCTATCATTACATACATAATACATTTCTTCTTTTTTATCTGTTTCAATGCTGATTTTATCAGCCAAGGACTTAATGTCCTCAGCTGAAATACCAGTAATATTGATCTTAATATCTGCCATATTATCACTCCTCATCTGCATCTTCTTCATCTAAATCTTTATAAGATTTACTGTCAATTACAAACCAATTACCATTACTGTATTCTCTTATTTTAGTTATAGAGAATAACTTACATGGATCATTGTTTTCACAGGATTCAATAGGAACAGGATCTTCTAAAGCTATCGTCATTGATAATGCTGAGTCGAAATCATTAAATTTCTTTGCATATTTAAAAGAATCGTATGACTCACAACCATATTCATTAAACCCCTGAAAATAACAATCTTTACCTTCATCATTATGAAATACTAATACATAATACTCTACATAATACTTATGAGGTATTTCTTTGTTATTTGAAGAATTATCTTTTACCAAATCAGGCATAGGAATACTATCAACTACCACAGGAGGTTTTCCACCTTTGGCTTTTTCTTTATAGCATTCATTGATAAGGGTTTTTAAATCGTTTATCTCATCTTCAGGTATATGAAGTTGTAAAGCAGGTCCTAACGGAACATGAATGTTAGCATTATCATCATTAGAATCATGAATATACTGAGGATAATTCTTATATTTTTCTGAACTTTTAGCTTTGAAGTTGAGATAAGAAAATCCTACTGGCAATCCCTTTTCGAGTACCACATGACAGATCATATAATCACAATCACCTCTATCACTAGATATATACTCGATTTCACAGTCATAAGTCTTCTCAAGATGAGTTATAGCAGAAGCATAATCCTTGAATCTTGTGCTATCTAATACATCCTTTACCCATATCTTGGACTTCTCAGACTTTGCTTTCTTATAAAACTCTACACGCCTTTCATTCTTCTTATTGTACTTATTAATGGCAATTGTATAAAAATCACCATCATAGTACTTGTTACATAAACTCATCTCTTTAAAAATCTTGTCCATATTATTCAAACTCCTCTCCATTGTAATTTAGTATAATATATTCACTCACAACAACTTCTCCCTCGATCGGTACAAGAACAATAAAATCATCTCTAGATTTTTCTTCCGATTTTGTTACAGGTACAGTACACAGCTGTACTAAAGGATATGCTTGTGAATAAATTATCTTTTTTAAATTAAACCCTGTTGAACTTTCGAACGCTAGCATAGCTTCTTCTTTACTCCAAAAGATAACAGCTTTCTTAAAATCATCAACATAAGTCGGCTTCGATCTAACAGGTTCTCCGAAGTATATCTTTTTATCTGAAGTCTTTTGAATAGCTATTATCCATCCAAAACCATTATCCAGAATTTCATTCTTCCTATTTTCAATTTGTATTCTAATTAAATCACAAATAGACTTGTTAGTAATATTTTTGGAGATTTTATTTTTGGAAACATATTTCGATTTTACTCCATTTTCTGCATAAGGAACCAATTTTTCTATAGCATCTGCTATAATATTTTTCACATCTTCATCAAATTCTTCCTTAATTTCAGCTTCAAGTACAAATTTAAATTTCTTCATTATCATTATCCCTCGCTTCTAATGCTTTCGATAAGGTTTCAATTGTTAAAAGTGCAATCTCAGGAACAATATTAATTTCATTAGGCGGAAAAGTTTCTGCAAATTTTTCCAGCTTTGCAGAAAAATCTCTACAATGTGCTATATATCCTTGATAATAAGAACATCCTTCGCCGAAACCATTAGCCATAGGTTGTACTTTTTCTGCATCATCATTAAGCATTATCTGTATACATTTTATTACATCTCTATTAACCATTGATTTCCTCCTAATTATATTATTTTTATTTAGACATTTTCAAAATATGTTTCCACATTTCCTAACTGATATATGCAAAATTTTATATCAAGATCTGTATCATATTCAGTATACATATAACAATTGCATATAGACATGGTACCTTTTCCTCCATCGTCTATAATATTTATATCATCCACATAATATTCATACATTGTTTTTGCAAGCTCAGCTGCTTTAAATTTAGCAGCTTTGGATATATCATCGGTCCAGTCATATTTTAATTCATTAAATTCGCCTTCAAATTGAAGATATTCTGTATATTTCGCATCTTCAATCGATTCTCCAGTTTCACCGGAAACTCCTTCACGCTCTCTGCTTATTATATAGAAAAATTTATAACCATTTTTCTTTTTAAATTCTGATAAATTAATTACCTTTTCTACTCCACTCGACATATTTTTATTCTCCTTTCTTATATATAATATTATAAAAACCTGCTGTCTTTTTTGTACAATTTTTGATATAAACTATTGTATTTTCTTTCTCTAAAAATACTTCTAGTACACTTCTTATAACAAAGTCAAAATTACCCTTTTCTATCTTATCCATATCTGTTACTTCTGCAAAATCTACAAGTGTACAACTCTCTTCTTTTATCTTTAATTCTCGATAGTATTTAAAAAATTCTCTTTCAGCTTCATCCTTAGATATGAATTTAGTAGCCTCTGTTATATCATTAGTCCAACAATCAGTACTATTCTCTTTTAAAATAAAATATGATGAGAATTTTTCTTCAAAATGATATATCTCGATAATAAAATAGTATACACTTATATCACTATCCATATATTGATCTAATATTAATACTTTTTGTTTTTCATCTTTCATTTAATTTCCTTCCTTTTACATTTTTTCATATAAATAGCTTACATTTCCATCTAAATATATATGAAAATCCATTTCTAAATCTTTATCATATTTTATATATTCGCAAAATTCACGAATTGTTATTATCTCTTTATTTTCTTTAGTTCCATCTTCAAGAAGCATATCTATTTTAGATACATAGTTTTTAAAGCATTCAACAGCAAATTCAGGTGATATAAATCTTGCTGCTTTATCAGGATCAGGTTCCCAATCTGCATCTAAGTGATTAAAATCACCACTAAATGTAAGATAAAGACGCACTCTTTCTGATTCGTTTTTATCTTTGCTCATTCTTGTTATTACATAATATTTTTTAAAGTAGTCCGCTTTATTCATCGTATTGAGATCGATTATCTTTTTGATTGGCATTGACATATTATTTTCCTCCTTTATTTTACAATAAATCTTTCTAAATAATTCTGTTTACGTTTTTCAAAATACATTTCTTTACATTTATCACAATTATCACAATCTCGACCGGAATAATCAAAATGCTCACAATTACCATTAGCCATTGGACCAACAAATTGCTAATAAAATATTATCATATCGATCAGTTCTTTAATGTTTTAGTTTACTTTCTCTAATTTATCCATTTAATTATCCTCCTCGTTTAATCTAATTTGAGTCAACAATATCAATTCTTTTGGTATACTCGAATTATGTGGTATAGTAATTATTATATGGCTACCTTCTCCTCGTTTTCCGATATCGTCCAGTATCAATATCTCTTCATTTTTATCATAGTCATAAACAATATATCTATTACAGGTGGAAATATTCTCAATAAAAAATGCCAAAAACAAATCATCAAAACTCTTTTCTAGTTTGTCTATATCAAATCTGTTCATCATAATACAACTTTTATCTTTGCTAAGATATTTTTCAACCAGACCATCCCTCAATTTAGCATCAGAATTTATTAATCGTTTTATATACTTCACTACATCTTCAAGTTCATTAAATTTTATTGCATCATTCACTTCATCTGAATAAGTATGCATTGTCGAAAAAGACTCATCTGTATCTTTACATGATACTGTATTTACTAGATAAGCTTTTACTTCCGATATTAAATTCTGTCTTTGAATTGCATATGCCATTTAGGTGTCCTCCTTTGTCATTGAGAAAAATAATTCCTTGAGGCTTCCACCTCAAGGAACTTAGTTAATATTGATACATATCGTTAAAACTTTTCCCAGCATGTCTTAAGTAAGTATTAAGCTTACTTGTATAACTGTTGAGAAACTCAGGATTTGAAGATCCTGTATATCCTTTGAGCATACCATAAGGTCCACCATAATAATCATATAAATAGTCAGTATACGCAACCATCATACGAATATTGGTTTCACCATCATATGCTACAGAAGGTGTCCATCCTTTCTCTCCAAGCAATTTTGTATAAACAAATTTACTAGTACCATCTAGAAATTGCCCATATCCTTTAGCTGAAGAATTAGGATTGTTGGCTCCAGTAAAACCGTGTGATTCTACCATAACCCATGCTAGAATTAAATCTGGATCAGGTATACTGGATTCATCTATGCAATCCTCTAGAGTAACTAATTGATCGTAAGTAATATCATTTCGTTTACCTCCAAAGAATAATGCATAATCATATTTCTCGTACAACTCAAGTTTATCAGTAACTTCTTCTAGCTTTGAGTAATATTCTTCATTACTCGCAACCAGCGACTTATTTTGATTATCTAATACTTCACAAGCATCATATAAATCATTTATTGTCGCTTCATAATCTTTTATCTGGTTCTCCATCTGATTCTTTGCTACTGTATTAGAAAATGACAGATTAAAGATTTTTGCTTCGTAATTAGCCTTTTCACTTTCGGCTGCTTCTGTTGCCTTTTTATATTGTGCTTTTAAGGATATTATTGCTAATCCCATAAATACACAACATATAGCCAGTATTTTTACTAAAAAATCTAAAATACCAGCTTTAACTTGATTATTATTCATACAATCCTCCTTTTCAGTTGGAGAGCTGTACGAGATTTCTTATTTACTTCTTTTCTTCATCTTTCTTGTCTTCGTCTTTCTCTTTTTGAGACTTATCATATTTCATCTGATCTGTCTCATTAAGAGGTTCGAATCCAAGACCCATATCACCAATTTCAGTAATAACTCCGATTTGCTGTCCCATTATATCACCTCCCTTCTAAGGTATCATATCCCACATTGATTCACCAGCAAGCTTCTTGTAAAAACAATGATTAGATAAGTTTTTTGCTCGTCTGACTTTTCTATTCCACATTTTCTTATTTTTTTGATATTTTTATACCATCAATTAACCACTTATATTTTCTCAATATAATGCCTCCTGGATCGCTTCTGCTAATTTTATTAAATTATCTATTTCTCTTTTTGACATACTGGCTAATTCATTATCTGTAAATACTTGAGCAATTGCATAGTATATATCATGCCAATTCTCAGAACAGCCCATTCTATTCGTACCAGAAAATTCTTTATTTCTAGCAGAACTTATTTTTCCTAAAATAGTTTTCAACTCAAGTTCCGTGTCTTGATTTGTAACTATCATAGTATCTCCTTTCTTAAAAATAGGTCGATACGCCCCACCACTATATTAACCAAGTCAGACCGCCCCAGCAACTCTCGGATCAGTGCTTATCTAGTAAGCGTGCTGCCGTACGACCCAGCCCTGTTTATAATTAGAGTGAGTAAGGATTTGCACCTTACATAATACCGACCTCTGGCCTAGCCTATTCATTCGATATCTAACCGACCTCTATTAGCGTCTACCTATTCCGCCATCACTCGTAATTATAATATATAACTGTTACTGCATTTACAGTTCTACAATATTAGTCCAGTTTACGTTATTTTTATTTATCTGTTTAATTCCTATAGATTCATATGGGAAGCCACCAATATTATTATCAACAATTTCTTGATAATCTACAAATTCCATCACCCATTCAGGAGTTGGAGTATCAAGCGGAATTCCTATGCAATCAATTCCATCTTTAAAATTGGAATCTTCTAATAGGGTTAAACAGTTTTCGTAAACTTCTGGAAATGATTCTTGAATCTTACATACATTTGCTTTATTGATTTTGACTTTGGCAATATCAATAGCATTTCTTTCCTCTAAGTTCAGTGCAGGATAATCTGCAGATTTGATTCCATTCCAAACTACAGATGCTTTTACACCTTGCTGACTCATCGGATTATCATACGTATTTACTGCCTTTACTGTAGCTGGCTTAAAATATTCCTTAGAACCAGATTCTACAGAATTAATAATTCTCTTCTGGAATATAGCTATATCCTTAATAAACTTCAACTGGTCTATAGCAGGAACTTTCATAATATCTTCCAATAATATCTTCTTCAAAGCATCCCTAGTATACTCAGATTTAGATGATTTGGTAAGACATTCTATTCCTTTTACATCTAACTGTTTATCCTCAGGAACCATATTACCTTCTTGTACTGCTTGAAGAGAAGCATAGTTCTTTTTAGTAACAGTCATCATTAATCTGGTAAATGCAACGTAATTTACGTCTGACTATATTATATCCCTTGAACTCTATTACCAAGTTCTATGGAGGGTCCTCCTCTTTCCACTATAAATAGTGTACTCTACTTGCTTCGTGTATCTTCTTACTAATGGATACCTTATTTTCAATCTATATATTTCTATATAGATATATAGCTTTCGATAGTCGATGAGCATTCCCACAAATTTCAATGTAGGCTTCGCTGCTGACCGAAGTATGTCATATATTTTTCAAGCATTCACACTTATCCTTTCGGATTATGTTGTAGCATATATGATTAAATCACCCCAGCAGTTAAGGAGGTTGCCAGTATGAGTTTTCCATCCTCATACAAGTTCACATCTACGATTTTTAAGCATTTAATCAATACTACTAATTAAATGTTTGACCTGAACTCATTCTTTGCTATAATTCTACACTTACGATAGTACTTCGACTTATCATTGGGGTCTTTATAAACAGAATTATTATTAATACAGTACTGATTCATATAATCATTAACAACTCTGTCTAATACATATGCAAGAATATTCATTATAGAATATCTCATATTATCATTACAGGTTATTACTTCTGGATGATTGAAATGATCCATTTCTACAATCTCATCTGTATCAAAATCATAATCATATTTAGACCCATTTGCTTCTGTCATACATTGCATCCAATTATTCTTTGCATCTGTATTTTTATATCTAGCAGGGAACTTATCAAAATTAAAAGTATCGCCTTCTATGACATCAAATATTGTCATTGGAATATCATAATTGGTAATATTAAATTCCTCACCAGATATCTTTTCAGATACATATCTATACCATCCATCAAGTGATACTATATTAGAGTCTGTATCTAGTACCATAACAACAGACTTAATCATATTATCACATTTATCCACTCTATCTATTATCATATATTTATAATAGACATACTCCATCAGTAAATCACCGAATTCTTTTATATCATCAGCAATCTCTTCAGGAATCTCAAGTGAATTAAACAACGGACGGTTTAATTTCTTCAGTATATTTCTTACTCTATTAAATACTTTGGAATTCTCACAAAATTCAAATAGATTATTCTTATACCATACTCTATTCAAATCTTCTTGATTGAGATTATTTATTACTTTCCAAAGTATATCCATTTCCTCTTCATTGATTACCCATCTCCAAGTACAATTCTTTACCAATTTATAGAATACATCCTGAGGTTTTACTGCAAAATAATCATCAAGTTCTACCATATCATTATATCTACGAGTATGAGCTTCTGATTTAATATTATCTATAAACTGTAATACCTCATTGATAGATCCGAATTGTACATTATCATTCAAAAACATCTCAAACTGCATACACATAGAAGATACTAAAGATCTACCTTGAGATGTAATTGTAGTTGCTACGTTTACATTATACAGCAAGGATGTGTATAAACCAAGAATTCCATATATCGTTCGACGCTGACTATATCTTTACCATATCTCATAGAGACTTAGGTACTGCACTATTCGGGAATTTCCCTACTCTACTCACTTCGTGTATATTTCTATACCTTATTTTGGTTAGCTTTCGATAGTCGATGATCCATAATAATGGAGGCTGATTGTGAATTATAAAGTACTTAGGCTTACTATCACCATATACCATCTCTTTACTTGTTTCTGAGTTTCCCCACCATATAGGCTAAAGAGCATTATCACTTCCCAGCAATTTCGTGCATTTATTCACCTGATCCTTTCGAACCCGGGCGGCATATATAATTCTTGGACCCAATACCGTTGGCGTCGATCTTATCAAGTTGCTGAAGCAGATTATACTTTTCAAAATCTTCAGATCCCTTAGGAAACTTAAACATAGTTTTCTTATGCTCAGATCTAAGATCAAGAAATGATTGTACAGTTTCAGCCATTAGATTAGATGAGTTACAATGCTTTTCAAACATTGTACCATATGCTGTTACTATAGGCTTTCTTGATTCGATATAATCTGCTATGGATAATAATGTAGAATTACTAACAGTTTTCTTATAACTGTTATTTACTTCTATTTTAGATTTCTTATAACGCTTTCGAATACTATAATCTAATATCTTATCTAATTCTGATTTAGGAGGAGGATCTTTATAATATAAATTTATACATCTCTCCATAGTATCTTTATACTTAGTTAAAGTAGGAGAATTGTCCCAAATCAAATATAATCACCACCTTTCTAATATTATATATTAGTAGATCTAATGTGAATTTTTTACTTAGTATAACAATATAATGGTATTGTATCACTTATTTTGCTCATCTTTTTCTGTTCTATTATATCTCGTTTTGAGAATTTATTGATTCGCGAAATTGATTCTGATATTTTCTTTATTTTATTAAATATATGACTTCCTGTAGCAGATGGATATAAAGACCCAAAATCTATATTTAATGCAATTCCGAAAGCTGAATTATTAATTATTTTATCAGTTTTTCGTCTATAGCTAATATATCTTTTTTCATTCAATAAAAGCATATCATCTATTTTTTTATATTTACTTAACCCGCAGGAACATTTTGGTTTCAAAGCTATCAAAGATATTTTCTTTTTTGAAGAATCATCCCAATTTAAAAAATTACTTATTTTCATATGATCTCCCTATTCTACTAAGTTTAAACTGTTTACAATATGTATTAGATATTTTAAATAGTTTATCACCTTTAGATTCTGATATTCGCTTTATATTTTTAGAATTAATTTTATACAAAGGAATCATAATTTTTTGAGGAATTGCATCAATCCCAAAATATGAATTTATAATAGATTTTTTCATATTTTCTATAGCTTTATTGATGTCTCTATTTATAGGATTATTAATATGATCAGATATACAAATATATTTATTAGAGATATCATTAAATATGCATTTAGATGATTTAGCTTCAATAGTTATTTTCTTTTTATTTCTAGCATATCTTTGATAATCACTGACTTTCATATTATTCTCTCCTAGCTTTTCTTTTAGCTCTTGCAGCATAATATGATAACTTTAATATTTCACAATATACAATAGATTTGGTATAATATGTCATTTTCTCGATTTTATAAAATCGTTCTCCATAATCACTAATACAATAGAGAAGATTCTTATAATCTTTTAATCTATCATACTTATGTCTATCATGATATATAGCTTCATATTCTTCTTCAGCGAATTTAGCTTTCATCATTGTACGATAATTATCATAATTACCACCATACTTTGCATTTACACCAAATTTATTAGATAAACTATGTAAAGACAATTTGTTATGATAATAAGAATTATTAAAAATAGCACTACTTATATTGTTTAGTTTTTGCATTATTTAACTCCTATAGTACAATTTACCATACTAGAAAATTTATTACCATGATATCTTTCGTATCTATATCTAGACAACGAAGATTTTTCAATATATGCTTCAATAGAAAATATAACATTATCAAGTTTAGCTTCTGATATTCGTTTATATGTAGGAGGAAAATCTATTTGATCATCAAACCCTGGATGCTCTTTTAATTTCCGATGCCTAATATTATATTTTCTATTTCTGTATTTTGAAAAACAAATCGTGCTTGATTTTATAAATTGGCTAATCTTTTTTTGGTCTTCCTATTACCATGCTCAATTTTCCTCATAAAATTCTGAAAATTTAATTTTCTTATTCTTTATTAAAAATTGCTGTTCTGATATTGTATATAATTTATTAACATATCCACTCATAGCTTTATGATAGTCTTTTCCATTAATATTATAAAAAACTTCAAATGTACGATTACAATTATCGGCATAATTTTTAAATTTTTTAAATAATTTAAAATCACTTAATTTACCAGCACCACCATGACCAAAATAAACTACCTGATTGATAGATTTATTATCACGATAATTAGAATATTTAGTTATTTTTTAATAAAAATATTTATTTCTCATCATTCTAATTCTCCTCTAATAAATCGCCCTTATAATAAACTTTTAGAGAAATACATTTACGAGTTATAACAGCTTCAGAAGTTATTCTTTTATGTCTATTATATTGATTTGAACAGTCTGATATTTTACTGATATTCGATATATTATTATATTTATATGCAATAAAATTATCATTTATAATTTTCCTTAATGTATTTTTTCTACTAAGATGACTTTTCTTGGAAAATATTCTATAAGTTTTTACTAAGACAGAAGTTTTTAGTAGAATTTGTTTATGCCAGGGACAGTTCCAATCACTAATCTTCTTCATCATCCCATACCTCTTCTTCTAAATCATCTTTATATTTAGCTTCTACAGAAAAACATTTACGAGATATAATGCTTTCCAAATACATTTTATATCTTTTGCAGCATTTATCAATAAGCTTTTCACGAAATTTATATAATATTAATGGACTTATTATATCTCGTAAACTCTTAACATAACTATTTTTATCAGATCTAGCTAATGCAAACCTATGATTTTTATTAAAAGAATAAAAATTTTTAAGACATTTACAATATCCAGTATTATAATCGCTAATCTTCTTCATAATAGTATTCCTCGCTGCATAAATTATAATCAGAAATAATACGTCTAGATTTCCATACAGCTTCAGTAGATATTTTTAGATTATTGCTTTTAACACTAGATATTTTTCTATATAATAATTTAATTTCTTTTTTATCAAAGAAAATATTATCAGAAGCATTTTCTATAGCACTTTTTATTTTATATAATATTAAAGACTTTTTAGATGCAAGAGATACATCTCTAATACATTCACATTTTCCTCTACGTATTTTATCAGATAACTTTTTATGAGATTGAACCTGATAGTATGTAATTTTTGAAAATTTATAGCTATTAAAATTCTTAAGAAGATCAGATGTAGTTGGTTCTTTATTATCCATTTTCAACCCTCGGACTTGATTTACAAAATTTATTATTTTTATTGATAAATGAACTTATTTTATTTTTACCAGTTCTCACATGACCACAAACTAATATAAATTCGCTTATTCGTCTATATGCATAAGAAACTTTTTTAGTTATTTCATTATAATGACATCCACCAGTCATACATTCATTATATTTTTCATTTGCAACCTCTGTAAAATATTTATTAGGCATTATATTTTCTCTAGGTTCTCTAAATCCTCCTCCAGTATTATACACCATAGATATAGATTTTTTTCTATAATTATGATAAAATAATTTTGGTCTATGATCTCCGAAGAAATCGCTAATTTTATCAAAATCACTCATCATCCCACTCCCAATCCTCATCTTCTTCATATTCATCATTTGATGAATATACACCTTCAACGCTAAATCGTTTAGCCCAGTTTAATATATAATCTGATATTTTGCTAAAAATATTTTTATCATTTATCCATTCACTCATAGTTCTATAAGCATATGATTTTCTTTTTGTTGCATAGTTATACGAATAACCTTTTCTATTATATTTTTCTACAGCAAAATAACAGAAAGCCCTAGCATTTGGACCACTCCATCTATATACCTGACCATCGAATTCATCATCCCATTCAAGAGTTATAGAATTATAATTTGGTGGAATATTAGATAATTTATGTTTATATATTTTATTATGATCACTTATTTTTCGATTATTCATATCTATGCCTTTCTGATTACAAGTTATTTATCATTCCATTCTTCATCTTCTTCTGCATAAAAATAAGGTCTATAAGCTACATCAGTAAAAGATTCAAGTTTATCATTAAAACCACTTATTCGTTTATATTTTTTCTGATAAGTACTACTTATTTTAGAATTATTAAATAATACATATTTTGTACTACTATCTGTTTTAATTGCAGGTTTTGTATTTGCATATTCATATACACCGTTTGCTTTATATTTACAATTAGATATTTTATATCTTCTCCCAAGTCTAAACTTATTATACATAGACATCTTTAAATCGCATAAATACTTCATATGATCTTGCAAACTAAATTTTATTTCCATTTATTAACCACCATTTTTATCTGATAATTTGTTTATTGAACCTATATAAGATGAGATTTTTGGATAAATAGTAGCTTTATATACGCCTGACATTCTATAAATTACATATTCTCTATTGTTATCTGTTTTTATAGTAGTAACTTCCCTATTCCTTTTATAAATACTACGAAAACTTAATAAATTAGCGTATAGAAAGACTTTATTTCTATACGCTAATGTATTTATATTAATTTTTGTTGATTTGAGACTCATTATTTTCTCCATTTAAATTTGACGCTACATAAAAAGGAATATTATATAAACTGCAGATTTTATATTCAGTTTTACAGCCTCTTGATGTATAAAAGTCAGGAGCAAATATTACAAAATCGGCTTCAGCTAATAACTGAATAGCATGTCCCAATCTGAATATATTTTCTTTCTTACCTTCTAAATCTTCTTTGGTAAGATTAAGATTATATTGATCATCATATGTAGATAAAAATTCTATCTCGTCAGGTTTATATTTATTCAGACAATGTAATATCATATGATGCTTTAATCTTCTTCTCATTTCAAAAACTTCTTCATCTGTTCTACTGCTCATAGGCTGTGATATAAATACTTTCATTATTGTTTCTCCTTAGCTTTTTTTAGATTATTAACTTTATTAAAAAATCTTGTAGCAGAATTGTTATAAATATTAAATAGATATTCTAAACAATATAAACTACCGATATTATGAATATTATTACTGGGCATATTTTCTCTTGAAAGAGTTTTATATATAAAATCAGGAAATTGCATTTGAACCCTCAGTAATACCTTATCATTATAGTATCTTTCATCTCTAATATTTAATAACTGTAATAATTTTTCAAATTCTTCTTCTGATTTTACATAAAACCATTCAGTAAAAGAAGTATTAAGAAAACTATAGATTTCAGGAATATCAGAACCCATGATAAGAAAAAATGTTTTATATTTTTCTAATTCTTGTTTTGCTTTTAATTTTTTAGAGTGTTCTTCAGCATCATATTTTCTTAAAAATTCTTTTCCATCTGAAGTTTTATAATAAGTTTCATTTTTAATTATCTCTTCAATATCATCAGAATTCATATTATACTCCTTTCTTTAACTTAGCTTCAAATTTTTCATGATATTTTCTTTCATCTACTGTAAATCCGTAAGTCTCTTCTATAAATTCTTTTGAAAAATATTCTGCTCTACAATTACTACATGTACAACTTTCAGTATTATCAGATTTAGAAAAATCCACAAAACCTATATTTGGATATCGCAAATCGGCTAACATTATTTTTCCTCCTTATAATTAGTCATAAATCGTCCGCATCCTGGGCAATGCTTATAATTTTTATCTTTAATTACCATATGACATTTACTGCAAATATATGTATATGATTTTATAATATCATCATTATTTTCGTCAGGAAGTATTATCCATTCCGAATTATCATTATTCCAATCTCTTATTACTCGTATTAAATCTGCTATTATCATTCCCAATATTACCATTCCGATACATATACCAATAAAATCACCATCTGACATTATTCTATCTCCTTTACATTAATCCTAAAAGCCAATCGCTCGATATACATAAAGTTCTACATATTGATATAATTACATCAGCATTCGGAATTCTTTTATCATTTATATATCTTCCCAACGTAACTTCATTAATTCCTATTTTATTTGCAAATTCTCTTTGAGACATTTTGCGTAATTTTAATTGATATTTTAATCTATCTCCTATCGTTTCATGAATCATTATTCTTCCTCCAATACACCGTGATCTCTTTTTTCATCTAAATTGTTAAAGAAACTAAAAAAATATTTCCAGTTATTTTCATATCTATTATGCTCTTCTTCTAATATACTTAAAGCACCGAAATTATTAAAAGTATGAGACAAATAAATATAAGTCGGAAATTTTAACATATCTCGTTTACTACTACTGAACTGCTGATGAAATCTTCCATTATACATCTTATATAATAATTTATTCAATTCATCATATTCTTCTTCACTTTCTACATAAAACCAATCATAATCTTTTGGCATCAACGAAGGTGTATCATTAGGAAGATATTGAGGTCCTTTTTCTTTTATACGAAATTTATTTAAAGCTTCAGACAAAGCAGTAGATTCATTAAATTTTTTCTCGTATTCTTCAGCTTTTTCTTTATCATAAAATCTCTTACCATCTTCAGTTTCATATACTGTAATATTGATTTCTTTCATAAATAAATCCTCCTTATTCTCCAATTAAAATCATTAAAGCTGTTGTAGATATTGCGTTTATAATTAAACCGCCAATTTCAAGAATTATAATAATTCTTAATAATTTATTTGATTCTTCAATAGATTTTTCCATATTATTTATCCTCCTTAACGTCCATCTTTTTTGTAATGTATACAGTTATTATTGTAAAAATTATTAAAGCTGCTACTGTTATACCACAAAACATTCCAGTGATAAAATAAATTTGTTCTACATGCTCAATGTAGTTCATAATTTCAGGATCTTCGATAACCATAAACTTAACCTCCTTTATTTATAATCTGATAATTGTCCACACCAATTATGATCAGAAGATATATTTCTATAATTAACTTCTGAAAATTCTGATACACTATCGCACATTACATAATTTCTTATCTTTGAATATTTTTCAAATTCTTCATTTTCTTCATCTATCTCATTTCTGTTCGTATATTTATAAAATTCATTTGATTCTTGTCCATATTGACCAAATTTGTCAAAACAATATGTTTCTGGTATTGTAAGCAATTTACAATCAATTTTATCTGAAATTTTCTTTCGATAATAAGTTGCGCCATAATCACTCATTTTGTCCATTATATAATCCTCCAAATAAATTTACTATTGTGTCATATCTATAATATATAATGAAAATATATTTTATTAAATTCTAACAATATAACTACATATTAATATATAGCAATGATGCTAATATTAACCAATAAACATTTTAAAACACAAGGAGGAACGAGAGATGACTCAAAAAGAACTCACAAAGACAGTACAGGCAAAGGTTAACACCGAGTACAAGAAAGCAGGAAAGAACACTCTTACAGAGGCAACTGTATCTGATGTAATCACCACTACAGCTGATGTAATCAAAAAGACTGTAGCTAAGGGTGATAAGATTCAGATTGCTGGATTTGGTTCTTTCGAAGCTGTAAAGCGTTCTGCTCGTGAAGGGCGAAATCCGATCACTGGTGAGACCATTAAGATCGCTGCTAAGAAGGTTGCTAAGTTTAAGCCGGCTAAGGCTTTCAAAGAGTCTCTGAAGTAAAAAGAAAAATTTACTCCTAGGCTATATAGCCTAGGAGTATTTTATTTTTAAACATCATAACTTCCTTCAGCACTTCTTCTATTTATTTCTTCTATTAACTTCTTTCTATATTCTTCCTGATTCTTTCTATATATAGCATCAGACTGAGCTATAAAAGGTTCAGTTGATTTGTATTGTGTAAGTAATAAAGAATTATTATCACTAACTATTTTACCATTTATTCTTAATTCCATATTATTTATCCTCCTTATACAAATCTACCATTTTTCTTATTACGTTTTCTACCATTATTATCAATTATAATCTCATCATTTTCATCTACTTCTGTAACATATTCAGCTTCAGAAGGAGGAATAATCTTTTGTTGAAGCATAGGTTCTATACCAGAATCAAAGTCTTCAGATGATTCTATTTCTATATCTTCCATATCTACATCTTCGATATAATCATCTCCAACTAATGGTACTTTGTTTCCTTCTTCATCTATACCATAAGAAATATCTTCTTCCTCTTCTAATTCCTCGATACGCCTTTCAAACTTCTCAAGCCAAATATTATTAATTATTTTTCTTATATCAGATTTAACTACTATATTTGATCTTATATAGTCTATTGTAAAATCACTTGTGCTAAATAATTTATATTTAATCTTTTTAGTTAATTCTGTATCTTCATTTACTTTATCCTTTATATAGTTCCAAGATAAAATAAATCCAGATTCTAATATTGAATCTTCAAAAGCAAAATAATCATCAAATTTTTCATCTATATTATATTTCTTTGCAGCTTCTACTAATTTTTGATATATAATATCATTAAATTTAGATAAAAATTCTTTTGCTTTAGAATGTTCTTTTTGTGTTGGTGATTCTGATTTATAAATAAAATACAGAATAACAAGACATAATAAAGAAAATACTATTGCACTTAATATAATAAATCTACCTACTGTTATCATTATAGCCTCCTTTACAATAAAAAATAAAGTTAATAGATTATATATGTGTGATTTTGCTTAAAAATAAACACCCAGGCAAATGAGCCTAGATGTTTATTTAATATAACAGATTTTAACCTTTCACTGCGGCTTTCATTCGCTTTCTGTAGAATTTTTATCCAGAATTAATTCTGCAGCTTTAAGAGCAGCGTCTTTTGTTTTCCATACAGTGAGCCAAAGTCCACGGTGACAGAATACTGCTCCTTCTATACCAGACAGGACTTCAAGCTCAACTCCTGTCTTACCTCCCCATTCTTCCGGTGCTTTAATTATCGTATCAAAACTACCAAGTGCTACAGGGACGCACTGGCAGTTCCACTGATCTCCGGTGGACTTAAATATAATCAGCTTAATCTGGTTACAATGTAGCTGATTATATCCAATTACCGGCTCCTGCCAAGGAACATACTTGCCAAGAACAAGTATCTCGGAAGGATTCAGAGATTCAATTTCATTCTCTACTATTTCCCAAGCTTCGACCAGACCTTCCAATCTTGTAAACTGGCGATCAAGGATTTTAGTCGCCAGCTCAACTGCTTCAAAGAATCTGTCACTAGACTCGGTCCAATCTTCATTCCATGAGCAGTTGAAAACACTAATCCAGCTAAATAAATTAGGATACAGTTGGATGTTCAGATCCTCAGCTTTCTGACCATTGTCCTGAACTTCAACTGGCCAGAGCACTGTCTTCTGAAAATTATACAGGCCTGATGATGCAATCTTGGAATCAGGAAATGCCCAGCGTAAGCAGCTAGCAAACTTTCCTACAGCTGCATACTGTACACCATTCATGTAAGTTAACTTGTTATCCGAATGATGATCAAGCACTAACAAGTTGTCTGTGACTAAATCCTGACACCCTGTATCACAGACAATACGGGTGATGCCATCGTCGAGTGATTTTAACTCCTCGATATCATCAATTGTCATTCGACGGCGAATAACCTTTCTGTCGATATTTTTATAATGTGCCTCGAACAGAACAGCACACAGTACATCATCAGCATGAAACAATCCGTCGTGGACATACAACACAACAGATTTAGCGCTCCGCAATACTTCTGATGCGGACTTTGCAAAGTTTTCGGTACCAAAATTTGTAGAGGTTATCATAACGACCTCCTTTCTCCTAATATAATTAGGAAGTGGGATCTTACCTATCCCTACAATTCTATTATTTAACCAGGCCGAATCCAATACCTGTGCCAGAATTTTTACCATTAGCTTAGGTTTGCTGTGGGGATGCTTCGGGTGCATCGTACCCGTTATGACTACGAGGTAAGCGTAGTATTTTGGTGAATCACTATATGTTCCATATTTATAATATATAACTATAAATATACAGCTTTACATTCTTAATAAAAAGAGGAGGTATCTTAGATGATTTGTATAAATAATGATACTGAAATAGAACTTATAAAAATTATAAATGATTGGGATAATTTTTATAAATATAGAACTTTAGATGAGAAAATGCTTATAATTGCAAATGAAATTAATTCAGTTAATAATTTTAATGGTACTTATAAATTATTACCTATAACTACTAAAGCATATATTGATACTCATTATTCTTATAATAATAAATACTATGATATATTTAAATTAAAATCTCAAGATATAGATTATGAGAATATGCATCAAGTTATACTGTGTGATAATTATGCTGAGGTGTTAAGATTCCCTCAGGATAATTATGAAAAAAGAAAATATGTATCAAGATTCAGTTTATTAGATCCTAAGATTTATAGCTTTTTTGATGGAAGTATAATCGTTGTAGAAACTAAAGATGGTAGAAGTGAAGAACCTTATAAATACTTATAAAAAATAAAACCCATTACGGGCGGGCTAGTATTACACTAGCCCGTTGTTCTTTTGCCCTGTTGTTAAAACGGAGCCCTTTTTTCTCCTTGGCTTTCCTTTGACCCAGGGCTCCATGCGGAATCAAAGGCTTCGACCACTCTATTTATTTATACACGCGATGGTCTACTACAGCAGCGTGTAGCTCTCTGGTTTTTACGCTAGCTCAAGCCTTGCTACAACCCAAATATTATTTATACTCGCATTCAGGACCCTGTTACGAGTATTGTTTAACGAGCTTTGCTCGGGCTCTAAGTCATGCAATATAAATTGCATTCTTCTTTTACAAGTTAGAAGCCATTCTTAACCATGTATTTTTATACTCGCGATATGGTTCGACGAGTCATCTTCTACACTTGATTTATTTATCGTCGCTTGCGTAGCCAGATACGACTGTGTTCCGAAACTTGTTGCTTCGGCTGCATGGATAGTTAATGTGGATCCGTATGACTATCCACCTATCACAATTATAATATATAATCGAATTTTTTAATGCTGACAGAAATAAATATCCCTAGGGATTTTCTCCCTAGGGACTTATTTTATGATTCTTCATCAAAGTTCTCAAAGGAAGCTCCATCAGAACAGTCATCTGTTTCAAATGTGTCTTTTCCTTTAAGATTTAATCTTTCTCTGAGTTCTCGAAGTCTAGCATCTGCTACACCTACATAGTAATTTCCACCGATCTTTACAGCATTCTCTACACCTGCTTTTACAAGATATCCACCAACGATATCTCTAAATGTAGTATTCATTTCAGTAATCAAGGTTTCTAATCCTGATACCATACCTGTAATTCGCATTGACAGAAATACCATAACACAAGAGAAAATAGCCATAAGTATATATGCTACAAAAATTACCACGACTACTTTTTTCGAAAATTCAGTGATCCACATGAATGCAGTTTTGTTCTTTTCAACTTTTTCAAGTTCTTTCTTATATTCTTTATACTCATCCTTGTAGAACTTACTGGATTCTCCATAGTCTTTAAGTTCCATTGGCATCACCTCCTTTACGTATATGTCAAAAAAGAAAACCCGCTGTTTTTCACAGCGGGTTAACATTAAATGTCATTCCTCTCGGAATAGATCACCGGCTTCTTTGCCTTTACCGGTTCATAATGATAGATATCACTCTTACTCTCGTTATTTATCTTTTGTGTGAAATTCATAAGTAGATTCATGATGTATTTATCAGGAGGAGTTATACTTTCTCTATCCAGATCATCAAGAATCACATCGTTCTGCAGCTTAGCATAGCATGCAATGTAATATGTACCATATTTATCCATTCTTACATCAAACGGATAAAATGGAAGATTATTGATCTTTCTCATCTGATTTGCTTCAGACAAAGAAGTTGTACTACGACATCTGATTGTATACTCATACGGAAAACTATTGATCTTCACAATGAGCACAGGATCTTTTTCTTTCTCATCGATTCTTTCGATACTTTCATGTTGAAGCATTTCGAAAGTTTCATGAATCTTGAAAAAGAGTTTTTTGGAAATACTTTCTCCGAGTTCCTTCGATGCCTTCATACCGTCATAGTTATTCAACACGATATATCCGGAATTGTACATCTTGTTGTAATAACCATCATCGAAATAGTACACAGCGTTATCATCGTCATAAAGCTTTTCTGTATAATACATACCACAGAATTGCTTCTTTAATTCAGACTGCCATGTAATCTCAGATGATCCATGACCATTGATATAAACTATCCGGGAGAGCGTAGTATCATCGAGATGGCGAATTCTTTCTCCCTCTTCGTTCATAATATAATTATCACTGTTGGGATCAAGATTTATTACTCTGATCATATTTCTTCTCCCTTCTACTATATTTTTCAACCAGATCATTACCGATTTCGATCGGAACTCTTATATCAAGATATTCCAATCTGACATCTGGTCTTTTCTTTTGAAGCTCTTTGATAATATCATCAAATGCTTCTACACATGTCTGCGTTGTGCCGAAGAAGTCCGGTTCATAAAATTCCTTCTGAATGAAGAAATACAATGTATTATACTTATCCATTTCCTTGTTGAACTGGAAAGATCTAAGCTGTAAATTCTTTCGATTCTGATTAATATTCATAATCTGAGAATTATATAATACATTGATAGACCCGGAAGTTCTTTTAACTTTAATATTCAGAGTATCATAAGTTCTTTTGACACTCTGAAGCGCGTTTTTCTTATTCGGATATTTCACTACCTTATTTACTGCTTCTTTAAGATCATCAAAATTCTGTTTGCAGATCTTTTTGCCGGCTTCATTATCACCAATAATTCTGGCATTGTCATTAAACACAATATATCCAAGCCTGGTAACAGCAAATTTTTCCACAGGATATACATTGTAGATGAAATTACCATTGGTATTTTCATCTTTACCGTATAATTGATATGCGCCATTTACAAAATCAAAGTCTGAATAATCTATAATACTATCATTAATGATAATATTAAAGTCATAATCAAAATGATTTGTATATCCTTTTGCATTTTCAACATACATTTTTGCCTGGGAAATATTTCTAAAAATAAGAATATCTCCCTGTTTGTTTGTGAGTTGTTTGTCTTCAACCAAGGAATATATACCTATTCCTATTGTTTTTCCGTCCATTGTTAAATTTACGACTTGATTTTCCATTTTGGTTTCCTCTCTTTTTTATTTTATTTTTGTTTATGTGACTTTTAAATGATTTAACCTCCTTTCAATATTATATTATATAATTATTTATAAAATTAGTAACTATAAAGTAAACCTATTAAATGATAGGTCCACAGATTCATTACGTATGCCATTCCCGGAGACGAAAGTCTCCGGGAACTTTTTTCTTTTATAATATTTACTGCGCTTTCACATCACTATAATTTGATATAAGGAGGATTTAAATATGATTCTCATAGATAATATGAAAAATTTAAAAATCTATAGGACAAAAACTTTTTTGCCTACTATAGAAGATAGTAAAAAGAAATACTCTGCTTTGTATCTTCTTACTCCAAATTATAGTTCTTCTAATAGATTAATGAATCATAAACTTTTTATCAATAAATTAAGATACGAATCATATTATATTGATAAAGGAGTTACATTCTTAATTTCCGGTAAAGTTGGAGAAGAGGTAGAGGAAGAAGATGAAAATATAAAAGAATCTGCTGAATTTGAATCTTATCAGTCTATAACAGAGATGTCTGCAGCTGAAAGAAATAAATTGCCTGATTCTGCTTTTGGTATTCCTTCTCAAAGGAAATATCCTCTTGATACAGAAGCTCATGTAAAATCTGCTATTAAGTTTTTTAATTATGTAGATAAAGAGCATGAAGAAGAATTAGCAAAAAATATTATTAAAGCTATAAAGAAATTTAATATGCATCCTACTGTAGGAAAGAATAATAGATTTAGTAATTATTATCATCCTGTGAATGAAAGTCTTAATGATGAAAGTATAATTTCAGTAAAAGAAATTCAAGAATACTTTGATTCAAATGGTAGATATATAGGTGGTATCAATCTTTGCGATAAAATGATGTTTATTGGAGAAGATGTAGATACTATATTAGAAGGTAAGAAAGAAGATACAAAATTAAAACAAATTCTTTATGCTAATAGAATGAAAAAGCGTAAAGAAGTTATTCTTTTATATGATCAGGCTAAGAAAGATAATCCTTGGATTAAATATACTTTCCCTGAAATTAAAAGATATGCTAATAGAAATCTGTTTGTAGATCTTTCTTATTATATTAATATATTCTGCCAGAATAATAACTGGAGTTTATATAAAGGATTAAATTTATTCTTATCATTTATGAATAGATTAATTAATAATCCTAATGTGAAAGCTGCTGGTTACAAGAAGAAAACTATTTTTATTCCAGTATTAGATTGGAATAAGAAGCATATTGCAGATTTCTGGAATTATAAGAAAGATGTAAATCCAATATCATTAATCTATTGGTTAATGTTTAATGGAGAAGACAATACATTATATTCTACTTTTGGTGATACAGATATTGTATTTGTATCTGATAGTAATTATTTTAAGATGAATTTCAAAGATATTAAATCAGAAGGAATTCCTCTTAAAAGATTATGTATTAAATATAAAACATTTATTACTAAGATGATCAAAAATGAGCCTTTTGACGAAGAAGATATTGATACAAGCGCTGAAAATATTGATTCTAAAGAGGCAATTAAAGCCAATATTGTAGATAAAATTGAACTTGCTAAAGGTGTAGATATTACTCCTGAACTTAATATTGCTACAAAAGCTGTTATAGCTAATAAAGCGTTAATTAATAAAAATATTCAAACTGCTAAGAAATATTATAAAGCAGATAATAAAAATACTAATAAGAAAGTTGAAAATATAGAGAAAGAGGAAAATGCAGAAAAGAAGAATTATTCTAAAACTGCTCTTACTCAGAATCCTAAATTCAGTAAAATAAAGCAAAACGATGTTACTAAACAGCATATAGCAGATAAAATAGCTACTGCAGTATATCAAGATGATGTATCATCCGAAGATCAAGCAATGGATGATATGGAAAATGATGAAGAATTAAAGCAGATGCTTATGGATCTTGATGCTGAAAATAATGATGATAGTAATATCGATTTGACTGCTGGTAGATCAACAAGATTAAATAAACTTGATGAAGAATTAAATAATAAAACTATTAAAGGTAAAACTATAGATGAGATATTAAAGCAGGAAACTGTAGATACAAAGGCTACTACTATTGATATTCCTGTAAGTGGTCCTAATGCTGATCTTTGGAAAGATATGAAATATCCTGAATTTGATAAGCATTATAATATTGATAAAGATATTATTAATATTTTTAAGCATTTTACTAAGACATCAATTCCTATTGGTATTAGAAATATTTCTGTAGAAGATGCTACTAATTCTGAAGATAGAATTGAAACTTATACTGTAGAAATGGAAGACTTTAGAGGTAAAAGATTTACTATTAAATTAGATATTCCTATTATGGTAGATAATAGATTCCTTCTTAGAGGCAACTATTATAGCTTACAGAATCAGTTCTTTAATATGCCTATATTGAAAACTGAAGTAAATGCTGCGCAGATTATATCTAATTATAATAAAATCTTTGTTTATAATAGACCTCGTGGTGCTAATAAGATTCAGACTGGTAGATCTATGGCTAATGTATCTAGATTCTTAAAAGCTGCTGATAAATATCAGGGTAGAAATATTAAGTTTATGGTTGGTAATACTATTAAAGTATCTAATAAATATAATCTTCCTATAGATTATATTGATATTGGTTCTGTCTATGATAGAATTGAATCCAAATCATTAACTTTATATTTTAATCAAGATGATATTAGAGCTAAATATAAGATTGATGATACTAAAGGTATTCCTTTTGCTCATGATAAAGAAGAAGATAGAATTATTTATATGGCTAATGATGCTAGAGAATCATTCATTCATTATTTACTGGTACTCTTAGAAGAAAAGCATGATTGGAAAGATTTCTTAGATTTATTAAGATCTCAATCAGCAAGTAAGTCTTGTACTTATTCTAGATGCTCTATAATGAGTAGTCTTATTCCTACTATAGTAATCTGTGGATTACATGAAGGATTAAGAAGTACACTTGAAAAAGGTAAGATTGAATATCAGATAGTAGACAAAATAACATCTGCAGATAGAGCTAATTTAAATTACGATTGGATCAAATTTAAAGATGGATTTGTAGTATTCAATGCTAATGATTATGATGCTAGTTTGTTACTTAATGGACTTAAAGCATGTGATACAGAATCGCATTCTATTACTGAAGTAGATTCCAGAAACTTATATTTGGAATTCTTGGATCAATTTGCTTCTAGAATGAAAGCTGATGGTCTTGATAACTTCAAAGATCTTCTTATTGATCCTATTACTGAAGAGATTCTTCAGAAGTATAAGATGCCTACAGACTATGTTTCTGTATTGTTATATGCTAATAGTTTGCTTTGTGATAATAAATTTATCAAGCATACAGATACATCTTCTAGAAGACTTAGAAGATATGAATTAGTAGCTGCTTATACCTATAAAGTAATGGCTGATGCTTATGCAGCTTATGCTAATGCTATAAGACATCAGAGAAATGCTCCTGGTATTACGATAAAGCAGACTGCAGTTATTGATAAATTCTTAACTGATTCTGTATCTGCTACCGATTCTTGTATTAATGCTTTAAATGAAATTGATGCTACTAATGCAGTTACCTTTAAAGGGCCTTCCGGTATGAATTCTGATAGAGCTTATTCACTTGATAAGCGTGGATATGATGAAACTATGCTTAATGTATTAGGTATGTCTACAGGTTTCGCTGGTAATGCTGGTGTAACTAGACAGCTTACTATGAATGCTAATGTAGATCCTGAAAGAGGATTTGTAAAAGCATCGGATGGTTCTACAGATAAGATGAATACAACTAATTCTCTTACTGTAACTGAGGGTATTACTCCTTTTGTATCTACACATGATTCGCCAATGCGTGTTGGTATGACATTCATTCAAACATGTAAACATCAGGTTCGTACGGAAGAATCAGATCCTTTATTGGTTACTAATGGTACAGATGAAGCTATGCCTTATATGACATCTAATAGATTTGCTTATAAGTCTAAACAAGATGGAGAAGTTGTAGAGTATGTTGAAAATAAGTATATTCTTGTACAATATAAAGATGGTACCAAAGATTATATTGATTTGCAAGAAAATATTCAGCATAACTCTGATGGTGGTTATTTTGTGCCTCTTAAACTTGATGCTGATGAAAAAATAAAAGTAGGAATGAAGTTTAAAGCTAATCAAGTATTAGCATATGATAAACTTAGTTTCTCTAATAGCTTGGGTGAATCTGATAATCTTGCTTTCAATGTAGGTAAATTAGCTAAAGTAGCTATTATTAACTCTGATGAGAACTTTGAAGACTCTGGTGTTATTACAGAAGAAATGGCAAAGGCTTTGGCTACAAGAATTGACTTACAATATAAAGCAGTATTAGATAAAGAAGTTAATATCGTAAACTATTTGAAAGTAGGGAATCATGTAGAATGTGGCGATGTTCTTATGTCTTGGCAAGTTCCTTTTAAAGATGAAGATGCTGACTCTCTTATGAGAACTCTTTCTAAAGATGAAGTATCTGAGTTAGGTAAAAAGAAACTTATATCTGAAGTAACAGGTACTATTACTGCCATTAAGATATTCAGAACTATTGACATAGACGAGATGACTCCTTCTATGGCTAAAATGGTTAATGAGTATGAGAAGCCTATTAAGGCTAGAGCTAAAATCTACAAAGATAATGGTATTAATGCTAATGAGCTTCCTGCTCATTATAAGTTACCTCCTACAGGTAAAATGAAACGAGCACAAGATGCTATACTTGTAGAGTATTATGTAGAATACTATGATACATTAGGTATCGGTGATAAGATTGTATATTTTGCTGCAAATAAAGGTGTTGAGAAAAACTTGATTCCTTTGGGTAAAGAACCTTATACTGCTTTCAGACCTAATGAGCATGTATCTGCATTCGTAGGTAATACCAGTATTGATAAGCGTATTGTTACCAGTATTCCTTTGATTGGATCTATTAATAAGCTTATGATTGAACTTGATAGATCTGTAAAAGATATTATGGGAATACCTTATGATGATTCAAAAGTTTAAAAATAAAATTCCCCTGGTTCATATGAACCAGGGGTTATTGTTTACAGATACGCGCTCATTCCTGTAAGCTTCTGTGCAAGATATTGCATTTTGCTAATATTTGCCAAGACATTTTCTTTCGATTTAGATAAATCTTTTTTGTCGATAGATCCATTAGCAAAATTGGCATCAGCGATCTGATATTCTTCCATGTATTTTTTAATATCTTGAATATTTTCTTCTAAAACATCCAAAATACCAAACATCTCATCACATGATGAATACTTAAATTGCTGTGCAAGATTCTGCATCTGCTGTACAGTATCTTTCTTAACATACGGCATTCTCGGATCGAAATTCGGATCGCCTTCTTCTTGTACTTTTGTTAAAAGTCCGTCATGCATTTAAAATTACCTCCTATAATAAATTGAATAGTTTTATATTACCATATATATTGTATATAATCATTATAAAAATTATATTTATCATGTATATCGTTTTCAATTTGAGCAGAGAATAATTTTAAATGCTCAGTATCTGTATTCATCATTATTATAGGATTTATACAAATTCCATCTGTATCAGCTAATCGTATTACAATTTTATCCTCATCATTATATACAAGATTAATCATCATATCTCTTATACCATTATATGGTATTTTAAATATAAATGAGTCTGCTTCGCTGATACAATGATCTACATCGTTAAAAAATTCTTTTATCATATCTTGAGACATCATAAAAGAAGTTACAGTAAGTCCAAGGCAATCTAATATATTTATATTTATTAAAGGATATAATGATCCAGCAGATATTAATACTGTATAATTTTCTTTTGTTTTATATTCTCCTATTATCATTATAATCCTCCATTACATTCAATCATCTCTTGGTAATAATGATTATAATATTTTGTCATATCTCCATCATCTATATCTATAAGAAACATAAAGTAACAACAATCTATAAAATATTCAAATGAATCTGTAGTAAATGTAACTGTCTGCTGTAAAGGATTATTATTAAATAAAGTATGAATATTCATGGTTACTATTTTACCATCGTTAGTTATTGCTATATTCATATCGTTAAAACATAAACCTGTAGATGGATTATTCTCTGCATAATACATTGTATCTATAAATACAGACATCATAATCTCATCAGTTTTCATATGGATTTCCTGATTACATATAGTATTCTTTATAGCTATATCACATATATAACTACTCATACAATCTGAACTAAACAGTTTTCTTTCTCTTCTATCTAAAGTAATCTCTAAATAATTTTCCATGGGTTTAATAACCATAGGTTCCACCTTCTTTTCATCATAGACTATACCTATAGATTTCATATTTATCAATACAGATAAAACGCTTTTATCAATACCATTCATGGTAATCTTCCCCTTTCTAAATTATCCAATACAAAATCTCTTTTTATATCTTGAACTTTTTTATCTTCTGTTGTCCAAGTTACATTCACATTTACATTTGGATCATCTGATGATAATACTTTGCGCATTTTATCTATTCTTTTATAAACAGATCTATTATATTTGCAATATTCTTTACCAGTTGCTGTATCAAATATATAAATAGGATCTAAATCTCTATAGCTTATTACTCTACCAAAAGGCATTATGCCTATATAAACGAATATTTCGCCATCTATATCTATTTTAGGTCTTTTATTATATAAATAAAATATAATATCTTTAGTACCATCAAATTCTATAAGTAATGTATTTTGATCAGTATTATCTCTTAATTTTAAAGCTTCATCTTGCAAAAGTAATAATAATTCCCTAAAATATTTTTTAGAAGATTCATATTTTGGTTTAGAGTACACTTTATATACATTTAGTAATACTCTTATAGAATATATAACAATTCCTAAAAATAAAGATATTCCAAATACTGTTATTGTAAATTTTAAAGTCATAATTGATCTCCTTTACAGATTTATAATATATAATTATATTGTATTTTTGGAGGTGGTACTATGATAGATCCTGATGCTATACAAGCTCAGCATCATAATTTACAAAATTATATAGCTTTAGAAGATGTACCTGAAATAGAAAATGTAAATCCATTTAATCTTGATGATGATAAAGAATTTAATAAATATATACTTACTATAAAACAAGTTGTAAGAAAGTCTTTTGAATATAGAAGATATATAAACTTTATCAGAGATAAATATGGAATGAATAAAGATAGTTTCATAGAAGGAGTAAGTAATTCTGAAGGATTTGATATCCGCATAGAGATACATCATTATCCATTTTCATTAGATGATATAGCAAATATAGTTTATAAGAAACGCTGTTATTATAATGAAAATGTATCTGTATGGATGGTTGCTAAAGAAATAATGTCTTTGCATTATAAAAATATGATAGGACTTATTCCTTTATCTAAGACAGTTCATGAATTGGTACATGCTCATAGATTGTTTATTCCTATAAATACAGTTTTAGGAAGATATGACCTATTCGTTACATACTATCGTCCATTTATTACAGATGAACAGATAGATGTTTTAGAGAGAATAGAAAATTATACAGCAAAACAATCTAATGAGTTATTAAATAATGATATTTTGAATTATAATAAAGTCAATGTGGATATTAAAAATGAAAACTATAGATTGCCGGAAATAACTAATATTAACCAAGATATGCATAATAGAATAGATGTATTAAAGAGTAATAATTATATGCTTCCAATGATAGAAGATAATAAAAAAGAAGAACTAGAGATACCAATAATATTTTACAGTAATGAATAACATATGTGTAAAGTATATAGATTCGTTACAAAATAGTTTAATAACCCACCCCTGAAAATATTAAACTATACATACAACGCTTATCCCCCAGATAGCACACAAACCATCACGAATTCTATATACTTTACACTCATTTTGTTGCCCCCGGGAATGAATAATTCCCGGGACTTTTTATTTTTTATAAAGGAGGATAAAACTATGATATACGATAAAGAAACAGTAAAACTTTTAATAAAAGAGCAAACCGGTAAATCAGTAAAAGAGTTAATATCAGATAAGAAATTTATTCCTTTTATATCTTATACAACAAGGCTTCAAAGATTAGGCGAAACAGATGGAGTGGAACATTTATTTATTTCTGAAGAAAAAGCTGATGAAATTTTAAAAGATAAAGATAAAATTCTTGCATATACTGAGATCAATAATCGTAGATATTTTACTTTAACCGATCAAATGAAAGATCATAATGTTTATATTATCGATCCTAATGGTATTAAAGATATTCAAGAAAGACACCCTGAAGTTAAACTTAATATTTATCACATTACTTGTTCTTTCAATAATAGATATAGAAGATATATGCAAAGATTAGGGTTAGAATGTACAGCTAAAGATATGTGGAAATTTAAGGATAGAGACTCATCAGAAGATAAACAATTTACCGATTTTGAAGCTGCTTCTATTCCTTATACATCTTTTATTAATGATAATCCTTATCTTAATGGTACAGTATCTAATATTTTCTGTAAAATAGTTGAAGATTATGATCCTAAAGCTATCATATGTATTGTCGGTAGAACAGCTTCTGGTAAAGATACTATTGTAAGACATTTGTTAGAATTATTTAACGATAAAGAGGAGTAGGGCTTAGCCCTACTCCTTTGGTCTGTTATATTCTACCATATAAGAAATCATCTGCTCAGATACCATATCAGTAATTTTTTCCAAAAGTCCGTCTTCATCATCAATAAAATATAGTATCTTCATATAGAATATATAAGTTTCAGACATATTCATTATAATTCTTTTAGTAATTTCCTTTACAGCTAATTCGGCGTCTTCTTTCTTAATATATACTACTTTTTGAGCTACAAAATTATATAGTGTATATTCTCCAAAGTATCTTTCAATTAAAGAATCTATTTCAGCTCTTGCAGCTTTAGTATCAATCTTCATCATTAATTCCATTTTTTGATTTTCTAATTCTTTTTCTTTTAGAAGATTCTTCTTTTTCTCATTTATTATAGTATTATAATATAATAGTACTACAACTGAAGTCATTATAAGACCAATCCAAATATTCATAATATCTCTAATCATTGTATTTCCTCCATAAATTCGCTCATATCAGGTAAATATCCAGCTTCCTGAGGACTTACATTGCAATATTCATTAAAATTAGCATAGCTATATATTACATCGTTAAGTCTAGGATGTACTGTTATTACCTTATTATTAGAATAATTAGTTAAATAATTTACTATCTTGTTTGCTAAGTCAAAAGTAATACCATATTTATATTTAGATAATAAATTCCACCATTTACCAAATGTCATTTCTGGTGGTAAATATCCTTCATCATCATGATGATATAATTGGTGAGCTGTGGTAGATAAAAATACTACACCTACATTATTTGCATAGTGTTCTTGAATAAGCATTGTAACTAGATCAAATGTAGTTATATATCCTACAGTATTTACTACATGAGAAGTTATAAGAATACACATATCTAATAGTCCAATTACATTATGATGTAATTCTATTTTAGCATCTTCATTAGTTATATTACCAAATATTTGGCATCTATTCATTCCTAAATATTCTATAAGATAAGATTTATAAAGTTTATATTCATGAGAAGCTCTAAAACTAGCTTCGGCATTCTTTACAAAGCTTCTAAATAAATCTACATCTATAAGCATATCTTTTGTCATATAGAAAGGACAATCTGTATCTGAATACGGAGAAGTTAATGTCGGATTCTTTTCGTCATAACTAATAATATCAGGATATTGGTTAAATTCATTTCTTAATACTATTGATTCCATTGAATATACCTCCCAAATTACTTTTAAGTTATTCCCTATATACTTTCACATCTATATAAACTTAATACTTAAGGGAGGTGAAAATAGGCATGAGCTATTCTGTAAACGGCAAAGTATATACTGAGCATGCTCTTATGGACGAAATTGTCTATAACTGTAAAATTATTTTAGCCAATATAGTTATTAAAAATGATACTTTGGCCAATTACTATGAAACAGAAGAATCATTAAATGATGCTACATACTATATGATGGTTCTTGATGGCAGAATGACATTTGAGTTATGCCCTTTTACCTATAAGATGCTGGAAACTTATGGTCATTTTTCTTATGATGAAATATATCAGTATCTGTATGATAGAAGCAAGATACCTGTAGAAGAAAGACAACCATTATTAGATTATGCTTGTCAATATATTGAAGATAATTATGAGGAAAAGAATAATTATTATAGATCTTTAATAGGTTTACCTCCATATGGTACTACTGAATATAATATTTATATTACCAAAAATGATTTTCCTGATGATTATGATACATCAGATATAGATTTTTCTAAGCCATTACATGAGCAATCTGTTGAAGTTATATCTGTATTATCTACATTTGGTGTTATTGATAAACTTATTGAAAAATATAAGTATCAATTTAGTTATAAATATCTGAGACATTTAGGAGATAAAAGTCTTGATGATGTTGCTATAAGACGAGCTTTTAAATGGGAAATATTATATATGCCGTCTGTAGATCAATTGGTAAAAGATAGATATAGCGAATTATATGGATATAATAGAAAGATTTATATCGATAGATATGATCAAGAAGCATATGAATTCAATAATGAATATTATAGTGCTATCATGATTATAAATCTTATAGCTCAAACTTTTGCTGATATGATTGTTGATGTACCTGAATGGTACATTAGAAGAGATATATTTGATATGAGATCTGTTCAATATTTCTTGGAATCTTACGGTGTAGACTATTATAAAAATATACCTTTAAGATATCAAGTAAGAATTGTAAAATCTTTAAATAAACTTATTAAATATAAATCTTCTAATAAAAATAATTTTGATATTATAGATATATTTGGTATGAAAGATACCAAAATCTATAAATATTATTTATTTAAAAAGCAGCGTCCAGATGGATTGGGAGGATATGTTGAATTTAATCCTGATGATCCTGATAGTCAGTTGAATGCTTTTGATCTTGAATTTATCAAGACAGAAATAGATGGTACATATGATGATCATATTAAAGATCCAGCTTATAGATACAGCTATGATGAAATGACATATGCTGATAAATATTGGGACGGAGAATTCTTTGATTTTGATGATCAATATAATCAGCATCAAGCTGTATATAAAGAGCATCTTATACGAGATTTCATTATTGAACCTACAAAATTAATGACTCTTGAATCTGATATTTCTTTAAGTGAATATGCATTTCAGATGTCATATTTTGTTGGCATGATTACAGATTCTAGAACAAATATAGAGTTCCAGAGTGCTGAGCAACAGATAATGGTTCCCAGTATTGATCCTGAAAAAATATTTAATCTGTCTGATTTATTTACTTTATTGGTAGCGCTTAGTTATAGTTATGATGATTTGGATACAACTATAAAAGTTCCTAATGATATAGAGGAAGAAAAAACCGAGCCATTTCCGGATTATGAACCTCTATTAATATTAAATGGAGAATTTATAGAAGCTCCTGATCATGAATTTGTAGAATACTATACTCAAGGCGAATTACTAGAATACTTTGATGAAAATATAGATTACTATGGTCCAGATATATACTATGATGAACCAGTTGAAGGATCTATTACCGAAAATCAATTATTTGATATTGGTATAGATAAAAATTATATGTTCTGGGAAGTTTATGGTATAATTGATCAAAGTCAATATTTAACTTGGATTAATGAAAAGATGTTTACTATGTTTAATAATGAAAGTGAGCATCATAGAGTATTTGGATTTAATATGGAAGCTGATCTTGAATGGCTACAAGATGTCATTGGCTATGAAAGACATAGTGAATTTAATTTTAAACGAGGATATACACTTGAAGAATTAGGAGTTGAAAATTTTATACCTCCGGTAACTATAACTTCTATAGATGAATTAAATGAAATATATAACAACAATAAAGCTATATATGATCATTTAAGAGATCTTATGTCTTATGGATATAATAAAGTATCTCCTGATGATCCTAATACTGCATTTGATAAAGATTATTATGAATATGAAGTTGTAAAATTTGTATTTAGCTATTTATTTACTAAGACTTTTGATTATGAAAGATTCACTTATAATGGTCACAAAATGAATAAATATGAAGAAATATTATTACATAGAGATTATGTATTATATACTTTCTTCAATAGAATTAATACTGAACCTAATATTGAAACTAGACGTGATAATATTAGAAATGTAATATCTGATATTGTTACTACTTTAGAGTATTATTTATCTGCTGATGGATTAGATTATATATTTTCCTTTACAGCAACCAATGGTGTACAAGATGTTATAAATTATATTACTTTAATGATTAATTTCTTTAAATCATATAAAGTAAGTTTTCTTGATCCTATGCCTAATGTTATAGTAAATAACAGAGATCCTTTAAATAATGGTGATTATGCTAGGGATCAGTATCATACATTAGAATCTGTATACGGAAGATGGGATAAAGAAAAAACTACTGATACAGCTTACGTAGAAATGTTAGAATATTCTTTCCACTATAATTATTCTGAGTCATTTAAAGAGGTAATTGATATGTTTGAAGTATATGAACCTGATTTAGATGATAATCATGATTACAATGGAGGAGACGCTTCTGATAAAAGAAATTATAAGATGGTAGATGGTGGTTTAGCTGATCCTAACAAATGTATACCTTGGAAAATGGTAGATGGCGGTGATTCTAGTGCTTCCGGTAGATTAGATTTATGGGATCTTAATGGCGGTAGTGCTGAATTAAATCCTAATGCAGATATATTTGATATCAACGGCGGATATCCTTTCCATCCTAGTGATTATATTCGCAAAGATTATTTCATTAGCCATTTTATATCAGATAAGAATGCAGGTTATCCTACAACCAGATTATTTAGAGCTGTAACAGGTATTACACGAATGATAGATAGACAGCGTAAAGGCGGATCAGAAAGAATGTCTCAATTTATGTATGTCAATATGGTTCCTGATACTGAAGATAGCGGTTATAGCATGAATAATATTTGGTTGGATTGGGAAAATGATTGGGAACATATGACACCTGAGGATCTTAGAGATTACAAAGTATTTATAGACTGGTACTGCGTAATGATAACTAAGAATATAGAATTATTAGATGATGATAATCTATATAGAAGATGGGTTGAATATTGTGATCAAGCTGCAGATGAACCTGATTATAAGATTTATCATTATAATGATCATGATTATTATAGAGATAAATTATTTAAACAGGTACACGAATATAAGATAGCAAATCATGATTATGAAATAACTCATCCTATAACTACTTGGGTAGCACCTGATCCAAATCCAATAATTGTTTGGATAGTTGATGATATTTAAAGGAGGAAAATAAAATGTTAGATGGTATAGTATTATCAGATGGATCTGAGATTAAAGAATACCTTAAAGAGGTACCTTTGTTAGAAAGACTCAAAGGAGGTCCTACAAGGACAGAAATCGATATCTACGAAGATGATGTTTTAAAAGAAACAGTTTCTAATCGTGTAGTAGTTACAGGAGCAATGCATAATGCATTAAAGCTTTTTGGTGTTGATTCTCCTATTCATACTCCTACATATAATGAAGAAATGGATCTTGATATTGGTGTTGGTCCTACTCCGGGAGAAAAGATAGATGATATTGTATGTCTGTTTTGTTGCGATGATTCTGGTTGTGGTAATGATCCGGACGATATTTATGTAGCTAATTTTATTGACAGGATTAAACCTTCTACAGATGCTGATCTTGAAAATATAGCATCAGATAAGATTTTCCCGTTTAAATTTGTAGATGCAACTCATGATATTTCTCCAGATTTAAGACAGTATTATTTTGGTAGAAAGCAGTATCCTGATACAGGAGTTCCTGATGCTTATAAGAATAAAGTAGCTTATTACTTTAAGAAATTTTCTACTCAGCCTCAGTTACATGTACAATATGCAGATGGAACCCAGGTTGTAGGTGAAAATATTTATAGAGTGGCTACAACGCAAGCTTGTGAAGTTTATATTGAAACTCAGTTAGTAATTAATAAAGATGATTTTAAAGACTATTTTGAGCAAATTCTTACATGGCCTAAAGCTAGAGTAAGTAGTATTAGTTTGGTTCATGCTTATAGTAGAACTGACGAAGTTACAGGTTATAAGTGGTACTTTAATATTACCCCTTATACTAAACTTAACTTTAGCTACAGATTGCTTCAAAGCTTAACTTCTGGCTTAAGATTTATTTACAGAATTTATTATTAAGAAAAATCCCTCTAGGCATTACTGCCTAGAGGGTAATTTAAAGCTTTCTATAGATTCATCTATAAATCTTACAGGACAGATAATATCATCATTGGAATTTTCTAATCCTAGAACATTTCTGATATCATCTAAATTATCTTGTATTTCTGAGCTTGAATTCAATGCGTAAGAATCCTTGTCGAATGGATTATCCTCTTTTTTATCAGAAGAATCCAATACATTATTGAACTCAAACATTGACATTCCAGGTGAATTTACTATTCCAGGATGTCTCTTCATTTCAGGAGCAATATGTATAGATTCTTTATACTGTGGAGGTCCACCAATATCTTCAAGTAATCTTATCTTAGAACCAACGGCAAATGGTTGACAAATATAACTCTTCATGCTATCATCTCTCATCTTCGTTGAATTGAAACACATATACATATTACCATCTGTATCATGGTCTTTAGTAATATTTATATTACAATCAACATTATCGATCAAAAGCATAGATTCACCGATATTATATCCTCCAACCAATCTACCTGTATCCTGATTTCCCTTCTTAGCAGCTTCTTCAAGAACTCTAGTCGCCTCTCTGTTAAGATGAGTTACTGTCATAACAGGTATAGACTTATCTATAGCAAAGGTTTTAAATTCATTCATGATATCACCAAGCTCAATTCTAAGTTCATTTCCATTATAAATAGATCTGATTCTCTTAATATGATCTTGAGCTAACAATATCATTTCATATCCTTCATCTGATAAATCATCATATAAAGTATATAAATAACTTGTATCTACAGACTTATTTGGTTTATATTTTATGACTATATCAATTGGAGAACTATCGTTGAGATATAATTGGCCCTCTTCTCTCATGATTCTTAATACATCCTCTAACGAATAGTTAGCCATTTTACCACCGCCATGATCATTTATAATAGCAAACAGTCGAGCAATTGTTTCTACAACTGTATTCTCCATAGTCAATAATGTAATACAAGGTTTTTTCGTTGGATCTTTGGTTTTGTAATATGGATTATATTTCTTTATTTGATATATTATATTGAGTAGAGCAAATGATTTACCTGTTCCAGCTGTACCGGATAACATATATACTCGCTCATCTTCTAATCCACCACCAACTATCTCATTAAATCCTTGCATACCTGTTATAAGTCTTCTGTTAGAATCTGTAAGGATATTATAAGCATTTGTAATACAATTTTCAAATATTCCATCTCTTAAACTAAATGTCATATTTATTGCATTATCTTCTATTCTGGCATTTCTGAAATTATTCTTGGTTCTATCAATAAGATTTTCAAACTCATTAATTATATTTCCTCTATTCTCAAAATCACAAGTTTTAAATCTTGTTAATATATCAAGATATTCATCTGCATCAATATACATAAACTTGAATTTTAATATATCAGCAACCAATTTATGTATATGAAATATTTCTTGCTGAGATAAAGTTAATCTATTATAATCGATAAAATCAAGTTTATATGTTAATCCACCATTGATATAGTTTAATACTATATCTCTATCTTCCAGTTTCTCTTCTATTCTAGCTTCTAAACCCTTAAAAAGAAAATTAAATCTTTTAAATTTCTCTTGCTCATTCTCATAAGTTTTCGGATCTATACTGATTAATAAATTTCTAAGATTAACCAGATGCTCCACTTTTACAAATACATGAGATTGTAAAATATATCTGCAAAGAATGTCAAGAGTTGAAAGATCTAAATTTAAAGATATAGGTTTCTTCTTAGGATTTATAGATTTAGATTGTTTCCTCTGAATAACCATCAATTTTTCTCCTTTAATTTGAGATTAAATTAAAGTTTTTGAACCATTTATAACCTACAACTCATTTAGTAATTCTGTTATTTTTTGTACTGTTATAAATTCAGATCCTTCTGAAGTATTGATATATCGTACAAGTTTCTCAAGATCAGAAATCGAGTTATCTGTAAGATAAGAATATTGCTCTTCCTTTTCTTGTAATTCTGCTTTTCTCTGTTCTTCAGCTTCTTCTACGTCTAAATACTCTATTTTAGTGGTAGGATTATTTCTATAATAATTATTTAATATAGTTTTATTTCCACCATCCACCTTACACCTAAATCTTATCTTGATAAAATCAATAGCTTGCTCTTCTTTTATTCTATTAATATTCTCAATAATAATTTTAGGATCAGTACTTACTAATTCATCAAGATATATAGTAATATATCTAAAAGATTCAATCTTTTCAAATTGAGTCCAATATAAGCCTGAATTTATATCGTGAGTTACTATAAGAAAACCTTTGTCTTCTTCTTCACCGAATTTCCATCTATATGGGCATCCATTATAATAAAAGAAACCATTAAAGCATCCACCATTATGTACATGACCTGCTATAGCTGGACCTGTAAGATACATAAAATCTTTCGGTTCTAATACTCTTTCTGTAGGTCTAGCAATAGAAGCTCCTTTAAATGTACCATGAATATATGCTTCATCATACCAACCAGAATTAAAGAATACTTGTTTGTAGATCTCTTCATCTAAAGAATGTAATTCCGGAATGCATAATATTCTTATTCCTTTTACTTCTATAAATTGAATAGATTCTACAACTCTAAAATCTATAGACGGATCTTCCATATAATGATAATATAATTGAAGCATATTATCGTCATGACTTGGAGTTCCTTTAAGACATATTATAGAGAATCCTTTTATTCTGGCTATCTGAACTATATCGTCTATAAACTTATTTGCATATAATACTGGTTCAGAATTACCCATATATTTTTTATCAAATAAATCTCCGTCTATAGAGACAATATCTATAGACGGAAGACAATATAATTTTGTTATAAATTGTTCTGATAATATATTATACTGAATTTTTGGATCGAAAGCGCCAAAATGGACGTCTGACAGGTGTATTGATATTATTCTGTCTTTGCATTGCTGATTCTTCATCATAGATATATAATTCTCCTTTATTTATGAATAAAGTTTTAAATATTTCATCAATATCTAAACCAATAATGGCAAAATCTAAAGCTGACATAAAAATCTCTTCAAGCTTGCATGCAATTTCAATACAAGTAGCTCTCATAATATTTTTAAATAAAATCACAGATTCCATATCATTAAATTCAGGTTCATATCCCTGTATGAAGTTAAATAGCTCTGTGGTTTTATTCCTGATTTTTACTAACTTTAAATTCGGCTTATTGTCCAATGCATCTAAAAGAGAATCATAATCTAAATTTATAGCTGTAGATTCAAATTCTATTACATAATGATCAAATAATAAAGCTTTCTTAGATTCATTATACCTTACAAATTCCATTTTACTATCATGATAAGTTGTATCATTTATAAATATCACAAGATCTATAAATTTTTCTATCGCAGTAAAATAATTTCCAAAATAATCATTTATATTTTGAGAATCAAATTCCGGATTACTAAACAAATTCTGATATTGATCATATACTTCTAATACTTTAGAAAGCTTATTAGAGAAGAATTCATCAATAACATAATCTTCTCCATCTTCAAAAGATATAATATCAGTTTTTTGCTTTCTTTTAATATATTCAGACAATTCAATTGTATTAATATAGGCATTAATCAATTTAGCACTAGGTTTATAATTTACATAGTCATCATCTAGCATCGGTAAATAGAATTTTTTATCATTCATTTTGTTTCTCCCTTCATGAATGGTTCCATTTGAGACATTATGAAATCTGCTATTTCCGCTTTAAGATATTTATTTATAGCTGCTACTTCCATGCTAAGAATAAAATCATTCTTCAATTCAGATCTCGTAACAGCAATTTTAGACATTTCTCCAATAGGATCATTGTATTTTACATTTAAATCAAAATCGTTTCTGTCCGAATCTAAATGAATAAGACATAATGTATGTTTATAATTTATTAATCCTTCTATACGTGACGACATATCATCATCTTTATTATCAGGCTTATATACTTTAAGATATTTAGGAGTATAAATATCTTTACTATCATAAAAATATACAAAAGCCTCATATAAATTATCTCTAGTAAGAATATAATCAGAATTAACAAAATCTTGCAATAACTCTATCAATCTTTTTCTATATTTCTTACTCTTTCTTTTTATAAATAACTTTTTAAAGAATCCTTTAGCTGTAGATTCATTATATGATATTTCAGCATTTATTTCTAAAAAGTCACCTATAATTCTATTCTTGTCCAAATCTATCATTACCATACGTCCTCACCTCTTAAAGTATTATAGACAGTTTTAGCTACAGATCGTTTGGTGCTATTATATTCTACCATAGAATTTATACCATGGTAGTAAGCATTACAGAATGCTCCAAATGTTTCTATATACACATTTAATGATTCATTTTGCCAAGGAATATGAGCATTTAAAAAGAAATCTTCATATGTATTATTGGAGTTTTTATCTACTCTAATAACACCTACACCATCTACATGATTAATAACTTTGCAATATCCATTATTTATTAACCAATAATATGCAGATAATTGAACAAGATAATTTGTATTAATTTGCTTAGAAGTTTTAAAATCTATTACATAATCAGCTCCATTAATTCTTACAATAGCATCACATGTTCCACCAAAATAAGGACAAGACATTACTTCTTCTATAGCATATATATGCTCAAAATAAAATCCAGCAAATTCCAAAGATCTTTGCCAAGATATAAAATTTTTAAATGCTGTTTTTGCTTGCTGTGATAATTTATTATTTCCAAATTCTGTATCTAATTCTCCGATATCTAATTCTCTGTTTAAATATTTTTCTATAGCTTCGTGAACCATAGTACCAATATTTAATGCATCATCTTTTATTTTATTATATTTATATCCACAGTTTGCCGCCCATTTAATAATACTAGATTGATCAGAACAATATTCTAATATTTCTGATACTCTTGGAACAGGTACACCATAAAAATCATAATAACTAAATCTTTTATCTCTTTGATTTTCTGATATATTTTTAAGAGTATAGCAATCTTCCAAAGCTGTACTTTTTATACAAGGAAAATTATCTGTATTAGATAAATTGATAATAGTATTATCTTTCTCTATAATCGCTTTATGATTCATTGTTACCTCCTCAATTTATTTAATTTCACTAGTTATTAAAAAGTTTATATTGTTGTAAATTAATATATAATAGGTCTGCTAGTTTCCTAGCAGACCTTGTTCGTATAATCAATAAAAATATTATGGTTTAGGAGGAGGTTTTGGAAATTCCATACTGAGATACTCATAATGAATACCGGAATTTTCATGATTACTTTCATATTCATCCATATTAAATAAAGTGCAATGAAAATCATTATTATACATAGTGCGATATTCTTCAAAATAATCAGGAAAAACTCTAATATATTCTTCAGGATCAGTTTTCCAAATATCATAATATCTATTAGACAGTTCTAATAATTCTTCAACTCGTCTTCTGCCAAAAGCATTATCTATTTCAGCTCCAGTAACAAAAGGTGCAAATGCATGAATATTTACTTGCTGATCATTTATAAAATAAAATGATTCATCATCAAAAATAGGCCACCAAGTAAATGTATTAGCTGTTATTCTCATAGACTCATCTACAAACGGAGCATCCCCTTCTGTAGTATACAAATAATGATTTATAGAAGGACCTATAATTTCTGGCCATATTTTTAAATCATTATAAAAATCTCTAAGTATTATTCTATTTATTTCTTGATATAAACCTATATAATCATGTTCCGGATCAGGGTCCCAATCAGGTCCAATATTACCTTTATTCATTACTTCGAAATGAATATAAATTTTATTGTATTCTTCATAAAACCACCATTGTAATCTAAAATATGGATCTTTCTTTGGCAAATGATGCTTATCAATTTCCTCACAATCAATAATATCAGGAAAGAAATTCTTAATTACATTTTGTGTATAACCTAATATAAAGAATTTTATTTTTGTTAATTCCAAATCAGTCATATTATAACCTCCTTTATAGATTATAATGATGTCAAATATAATTATATATAGTAATTGTGCACAGCGGAACATCGTATTAATATTGACTGTATAAGGAGGTTCCTGTCATGCAAATCGCTAAAAAATCATATAATGATAGTTATTTATATAATCTTGAACAAAAGAAACACAATCAATTATTATCTCAGTTTATTATTCAAGCAGATCGTATTGAAGATAAAAGATCTTCTGAATTTAATGGAGTTGCAGAAGAAATTAAAAGATTACAGAGATCTAATGTATTATATTCTCTCATGATGAAAGATGATGTAGTATTATGCGTTAATAATAAAGAAATGCCTAGAGCATTTAAAGTATTTATGGCTAAAGATTTAAGAGAAGGTCAAAATGCTAGACGTAAAGTATTTATTGACCTTACTGGAATATTAAATCTTAAAGACGGATTTTATGTATGTAAAAACCCTCAATATTTAATTACTTATTTATTCCAGGCTCTTTGTTATTATTTATACGAATTTGATACTACAAGATTGCTTAATAATTCTAATATTACCATTAGTGGTGCAGAATGTTTTTCAGCAATGTTTAGTTATATTATTGATTATATGCGCATTGTTGGCTATGAACAGAACAAAACTAAGATTGCATATTTATCAGTATTATACTATATGAAAAATATCATGGGTAAAGAGCTTGATCAATATAGTAAGAATGTAGCAGCTAAAATTGCAGGAGTTCCTGTTGGTAATATCAATGCATATGATCTGTATTATAAAGAAGAAAACTTTAATGATATAGATAATTTTGTAACTGCTATTGCTGAAAACTTTAAGCTCAAAGGATTAACTACAGAAGTATTTGTATCAAAGTGGGCTTATGCTTTTACTCCTTCTGCAATGTATGCAAGTGAATTATTTACCAGTTTTGCAAGTGTATTGGTTGCTACATATGTTGGTGCTTATCTTGTAAATCAAAAGCAGATTGAAAAGATTTGTGGTAATTCTATGATTAAATTCTCTACAGAGATTATTAATCTTGGTTCTGATTTCATTGTAGATAAATATAGAGAATCTTTTGATAATTGGACTAGTAAGGAAGCTCAGATTATTAAAGAAACTCTATTAAAGAAAGCTTCTGTTCCTGAAGATGCTAAAATCAAACCTGTAGATTATGAATCTAAAGCTTCTTTAATTAATAGAGCAAAGAAACTTATTGAGCATTATACATCTATAAAAGAAACAGACAAGCTTTCGAAAGAATTAGCAAAGCATGCTATCGGAGTTTCTAAAATGTATAAGAAATCTATTAATAGTAAGAAGAGCTTTTATCAAAAAGGAACGCTTCCTGATTTCTGTTCACTTATATCTAAGCATCTTACTAAGAAAGATGAGCAAAAAGTTTATCATGAACTTAGTGTAAGCTATGGAAAGATGACTTATGATATGGAAAATAAAAGACGTAATGGTGATAAAACAGGTGCTACTAAATTTGCAAATGCTGCAACTGAATATAGAAAGTCAATGAATAATTTATAATTTATATACTGGTAGGATTAACTCCTACCAGTATTTTAACACATTTTTAATTTAAAGGAGGATAAAGTATGAATACAAATACTATTTACAGGTATAATTATATTAAAAACAAAAAACTGGATACTGATGAAATTGTATATAAAGATCAAGCTTTTGAATTGATAGCAGATGGTAAAGAATGTGATAATAATGTACCTGGATTTAACTTCTGGGAATTAGAAATCAAAGGAGGTACTTGTCCTCAGATTAGGAAAATAACAAAAGGAAGAGAATATCTTAATAAAGATATAGACTGGCTTGCTAATTATGATAGTGCTAGAACTCCTGATATATCTACTATTGATTGTATATCTGAAGGAAAATATAAAATAAGACTTACAGATAAATTTACTGTAAATAAACGAAGATATCCTTCAGAATTTATAGCTACAGTGTATAATGTTACTGGTCCTAATAGAGTTACTAATTATAATTCTATAAGAGAGATTCATAAAATAAAAAATAATATTTTATTTAGTACAGATTATTTTCTAGAAAAGAAAATGTTTCTTACTGTAAAAAATAAACATTATGATTTTCATGATCTTAGAGATGGTGGCGATGATATAATTTTCCTTAAAGAGCAGCCTAAAATTGTTGAAGCTTATGAAAAAGAAAAATTATTATATACGCTTACTATTAATTATGATGAGTATGGACTTGTAAAAGAAATATATAAGGATAATGATACTGAAAATAGAGCATTGTATAAAGCTGAAACAAATTATATTGGTGATGTATCTATAGAATCTACATATTTCTTATTCTTAGATAAATTTGATATATCACGTAACGAATTAATAGATAAAGCTATTGTAAAAGAAAAACTTATAATAACATCAGATAATTATATCTATACAAGAGAATTATTAATCCCTGAGGTGTAAACCTCAGGGATCTTTTATTTTTAATTAGCAACTTTATTAATTACAAATGCAAAATACATAAGTATTGATCTATAATACGATGCTTTCCTTGCTTCAGATTTGCGCCTATATGCTACTGAATTTGCATCTAAGAAATCACTTAATATTTTCTTTAATTCTATATGATATTCATCTTTACTATTAGGTTTTGCCTTAATTGTATAAGATACGAAGTCTACTGATTTAATAGAGCCTCCGGGATATTTTCTTAAATAATCACAGATAATAATATTAACAGCTCTTCTTACATTAGGAAGATTATTATTATCCCCTAGTATAGCTTCCATTATAGCACAAATTTCAGTAGATTTTACATATTGATCTTTACATTTATTGCAAATTTGCAAAGATACTTTATTTGAAGTCATATAATTCATTACATTTTCTGTTAATCTAGCAGCTTTTGCAGCATCATTATCTGCTAAGTGAAAATCATCTGGATCTACAGAATCTGTCTCATAATTCATATATGCTTTATTATTATATGCTTCATAATAAAGCTCCATTATATTATGAATAAATGATTTTAATCTATCTCTAAGCTGCTGAATAATCATTTTCATATCTTCATCAGTTGAAGTATTGCTTGTAAAATACTTATTATAAGTATTAAGCCAAGTAACACACATAGATTTTATAGCACCGAATACAGTTCCTTCTTTTTTAAGATCAAATTTATCTGTAAGCATATTATTTACTACATAATCCATTATAGCTCTATATTTAGAAGGAGGAGCTGAAGGAAATGCACTTTGGAATATAGAAGCATAAAACTTACCTGAAAATGTTAAATAAATAGCTGTCAATTCGGCTCTCTTAGATTGATTTGTTTTTACAAAATATCTTATAGCTTGAATTAATACTTCTACATACGGTTCTTTTACACATTCAGGATTAATAGGTACATTATAAAAATAACAATCTTTCATAATAGTATCTACTTCTTGTTGAGATAAATTTAAAGAATTAAACATATCATCTATATCATATTTAGTAAAATAGATATTATCATATGGTGCTATATCATGAATTTTTTCATGATTTTTATTCATAAATTTAGATATATTACCAATAAAATTATTTGTATTTTTATCTAATGATTCAGATACTTTTTTATATAAATTAATACATAAAACATTACCAACTTTATGAGAATAATTAGCCATTATAATCACCTCCGATTAATAAAATGTGGGTCTGAAGAAAAAATAAAGCAGAGGGGCTTGAGAACTCTGCTTTATTTCGGCCTTTATTAGGGAGGCTACCGATCTCCCCTAAAATGGATAAGATGATTGATTAATAACGAGTGAAAATGATGAAACACTCATTATCATACTTATATTATATAATTAAAAAATAAATTAACATACCAAAGGGGATAGGCTATTATGCCTATCCCCTAAGGAAAGAAAGGTACGAATAAAGAGAATTAGTCTTATTCAATATACTTAATAATGATACTCTGTAATTTTGATTGATTATATACTCCGTCAAAATTATCCACAGAGTTCTTGTAATCTTTAAGGATCGAAGGAATTTTATCTTCAGATATACCAAACGATTTTATCATTCTGTTAATATCCGAATCATTATTTAATCCTTTTACTTCAATCTTAAGATCAAAGCGACCCTCACGAAGCAATGCAGCATCGAGCTTATCTACATGGTTTGTAGTAGCTACGAAGATTACATTATTCGGAGATGTATTTGAATCAAGGAACTGAAGCAGCTGATTGATGATATCATTATAATTCTTATCAGTTGCTTTCTCATCTTCACGATTCAAGAACAGAGTATCGATATCTTCCATCAGAATTATATAAGTATCAAGATCATCATTATTGATCAAAAGAGTTAACTGACCAAAATCAATCTCAGATACCTTATTCATACTGATAGTGATAATAGATCTTTTGTATTTTGTAGCTATCGCATTGGCAAGAGAAGACTTACCTGTACCGGGCTCTCCATAAAGAAGAATACCTGTCTTGTACAGAAGCTGCTTATCAGTATACATTGACTTGGTTGTTTCGAAATGATCGATATGCTTAATGATACGATCCATTTCCCCATTAGAGAAATACAATGTATCTGTTTCGCGCTTCTTAAGATCGATAACATTGATATTAGAATATCCAGAATTTGATACCTCGTTTACAATATAGATCTTATTGGAACGGTTCATTGTATTGCGAAGTTCCATCATCTTTTCAAATTCTCTGATATACTTTCTGGCTTTCTTACCGCCAATATATACATACATATCATAATCTTTACGATTCTCTTTCGTATTGATCAGATTGTAGATATTATATCTATCGATCTTGTTACCGGTTGCAATATAGATAAATGTATCTTTTGTTACCGGAATCAGTTTGATAAAATCTGTAATAGTTTCAGAATGCTTAGAATAATGCACTTCAAAATCTTTGTCATACTTCTTCAGCCAGTCGAATAAATACTTATTATTCGGACTATTGGTAAGAGAATCTGTAATATAAAATTCCTTACCAAAATGATCTTTGACCTTGTTTTTAACCAGATCAACCAGGTCATTCTTGATATTTTCTACATATCTAGAAGACAGAATTCTCCCACCATACATAGAAATTGCATTGTACTTCTTCATTACATCGTTCTTTTTACCCATTTTTATTCTCCTTTTTTATTTGTTTTAATAGTATACATTTTAGGATTTTTACCGTCACAAAAACGATAAATAATCATATCTTTCTTACGATCTTCTTCAAGTCCTTCCCACCATAATTCAAGTATTTCTTTACTATTAAAGATTTGGAAAGGCCGTTCAATCGGAGTATGATCTGTAGATATACCTACTACTTTGTTAACAAGATATTGATTTTTATCACTTTCATTTGGTCTTCTTGATACTGTACCATGTATAATCATTTTTATTTCCTTTCTTAGTTTACCATTCCATTTTCATCAAATGTATGTCTTGTTGTACCATCTTTATCTACAATTCGCATTTCTACTTCTTCACCATTACAAGCATCAGAAATAGATTTTGCTTTAATAATAAGATCTTTGATATCACCTTCGGCTATTATATATTCACCGTTCTGGTCAATATCATTCCTTTCGTTAAATTCATCATCTGTTGCAACTTTCTTTAAAATACTTTTCATTTTGTTTCTCCTTTCGGTATAAATTTAATGTATTTACCATAATTATAATATACAATTATAAAGAAAATTAATCCTCCAGGAATTTTTCCTGGAGGATATATTTATACTAATTTTTGTAATATATTTATAGATTCTAAATCCATAATACCATCTGGCTTTTTAAAAGTATATTCCTTTTGGAACAACTTTACAGCATTATATGTATCTGAACCAAATACACCATCAATATTTCCATTATAATAGCCTACATATTTTAATGCTGTCTGTAACCATTTTGTTTGATCAAGATTACATTTATTTCTTGAAAATTCTTTATCAGGAACCGGAAATTTATTTACATATTTTTTATCAAATAGTCTATTAAGCATTGCTTGATCTATTTCTTTTATATTCTCTATATTTTTATTATCTTCTGTAGATAAAAATATAGCACGTTCTATAAATCTTCTTTTAGCTTTTTCTTCATTTGGAATTCCTTCAACAGAAATAAAACCAAGCATAGCATTTGGAATTTTAGATAAAGGTCTTACACATAATTTCTTTAAACTTACAACACCACAATCCATAGTAAATGATATTAAAGCATTTATTTGATTTTTATTTAATAAATCTATAAATGGTACATATTCTTTATTATAAACAAAATCTGCACAAATTATCCAATCTAATTTTAATAATTCTTCTGCTTCTTCTTGAGTTATTTTCTCTTTATCTGAATATTTATGTCCATATCCTATAATATTTCCAAAAGGAGATTTTACTGCAGTTAAATGACACTTTTCAATTTTCTTTATAAGTTTAATACCATATTCATCTATAACAGTTTCCATTGTATAACCTCCTATAATATGATTATATGAGAGTTAAATATGCTTGTTATTTTTAATGATTTTCTATACATTACATTAATCATCATTTGATGAGAGCTAATTTATTTATCAAATCTAATAAAAAGAAAAGGAGACTGAAAAGATGGCTAATCCTAACACTGATGGGCAGCAGTCCACACCGCGTAATGACAAGCATGGTAATGTACGTCCGTATACTATTGACTACAATGATATCAAGCTTGCAATTGAAAAATCTGCTAAGAGAAATGACAAAGCATCTAGAGACTTAGCTTTTACTGTAGATCCAGATCGTCTTGATTCATTACTGAATAATCAAAATATTACTGTGGTAAGAAAATGTCTGGATTCTAGACCTGTATCATTAACATCTATTCCGTTGCTTTCTGAATATTTTACCAAGAGTCGTTTGGCTTGGTTTAATGAAGACAAGGAATATACAACGTATATTTTTGTAAGATCAGATATAGATCTTCCTAAAGAGCAGGCTGATAGACTGCTTGAGATTCTTCATATTCTTAACGATGAAGATAGACAGGATGAAGATCTGAATACAGATGAAATTAAATTACTTGCAGAATTAGTTGCATACTATCCTTGCTATTTTGCAACTACTGTTTCTTATGCAAAGGATGAACCTGGTAAATATCCGAAGCTGTCCTATAGTATTGTATGTCGTGCTAACAAGATTGTTATTGCTAGTGAGAGATACAAATACAATCCGGACGATATGAGCTAAGGTTGTTTTCATTGTTTATATATTTTCTCCTAATTGAAGAATATCCCCTGAGGTTTATGCCTCAGGGGATATTCTTTTTATTTATTTTTATTGATTCTTTATAGTATTCTAGTTTATAATATATATTATCATTTAATACATTTTTACTATCTGGATCTATAAAAGATACTATATCTTTACTATATTTTCTTAAAATCTCTTTATGTAAAAAGAACCAAAATTTTATTTCTGCTCCTGTATAATAATTATTATCTCCTATAATATTATCTCTTGAAAATAAATCTTTTGTATCTGGCACCAATTCATATGTAGCTTCTTTTACTGGATAAGGTATTGATCCATATAAACTTGTCCCTATTTTTATAAAATAATATTCAATGTCATCTATTTCATATATTTCTAAAACCTTTATAATTTCCTGTCTATCTTCAAACCAATATCTTCTATAATATTTTAATCGTTCATTTGGTTTACATATTTTATATGGAACATATAATGGGTGTTTATTCAGAAAAGAGCTTATTTTAGCTGGATAAATCATGATTTTAGCTCTCCTTATAAATAGTTTATTTATAAGTTTAACTATATTATAAATTGCACTTGTAAAGTTTGTTACCTCCTAGAGCAAATTTTATTCAGAAATACCTACCTTTCTAAAGTGCAATAAATTTAGTGTTTACCATAAAGAGTTTGGTCCTAGGGGCATATCCCCTAGGACCAAACTCTTTTTTATTTATTTAATAATACTTCAATTTGATCTACAGATTCTTTATTGAATATAAAGGTTGTATATTTGCACTTGTTATTCTTAGTAGAATAAATTACACAACCATCATCTCCTATTTTTGTACTATAGAAGAATTCAGCTAACCAATAATCCTCGTTATTATTATACATATTAGAAATATCATCAAGTGTACTATTAACTTTGCTAAGAATTTTATTATTTACATAATTGCATAAGAATAATACAAATGATTCATTGCCTTCTTTATCAGCAACTTTAAGCATTATAGATATAGCAGTCTTTTGTTCATTCACAGTGGCAATATTAATAATATCTAATACCTTATCCACTATAAACAAATTCATTTCAGTATCATTAGAGCCATGAATATTACATAATACAATATCATGATTATTTAAAGTACATTCACTAATATAAACCTGAGTAAATTTAATAGTATTTGCAATAGCAATATCGAATGTAAATTGTACCTCATTCTCATAGATACCGTCACCTACAACTGCATTTATAGAAAATGTATTTTCGCCAACAAAATCAATATTTCCATCAAAATAAAAATTAGGTAATGTATTTATTAATGTTTTATTAACAAGCTCCCTGGATTTATTATCTATATATTGTTTATCATCATAAAATGATACATGATTTTTAATAAAATCTAAAATTTTATCATCCCCTTCATATACAGCATCATATATTGTAGAAATAATAAATATTTTTCCGGTAGCATTTTTTACTAAATAAGATAATTGCACATAATCATGATATGATACTTTATAATTATATAAAGTCAAAGGTGTAATACTTTTAATAATTTTATCATCATCAGATTTAATAAATTTATTTACATCAAGATCAGAAGGTATATTTAATCCAGCAATCTGTTTCTCTTCAGTATCAGAAGATTTTTCCTTATTATCATAATAATTCTGATTATAAAGCATCGTACTATCATGCTTTAACATGTCATTGATTTTCAGTGCTCTCATTTCTCTTTTCCTCCTTGTAAATCGTATTATATGGATTTATAAAATTTGTATTATTTATTTGATCCTTGTCAATTATAAGAATCACTTTATTATCATTTTCTTCAGGATATATAATATATACTTTATCTTCAAATGTAAATATATATTCTAAATAATAATCATTTTTATATTTAGAAAAATCATCTTGTCCCATTATATTCATTGGAAGAAAATGAGGTTTTGGTTTGGATCTATAATTTATAGCGTAGATTTTATTATCGGCTCTTATTACATAATGAGTATCTATATAATCAATTTCATTGTGCCTAACCATTGTAGATCCAATATTCTTTATTCTGCTAACAAGAGAAAATTTTATATTCTGTATATTTAATTTATACATTAAAGATGTAGGAAGCAATGGTGATAATATATTATAATTTCCCAATAAACACTTCAATTTTACAAAAGTATTCCTTGGAATAAATATATTCATCTTCTCAATATCAGTATCATTTATGACTTTATAAGCATAAGAATTATAATATAACGGGAAATCCGGATTTCTTGTCATATAAAAATCTGTAATATATAAATTATCTTTATTTATATTAGATATCATCTTTTTATACATATCAAGAGAATCCGGATTATTTTTATAATTCTTTATATAATTAGGATGCCTTTTTATAGAATCATATTCAAACTGATTTGAAGCAGAAAAGAACAACTGTAAATATATATTGGTATCATCAAAATCTTGATTAGCTAAAAAAAGAAAAATAAAATTATTCTTTTCCTGTTCTCTAAATCCTACAGGCATAAGATTATTTATTACAAATTTATCAGATTTCTTTATTATAATTTTATTTTCTTTAAAATCAGCTATCTTCATGTATTCCATAAGGTACTCTCCCTCTAAAATAATACTCTCTATATTTTACGATTTTTTGAGTACTTGGCAAATTCTGTAACTCTTGTGGAGGAACAAAATCCTCATCAATTTTAAACCATACTTCAGAGCCATCATATACCTTAAAAGTATTATCTTCATCATTAATAGTGATAAATATATCACTAAGAGGTTCAGATAAAGTAGACATTAATACGATAGCTTTTTGAGGATTAGTATCCTCTTTAAGCATTCTATCATTAAATATCCATCCATATTGAATTGTGCCTGCCAATCCTATTACATTTATTTCTTGCTCAGGATATGCTGCAACTTGCTCATATACTGAATTAATAATTCTTACAGTATATAAATATCCTTCTGTATCGTTATATACATCTACAGAAAACGGATGGACATTTTCTACAGTAAATTGTACAATATACTCAAAATCTTCAGAAACAAATACACATCTTTTAGGTTCAGAAACATCCCATCTTATACATTTAAATATTCTTTGTCTTACTTCTTTTTCTTCAAATTCCTCTAGAATTGTATCAGGTTGTCTAAGATCTCTAAATGTAAGATTAAATCTTTTATTTAAAAATTCTTGATTTTGTTCAGGATATGAATCTTGATATACAGCTCTATTGTGATCGTATGGAATTTCCATAGGAGTTTGTTTAGTTTCTAAATGTAGGTATCTAGCTTTTAAATCCATTTTATGGTACCTCCTTATTATCATTATACTCGTGTTTAAATGATAATAAAAATAAAGGGAGCCGTAGCTCCCTTTATTTAAATACCAATATCTAAATTAAACTGAGGATTCTGATCTTTTATAGTTTTAATAGGATATCCTTCAATAGTAATATCATCTATTGTAAAATCATAGAAATTTGTCTTATCAGGATTTAATACCACTTTGGGATTACCATGTACAGTTTTTCTATTATTAACCATTTCTTTAGCAGCTTCTATATGCCTGTCATAAATCTGGCAGTTATTATACATTACAGTTAACTCACCAGGTTCATAACCACAATGCCTAGCAACTAAGCATAATAATACAGCATACTGAACTGCATTAATTGTACCTGCCATAATAAAATCTGAAGATCTAAGCATAAGAATAGCATCAAGATAATCTGTATTCTCTCCTGTCTCTTCATTCTTATTATGTCTTACAATATACTGAGTATATAAAGCACAAGGTTTTAATCCATGAGGTTCTTTAAATTCTTCTTCCTGCCAAAGATTTATAATATGTCTTCTTGAATCAGGATCATTCTTCAATCCATCAAGAATTTTATTCATCATATCATATCTCTTAACGGTATGACCATAACAGGATCCTATAGAAGAACTAGTTTTCATCAATCCATTAGGAGATACAGGATCGGGAACTGCCCATTCATCCCACCAAGTAACTCCATACTTATCTCTTAATATATTAAGATCAGATGTCTGGTCTTGATAAATCCATAAAATCTCTTTAATAGCAGACTTATATGCTATAGGTCTTAATGAAATTAAAGGAAATTCTCCCTTAGATAAATCATACTTCATTACAACACCATTAATGCTTATTGTATGAGCAGGTGTGCCATCTGCATATTTAGGTCTAGGATTAATATCCTTTGATCCATTAAGTAAAATTTTTATTAATGTATTCTTAAACATGTGATCTGATCTTTCTAACGAAGATTCGTAACTAATCAATTTCATCACCATACCTCATTTCTTTTATTTTTCTTCTTTCTAAGATAAACTCTCTATATTCTTCATAATCTTTAAACTTTTTATACTTGCCTTCATATACATCAAAACAATCTGATTCTCTAGCCATCTCATATGAATTAGCAGATACTACAAAATATATATCTATACCTTTTTTCTTACAATCATCTATTATAAATTGAAACAGTTTTTCTTTTAATTCATCTATATAATCTATACTTAATCCAGAATCAACTGCATCGAGCAATATAAATATTTTTTTTATCTTTTTGCTCCAATTTATTATGTATTAGATATCCAATTCTTCCAGCAAGCCTACCAATATTAAGCTGTATATTTTCTCCTTCACTAGATACAGCTGAAGTCATAACAAATTCTATATCATCTCTATTTAATGCAGCTTGTCTTGCATTGTTTCCACCATCTAAAAGATTATTATAAAATATATATTTCTCTTTCTTTTCTTTAAGATCACATTCTAATTGTTGAAGAAAAGTTGTCTTGCCAATACCATTACATCCAACCAGGACTGTAAGTCCTGGTTTAATCATAACAGAAGTTCTTTTATAAAACGAAATTTTAAATTTATTTTTACCAAACCAATCATTTATAAGATTAAAATAGTATCCCATTATTCTTTCTCCTTATTTGCTGCTCTTAAACAAATATGAAATCTATAACAATTTTTACAACAAGTAATATTATATCTTGATGCTTCTGGCGCTTCACCTGTTAAAATATCACATTTACCTTCTTGATCAGCAATATTTCCATTCTCATTAACAACCTTCATATATTCTTCCATATCTGCTTTTCTCATTTTATAGCATTCATTTTTATATCTACAACAAGTTTCATTGCATTCTTGTTCAGTAGTTTCTAATGAGCATTTATAATACATATCCAAAAGAACTTTTTCTTTTAAAGATTCATCTATTTTAGATTCTTTTATTCCATGTATTTGTATATCTTTTATTAACATTCGTTGGTAAAGAAGCATATTTCCTCCTACATTTCATATGGATTAAATTGCGGAATTTCTAAAGTGCGTAATGCTTCAGACCTATATTTATCACATTCTTCTGAATATTTGCATTTAAGACATTTAGTTCTTACAGTATTATTAGCGCATTTAAAATATAATTCTGTAAACATAGTATTCAGATATTGTTCTTTGTAGCTATTATCTATGTCTATATCGTGTAGTATTTGTAATTCTTTATAAATATATATTCTGGTTTTTTCTTGTTTATCAAGAAATTTCTGAATAAAACTTATAGGATCTACAATAACAGGATTTCTCATATGATCACCCCAATTCTACAGCTGTAAACCACATATCTACATCTGTTTTTATTTTTGCTTTATGAATCTTATAATTTACTATATAATATTTATCTTTCATATTAGACTTTCTAATATGAATATCTGCTGTATCAGATTTATTTAATGACGGAAATCCTGAAAATACAGGTACATACCATACATGAACCATACCTAAAGCTATTATTGCATGTATTTTATATAATCTCATACCGTCTGCAGCTTTAAGATCCATTAATTCTTTATAATTAGGATTTTCTGTTACATTAAAATCAGAATACATTATTTGATACTGATTAAAATTATAATATAAATTATAATAATATTCTCTTGTTTTGTTTATATTTATATTATAATTCTCATTTAATTCTACAGGAATCATTTCTTTATTATCATCTATAAAAGCTGTAAATGATTTATAAATTCCTGTGTGTTCTGGTAATGTAACAGAATATAATATCGTTGAATGTAATACTATTAACAGTATATTATCATTTACAATAAAATATGCATTGGGGATTTCATTAGATTTCAAAATCCCCTTAGCATACTTCATCCATAATTTATTAATTGAGCCATTTTCTTGGATCTGCATGATAATACTCCTTTGTTTCCTGTTTACGATCAACTAATGTCATAGGTTTCACATGGCCATTAGGTGTCGTAGATTCATACATTGGAACAGTAAGTTCTTTTGTAGTAGGTCTAATAGGATGCATCCAATCATCTACGAAAGGCATATTAGTTTTCATCATATAATATTCACTAATATCTTCAAGAATCTCTTTAAATCCTGCAAGACCAAGCCATCTCTTAGAAAATTCAATTACATTATCTGTAACCATATTTTCTATAAATTCACCACCTCTAGATTGTTTTTCATATCTAAAGGCATTTTCATGCTCATAGATTCTCTTATATTCGATTGTCTCATATTTTTCAGCTACATAATCTATATTTTCTGCTACAGGCTTTGTGAAATCTTCATCTTCATATAGACTAACTTGCTTTCTAATTTTAACAATCTTATTTCCTTCTTTAATATCTGCCCACTCAAAGTCATAAGCATTACCAGCATCCTTAATATAATAGATATTTCCAGACTCTTTATCAAGAACTTTCCATTTATTAAAGATATCAAGACGACCAATCTGAGTATTAGATGCAATATTAAATTCGAGAATAATACTAGGGTACAAGGACTTGTACGTTGTATTCATGCAGTTCGTTAGGCTGCACAGTTCTCTTATGAACTTCCTCTCTTCAGAGAGATACTAGACTATATCACTACCCACTACAAATTCATGTGTTGGGGTAACCACCATTTCGAGATGACTTCATCTCTACGATACTTGCTTCCCCGTTATTTCAAACGGTTTATATTTTGCTTTCTCTAGTCGTTGAACTACTTAGAATTTATAATCACATGAAATATTTGTATAATATTTTCTTGTATAAATTTTTCTTGCTGTATCTACAAATTTTTCACTATTATCGTATCCGCAGAAACTCAAAGCATTTCTACAATGATCATTAACTGTTAAGTTACCTATATGATTATTTTCGAAATATATGCAAATATTTCTAATCATAGTTTCATCAAATAATTTTCCAGGTCTAGATTGAAAAATGTAGTTTTGAGATATATTTGCCCATGATTCTCTTTTCTTTATACTAGAAACTACATTCTCATTGCATCCAACTATATTTGCTATTTCTTTTTGAAAATATTTATTTTCTTGAAGAAGTTCACAGATTTGTACAGCTTGTTCATTTGTTATAGTTGAATTCCAATGATTCTCATTGTTTTTCTGTAAACCAGTTCTATAAGCATGATCTACATTTTCTTTATGAGTCATCCATGTAAGATTATCTATACGATTATTACATTTATTTCCATCTTCATGATTCACTTCATATTCATCATGATTACTTATATAATTAAAAGTAATCATAACTGCTCTATGAATCTGGACAGGTTTAGGACCAGATTCTGTAGAAGCCATGAAAAATGGATAACCAGCACCATTTATTCCTGGACTTATAAATTTGCATAAATATCTATGCCATACTCGTCCATATGTGCTTATACAATAATAATCATAAATACCTGGTAAAACTAAATTTGAAATAGGCAAAAACAGTTCCATCATATATGTTTCTACATCACAAAATCCAAAAGGATTTAATTTATTAAATTTCTTTGGCAAGAAGTATCACCTCCTTAACCAAATAATTCATGTGATTTTCTAAATAGCTGCTGATCGCCGGTTAAACTTGATACTTAGACTTACTATCGTCATATATCCTCTTGATGATTTTTTCTGTCTTTCGACCGCATTCACGCTGATCTTTTCAGATTACGTTGTAGCTCATCAAGCCTCGACTTACCAGCAATTAAGTGGTTTATCAACAGACCATTCCTAGCCTGCGCGACATATTGTTTATCGTAGTCCTGTAGGTTATCGCATATCCATATCATTCGACCATCTATCTTATGTTTAGCATAATCATTAGTCCTTGTAGGTTCGCCAACCATTGCACCAGGGAATCTAGGAGGTTTCTTCTTAGCAGCTCTATTTATATTATTGCCAATAATATAGCCCTTCTTATACCAATCAGATGCCATACGATTTATAAGATATACAGACTGTCTGTGACCTTTCCTATATACTGTATTATTTACAACACATTTAGCAAATATATATTCAAGATCCTGAGTCTTTTTCTCAATAGCTTTCTGAGCAATAACGTCCATGATATTATATAAAACAAATGTTTCATAATCTAATCTAGGAAGTTTACCCAAATCATTTGTAATATGATGATAATCTAATTTATGAATCTGAGCTTCTCTCCAAGCTGTATCATCTAACTTGAAACTATTAATAGATCCATATTTAGATTTTCTTCTAGATGCATATTGAATCTCTTGATCTATAAATACTGGTAATCCTGATATAAAAGTATAATCTCCTCTTTCTGGAAGATTACTATAGTTCTTCATATCTACATAATTACGCACTACTTTTACAGGCCAAGATTGATCGCATAAAACATTTACTGGATCTTCTCCCAACATATAACATCTATCAATTATAAACTGTAAGTCGAATGCAGATGAGTTCCAACCCTCAATAAAATCAGGACTACATGCATGCATTGTAGCAAATAATTCTTTTAATAATTGTAACTCATCATCATAAAACTTAATCTTATAATCTGTATTCTCTAAACCAAACTTCTTTAATTGAGATTTTCCTTTTTTATCTCTTGTATGCTCTTCTACAAACTTTCTTATTGTATCAAGATTAAATTGACCTGAAGCTATCTTATCTTCAAACTTCTGTATCAACGGATTTCTTGGATCTCTTAATAAGAAAGTATAAGATGTATCAGATTTTTCATCCAAGAACGTAACTGCATTTACAGGACAATTACCTTTCTCAGGAAAATCTGTCGGACAATCTATAATATCAGTTTCAATATCGAAAAATCCCTTATTAAGCTTGGTGATATTATTTGTATAATTCATCGCAAACTTAAATCTATAATGATCTTCAATATTTACATCAGAAAAGAATACATTTGGTTGTTTATGTAATTCTTCATTTGCTTCTTTATTTCTGCTCTGAATATTATTTTTCCAAAATTCTTTATTATCAGTTCTTTCTGCTATATCTTTAAGCAAATCAGTAAACGGAACATTAATTTCATCTACAAGATTTTTATCTACATATAACTGACAATAATCTAATTCTGTTCCAGGCTTAGACATATAATATGTATAATTAGGCTTCTTTAATATAGCTCTTCTTTTTATTCCTGTTTTGTTTTCTTTAAATACCAAAACAATAAAATCATCACATATTTTCTTACCATCTTCCCAAATTGGTCTTTGATAATAAGTATTCATAATTGTGATATCTGATCCTATTGGATACCTTTGTAATAGTTCTGGAATCATAATGAATCCTCCTTAACCTACTGTTTTAGCTATTGTAAATATCCAAATCATCTACAAAATATTAATCAAAATATAATAAAAGGAGGTACAAATTTATGAGTACTTTTGAACCTGTAAATTCACCTTATGCTGGACAATATGCTCCTGTACCATTAGGTGCTCAACCTGTATTTAGTACTCCTCAGGTACAATATCCTGTAGGGCAAAATCCATTTACAAATGCAGAGCAAATTCCTCAAGCTGTTAAACAGCAAATGATTGATCCTAGAGCATTTGAAACACCTAAGATCAAAACTTCTTCTTCAAATGATGGTAAATTTCATTTTAAACCACCTATGTCAGGTTCTAGTTCTACTACAATAAAAATTGATAGAGATATTCCTGACATGGAAAGAGAAGAAGTTAAAGCTAAAAAGGCAAAGAAGAGGAAAGAATCAACCGAAGTAGCAATTTCAGATACATTGTCGCCAGATAATAATCCTGCAAATGATATTGTAGAAATGCCTACTGCTTATACTTATGCGGAAACCACGAATATGCTTCGTACTACTCTTGGACAAACTGATTCTCTTAATGCAGAATTAATGCAAGAGTTTACCAATGTAAAGCATAATCGTACTATGAAGAATAAGTATAATGTTTTGGTTGGTATATCTGAAAATGTGGCTACATTGCTTAATACTAAAGTATCTATCATCAAAGAAATTAACAACTCCATTTCTAAATCTAATGAAATGGATTATAAGAAGATGAAAGATATTAAAGCAGCTCAAGCTGATATGAACGATGATAAGTATGTAGCTGACATGTATAGATCTTTTGTAAATAATCCTATGATGAATCCTGCTCAACCAAGCTATTCTCCTGTAGATGTGGCTATGTTTGGATCTGGTGTGGTAAGAGCAACAACTCCTATGGAAATGCAAGGTAATATGCCTGTAGATGTTTCCTATATGAATTATAAGTCCAATCTTACACCTGAACAGAATTCTTGGATGTATGAAGATAATCCTGCTATACAGCAAGTTCTTGTATTTGATGATGCTACAGGAAATAAATTCTTCCAATACATGAATGTAACTACTGGTGAAATTATTCCTAATATGCCTACATATGATTTAAATATTGTTGAAGATACAACGGTAGATAGAGATCATATGATAGCAAAGAACCAGAATCTTAATCAGACATTCCCGCTAGTAATTATTAATGAGAACAAAGTAAACAATATGTATTAAAAATTATCCTCTACGGATTTCTCCGTAGAGGATATTAATTGGCTCTACTTAAATCTTTATTTCGTAGATTTAAAAGTTTTATGCCCTCCTTGAGATATTATCCTTCTGAGCGGTTTGTTGACTTACCAATGTATTACAGAGAAATAGAGAAATTACCGCCACCTAATTTCTTTATACTGCCTGTACCAACATTGACAGCATTATTACGATTTTTTCTTTCAAGAACTGTAGGATCATCAATTCTGGTTACAGTTTTCATTGGCTTCTTGTCTAAATCTTTGATAGAAGCTATTTCTTCTCTACATTTTTTGATCTCATTATCAAGTCTTGCTCGTTCTGAATTGTTATAACAATTCTTGATAAGTTCTTTTAAACGATCAATTCTTTCATTGATACCTTTGACCTTAGCTTTATTCTCTTCAGTCATTTTAGTTACCTCCTTTAATAATTTCATCATAATCAAATATTACATTACCTTGCAAAGAACTATTATCAAAACCATCATATCCTTTGAGCTTTATAATATCACACATAGTATTGTCTAAATCTATATCATGAGAGATTACAAACAATTGATCCATATGTAATATATTTATTACAGCATTTAATACTTGGATATACTGAGATCTATTATAGCTATCACAAGAAGATCCAATTTCATCTAATCTTGCAATGTTATAATGAGAGCTAGCCTGATAAAGTAATACAAGATTTATTACCAAACCAATCATAGATACTTGAGCATTAGAACCAAATGCTACATCTTCTATAGGTAATCCTGAAGAATCCATAAAAGGTATTCTAAATTCATTCTCATTGATAATGAAATCTAGAAGTTTATATTCTCCTTGGAATAGCATACCTAATAATTGATTTGATAATTCCAGAGTTTTAGACATATATAACTGCATAAATACTGTCTGAATACCACCACCTGTAGGTGAACAATATTTCTTAATAGTTTCTATGAGATTATATTTATCATTATATTTATTATATTCTTCATAATAAGAATTTAATAATATAAGTCGTCCATTTAACTCTGAAATTTCTCTTTGTGTAGAAGATAATGTTTGTTTATATCCTTCTATACTATTATTATATTCTTGTATCTTTATTACCATTGAAGCAGCTACATCAGCTTTGTCTTGATAGTTCTTTAATATTTTGTCAACTGATTCTAACTGTACTTCGAGATCTTTCTTCTTATTCAATAAATCAATAAGATTTTTATAAACCTCTATCTTTGGTACTATTTCATTATATAATTGCTCATTTTTATTATACTCGTTTTTATAAGTCGAAATATCATTCAATAAGCCGTTATATTCTTCTTTAAGTTTACCTATCATATTATTTGTAGAATTAAGCATATTTACATTATCTGTATATCTTTTAAATTCTACCTGAAGATATTTATTATTATCAGTTTCTGAAATAAGAACTGTGATTAATTCGAAAATTCTATCAAGTTTTTCCAAAGTTCTCATATCATTAAAATAATTCATATTCTTTATCATTTCTATAACAGTATTTTTATCTTCTAAATATGATGGTACCAAAGATTTAAATGAAGATACTTTAGAAATAGATTGCAAAGCAGCATCCAGTTTAGCTTTCATTGGAAGATAGGAATTTATAGATGTTATAGAATCATTACATTTTTGAAGTTGATTAGACAATTCATTAGTTTTTGATTCTAATTTTTCAAATTCAGCAATAAGATCTCTATCTTTAATTATAGCTTTGACTTTTAATGCTTCAGATATAAAAGGACAATCGTCAACTTTACATTTAGTAGGTCTATTTTCTAAGGTTGATAGGGATTTCATCTGTGATTCTATTTCTTTCATCTTATCCCAATTATTAGATATAGTAGACTCCAAATTAGCAAAGTTATCATTTATATTTTTGATCTGCAAATCTGTATCTTCACTACAAATAAACTCAAGCATTGATGGAGTAGCAAATCCGTATAAATAGTCTATAAATTTTATAAACGACTCAAACTCAATTCTCGCCATTTGTATCTTAGACAAAATAGCATTTGGATCAGAATAATCAATTTTGAGCTCTTTGAGTTCAGATTTAATCTCTTTGAGATTTTTATTAGATTTATCTAGTAAATCGTTTACAGAATTTTTAGTATTTTCTTTATACTTTTCTAATTCTGCAGTAAAATTATTTATAGAATTCTGTATTTCAGATAATCTATTAGATTTTTCTGTCCATAATATTTTATTCGAAGTATATTGCTCTTTATAATATTCAGATAATTCAATACTTTCGGCTAATAATTTATCTATTTCTGATATTTTTATTTTATTCTTATTACAAATAATATCTATATTAGTTTTTGTATCTGTAATAAGATTTAATAAATTTTCTCTAGAATTATTAGCATCTTGAATTTCTTTTGCTTCTTGTTCATTTATAGAATTTTTTGCTTGTATAGCAACTATTCTATTATTTAAATCAAGAATAGCTTTATTTATTTCATCTTCTTGTCTCTTTAGATTAACTAAAGTAGAATTTATAACTTCAATATTGCCAGTACTTTGAATCTTGGTAGACAAAGTATTTATATGAGATTTAAAAATAAGAGATTTCTTATTCAAAGTCTTATAAATATTATTGTATACTTCAAGATTTTCAATAATATTAGCAACAAATTTCTTTCTTTCTGCAGGTGTTTTATCTCCTAAACCCCTATCATTAGATGATAATTTTGATAAAGATATGAAATTTGAATCCAGATCAAATTCAGAGAAAATAATATCTTTATATGAACTTACATTTCCATTAGGATTAAGCTCTAATCCATTTTTCTGTATAAAAGCTTTCGTTACCTTCCGAGCGCCTTTTCCGTCTAATGGAGATTGTATTTGAATATTATATGTATTACCATTATCAAATAAAGATAATTTCTTCTCAGCATCCATATCAGATAAAAAATTTAAAGAAGGATCAGGGAATAGGTTTAATGAATTCATTAAGGTAGACTTACCAGATGCATTCTTTCCAACGATAAGTACTATATTGGATATGCATCTGGTAAAGTCTATCTCAAAAGTTCTTAAACCCAAACCATGAAAGAAACCTGCATATCCTGTAAAAGATGCAAAAGTATATCTCATGATTATCTCCTTTTTATAGAGAAGTCCTTTAGGGTTTATCTTTTAACCAACGCGTCTTTTAAAAGTTCTTTCTTAGCTTCGGCTTTATTCTTTTCATAAATCTGTTTAATAGGTACTAATTTGTCACCTTTTTCGCTTATTACTACAGGATGTTTGGCTAAATCAGCCCTGTAATTAGCATCATTAATTTCTTCTCTTGTAGGAGTTTTCTGCCATCTCTTTTCTTTCTTATCTTTTGATTCAAGAAAATATTTAGCATTATCTTTTAAAATTTTATTGGTTGATTTAGCCATTGTATTCACCCTCACATTAATGTATTTTCTTTGTTTGATTTGTCACCAAACAAATTTAATATTTCATTTTTTACTGATGGACTAATTGCTACTGGAATCATTTTTCCGTCACTTGTTTGCGTCCATTTGATAGAAAATATTCTTCCACAGCAATTGCATTCGATATGAGAAAAAGGTCTTATTCCTGTGGGATCAGGCTTACCGAAGATATTTACCGTTCGCAGAGATCCAGAAGATCCACAATGAAGACAAATATTTTCTCCTATAATTGTTATAGGATATTCGATAGGCTGTATTTCAAAATTTAGATCTACTCCGAGTTTAATCATTATTTTGATCGCTCCCTTCAACTTCATAGTCAAACAAAGATAATTCATACTCGTCTATTATATCTGATAATAAATTGCAACTATTATAAATATCTATTATCAATTCTACTTCTCTATCTCTTGATATCTCCAACCTATCAGTTTCATATATCATATTAAGTATTTTTTCTATTACTTCTTTACCAGGTATAATAGCATGACCATTATCTGAATTATTTATTCTATATTCAAATATTTGCATAATGCTATTTTTAGAGAGATAAGATGATAAAGTATAGAGTAAATAATAATAGTAATATAATATGAATTTACAATCAGATATTGTAACTGATCTATTCATACATATATTTGTAGCATCTGTACTTATAGGAATATTGTAATGCTCTGATAAATAAAATGTAATGATATTTTCTATCAAATTAAATATAGTAGCATTAGTCCTATTAATATTTATTATTTCTGATTCTTTATTATAATCATCTGTATCTGAATATAAAAATACTGAAGTTAATGTTTCTTCTCCATATTTATACGTCATTATTGGAGATGGCATATTTCTTGATATACCTAACGGTAATAATCTAAAATTTTCACACTGTATTGAATCATTTCTTATTTTTATTATTTGATCATCGGTCAGATTCATTAATTTAAGAGTAACTTCCTCTTCTACAGATAAACGATTTATTTTTCTAAAATCACTCATCTGTAATTTATCGTTTCCAGATAATAATGATGCTAATAAATCGCATTTATATAATCTGATATAAGCATTAGAGAATGCCTGCTCTATATCTATAGTATCTGACCAATTAAAAATTTGGTTTGAATCAGATATATCAAATACAAGTGCCATGATTATATCTCCTTAGGTTTCTTCCGGTAATGTATATGTCTGATCACCTAATATACCTTCGCATACTACATATGCATCAACATACCTAGACATAGCATTTTTATTTGTAGTTAACTGGGAGTATTTTTGCCTTTTACCATTTACAACAACTACTCCTTCTACAAATTTTTTACTAGAACTTTTTAATATTTCATTCTTCTCTTTGATTTGCTCATCAGAGTAGAAAAAATATACATAATCTGTCTTTTTCATTTTAATATCTCCTTATAAATTTTTCTATTAGCAGAGGAAATAACAATAGTTTTATTTACTTTCTTCGGTTTATTAGAAACGCAATAATTTGATGTTCTGGGCTTAATATTCATCTTAGATTTATTCATAACTTTTCTCCTCAAATAATAAGCCTAGGGAATAAAATCCCTAGGCTATAATATTAATCTTCTTCTTTTAACTTAACAGATTCCTCTACTGATTTGAAAATACTATTATTTATTTCTGAATCCTCTGACCAATCAATTTCCTGATTATGAATTATTTCAAGATCAGTAAACATAATTGGGCATTCCAGCTTATTTATAGCCAATTCATTTTGAATAATATTATTTCTTAAATCTTTATAAGGATTAACTTCTTTATCAGGATCTACGATTTTTACTGGCTGTTCTAATCCTTTATAAAACTTATCTTTTGTTGCTTTCCAGTTTTCTCTCCAACTATTAGGTTCTTCATAATCAGAGAAAGAATTATCATGGTACAATTTAGCCATAGGACATAACATACCAGACATTCCTGGATCAGAATTTGAACTAGAATCAAGATCCAATATACCTATATGTGTAGGATCTACATATCTATAGATATCTTGAATACTGCCGCCATCTTCTCCTAAACCTGATATACCTTTGTAAGTAAATTTCAATGCACTCGATGCATCATTATCGTTTACTTTGTCTCTATAAGAGATAAGATTGCTCATTGTAGATATAGAATTTATCAAAAACATTGGTTGAGTATATACGGCCTGTACTACCTTCGCTAAAGTTACTCTTCTTCCAAGATCTGATATTCTATACATACCTTTATTCAATCTTGTGGCATAACACTGACCAATATAATCAGCAATACGAATACGCTTAGTTCTTACATCTACATTTTCCTTTGCTCTAAGAGCAGAAAATTCTCTGAGTATCCATCTTAATAGACAGAAAATATCAGCTTTATCTTCTTCAGGAAGATGCAGATCTCTTTTTGTAATATTATCATAAGTACCGTCTATAGAATCCAATACAAATAATCCTTTATCTATAGAAGCATTCTTAAAGGCACCACCTAAACTCTTTATCCAATATCTAATATCGAATAATTCATTAATAGTTGTATCCTTTCCGATAGCTCTATAGAGAGTACTTAACAAAGATTGTACCATTGGTTCAGCAAATGCATATACCGGAGTGCTGATAAAAATATTATGTTTTTGGAAACATACATAACCAGGATCTTCAACCATATGATTTGTAAGATAAACACAATGAATATCTAAGAAATCAAATACTCCATATAATCCCATATTAGCAAGCATGTAATATATAGCATTTACGGAATTATTAAAAATAATTGTACTATATTCTATAACTTTAAGAGTACAACCCGTTACAAGATCTTTCATTTCAGTAAATCCACGAAATACTCTTATAGGTGTAAACATTGTTTTTGTGGTAACTGTATCCACTTTCGACTGAGATGAAGTGCTATTATTATAAGTACTACCATCAACAATCTGAAATACTGCTGAATAATAGTTACCCGAAATCTTGAAATAATATTTCCTCATAAATCTAGGAACAGCAATAAGTACTTCAAGATTTGTAGATGGATTTATAACTTCTACAGTCTTACCATCAATTTCTTGTCTTTCCATATCATTATGCCTAATAAACCAATTAAGTTTTATAAGCATTACATCTGTATCTTTTATCTGAATAAAGTCATATGTATTCGGAGATTTATCATTCTTTTTCTTATGATCATCTTCATGCTTTCTTAAAGCATTTATAATATCTGTATAATTTTCTATCACTTCAAAATTTGTAAGTTTTAAAGTGAAATATCTATCTCTTTCACAAGATTTAACGATATTATATATAGAGTCTACAATATCATGAGTATCTCTTTCGAACAATTCAGGATTAAACTGTTCTCTTGTCTTATCGTTAAATTCTCTCATTAGAGCTGCTTGTGTCAATTGTTCCATGGTTGTTATCCCTCTTCATCATCTTCATAGTTTTCTGTTAAAGATACTACAATTTCTCTATTAATAGGATTAGGAACATTCGGATTCTTGTCTCTGAAAACCAATTCAGCTTCAATATCCAGATTAGTACAAAACCTTTTAAGAATTTTCAAAGTTAAAGAATCATTTTTAAGCTGTCGTTTATCATTAGGAAAATTTTCACCAAATCTCGATGCATATTTATCGAGATCGATTTGTTTTTCATTTATAGCTGTCTTTAATCCTACCATCTCAGGCTGATTAGTATCTTCAATTCCAACCACTGTAATATTATCAGAGTTTACAATCCATGGTTCAGTTAACTTAGCTAGCTTATCTTGTTTATCTTGGATATTCTTGATTCCGTCTTTGCTATTAAAAATAACAACATCGTTGGGAATATAGTCATTTTCAAATTCTTCCTTTGGCATTATGACTACATCCATTGGACCACAGTCATAAATACCAGGAACAGTTTCAGAAATAGGTCGTTTACCTTTATAAGGTAATACTATATCTTTACCAGATTCAGTTGTCATTTCTATAACAGTACTGCCAGGAGCTGTTCTAGCTAATTCAGGATTTTCTCCATAACTTTTATAATCAAGAATATCCATAGTTTGACCATTATATACACATCTTTTAATATTAAATTCAGGCAATTTCAATTCCATTTTTGCCTCCTTGATTAAAAAGGAACCAGACTGATGCCTGGTTCCTTTATATAGTATATAATTTACTTCTCGATTGCAGCATCATCCTTGATGATGATCTTCACTTCACCTGCCGGTTCAATAGCGAATACCTTCTCGCCATTTTCTACAGCAACGCGAGCTTCAAATACACCATCCTGCTCGATAGAAACTACTTCGTTTTCCTTTGCATTCTCATCGAGCCATCTACGAAGCATCTCAAAGATGTAAGTAAGCAGATACCAAATGAGATCCAGTCTTGAATTCTGCATTGCACATCTTGTGAGCAACAACTTCAAAGATAGGATGACAATTGTCATTGGTAAGATGTGCTACATCAGCATTCTCAGGAATATCTGCCGGATCAAAAGACCAAACAAGATTCCAAGAATCAGGAAGAGATGCTTCAGCACCATCGATCAACTGAAGAACCGCGCAAGCTACAGTCTTACCATACATATCATCGATGACAAATGCAACAGGCTTACCATTATTATTTTCTTTACGTCTCTTAGCTAACAGATGAGAAACACCAAAGAATGCAATAGTATACAGACGAGGAATAAACTCGGGAGGAAGATCATATTTCTTATCTTCAATCAATCCTTTGGAAATGATATCTGCTAAACTAGATTCAAGAATTTTCATAACTGTGTCTCCTTTTTATTGTACTATATTATCATTCAAAATCTCGTTCATATTCGTAATGAATCTATCTATAGGAATAATCCTACATGTATCGCTTACTTTATCTGTTTTATTAGATCTGAATCCTTCATAAGGTACCAATAGAATATTTGTTTTCTTTGTCACACTCGACGAATCATCGGCATCATAGCCGTTATTAAGTAAAAGTTCACTTAATTGTTTATTTCTACATCCAGTGAATCTTATCTGCAACTTACTACTAGATTCTGATCCAAAAGAATCTATAAGATTATTCCAAGATAATATTTCTTCTATATCTCTTTCAAAGAATCCGAATTCTGTAGCTATTACATTTGCTGTAGCTTCTTGCTTGATTACACCATATACAAATACTTGGAAATCTTTAAAATTGCGACTTTTAAAATTACCATATAACTCTTTTAATGTAATCTTTTGGAGTACTGTCTTCCATTTTTTAGAAGCTATTCCGCTGAATCCTAATGAACCCATAATAATATAATCATGCAAAGGATTAGATTTCAATACCTGCAGACAATTATATAGATTATTACCATCAGCTACTCCAATCTTATTGATCATCTGATCTCGTGTTAACTTGACCAAATCTGCTAAATGTGTTATATTTAGCATTTCAAATGAAGCATCAGCAAATCCTTTTAAATTAAGTTTAGCCATCATATTAACCATTCTCTGTAGAGATCTTGCCGGACATTCTATATTTGGACAAACGGCAGTCTTCCCTGAATCAGTTATGATTAACCTGGTTCTACAACAAGGACATTCAGTTGGAAATTCCTCTAAAGGATTATTATTGTTACGATTATGATCACAATCTAGCTTGGTTACATATGGCATGACATCGTTGACGTATTTGATATTGACATAATCACCTTTTCTTAATGCTAGATTTTTAAAGCGCTCGTAACTTGATCCTGTGGATTTCGTATGAATTGTTCCTAAGAAGCATACCGGATCATAATGAATCATCGGAGTGATCTGTCCATTTTGCCCTATCTCATATGAATATCCTCTAAATATACTTTGGGCTTCCAGTGGATCGAACTTGACAGCCATACTGTATTTGTTGATGAAATTTACGCGACCTAATCTTCGTCTGATATCTTCATCGAGATAGGATACTACAATACCATCATACATAAAATTCAGATGATCTCGTGCAAGTTTTGCTTCGTCCCAGAAAGCCTTGATCATATATAATATCTCATGAAGTTTGCCTTGAAGAATACAATATCTTAAAGGTTCTCCATGTGATATAAATACCTTATTTAAAAATTCTACTTCTTCCAGTCTATTTGTTATAGCTGGAACATCATTACGATCTACTGCTAGAGGTATTAGAGTTATCAGATCTCTAAATTGATATGCATCAGAGGCTCCAAATAATCCGACGATAGCAGTTCTACAATTCTTATAATCTTTTCCTCTTAGTCTATTAAACACCTCCAGATTTGTTTTAGTCATTATTGCTTCAAATTTAACACCTACAGGCTTTTCTCCAATCATGCAATCAGCATGCTTGAATATATAGCCTTGTAATAATGGTGATAAATCAGATGCCTTACCAATACCGGTATCTCCTCTTGTTCTTGCTGATTGAACTGAGAAATTACAATCTGCTTCTACAGAGATACCATCATACTTTAATTCACAAATTACATTTATAATTCTATTAGGATCCAAGATTCCTTTCTTTACATGATCTCCAAAGAAATCTCGTTCTAATACAACTACATTTGGATCGTTTAATACACCAGCCTGTTCAGCTTCATAAGAAAAAACGAACTTTGCCTTGTCCAAAGTACCAACCAAATCAGGATGATTGTGCTCGGTATCATGAGTTCGCTTTGAAATATCAGAATTGATTAATCGAATAGGTATTTCACAAAAATCTCTTTTATCGATATAATCCATGCGTGACTTATTAATGTCATCGCATATCTTCTGATGAATTTCATCGCGCTCAACCGGCACAATCATCCTCATTGGTACTTCCAGTTCTTGGTGTATTTCATTCTTCTGTAGATTCTTAAAATCTACTATTGCTGATCCAACTTGGAAGTTTGGATCATATTTCTTATACTTCTCCAGCAATATATCATAAAAACCGTCTTCTATAACCTGTATGGTCATATCAGTACGATTATACAATATATTACAAGCCATAATTATGGCTTTAAGCCTCTGAACTTCATTTTCTGAAAGTTCAGGCTTGCCATATAATTCTATTGCAGAATTATTTAGCATGTAAATATTATTGTCAATAATTACACTGCCATTTCCTTTCAAAAGTTCGTCCAGAAATTCAAGCTCATTCATTATATTCACCATCCTTCCACTATTATATTATATAATTTAATTAATTTTTAGATCTCTAGAATCTATAATAGTCATAGGATAATTTCTTATAGTACAAGCAAATTTAAATATCACTATAAACATAAGATCTTTATTTAATTTTTTACTTTTAGCCAATGCTAAATTTCTTTCAAATATTTCTTGTCTTTCTTCAAAAATATCATTATTACAAATCCATTTATTTTCATTTTTATTTCTTTTCTTATATTCAGTATATGTAATAATTTTAGTTTCTTTATCATTTTCATCTCTAATATAAAATTCTTTTTTATTATTATCATATACCATTAGCTCTATACTATCAATATACATATATAAATGATAATATTTGTTAGAATTAAATGCATCGCAAAAATCTCCTGCTATATTTTCATAATATTTAGATTTTTTCATAATACTATGAAAATTATATAAAAACCAGTCTATAATAAACTTATTAGATTTTGGTACAGATTTAGGATAATTATCATAAAAAGCGTTTATTTCATATATAAATGGAGCATATATATAACGTAAAACTTCCTCTATAAAATCAGGAATTTCTTCAAGTTCTTCTGTCATTTCTTCTGTAATAATATCTCTAGATCCAGGACATAATACTATAGATTCATAATCTATATAAAGAGCATCATTTTTATTTTTATTACTCATGAATATCATTTGAAATACCTCTTGTAAATTTCAAATAAAATGCTCCCCATATTTCTATGGGGAGCTTGTGATTAAACATCTCTGTTTAAAAATCCTTTCTTTCCTACAAACTTCACAGGACATTCAAGATCCATTTTAGCTTTCTTCTTTTCAAGCTTTTCTCTTTCTTTTGTTGCTTTTACAGCATCATAGTTATCTCCAACATCCTTAGGAATTTCTCTCATAGGTACTTCAAAAGGATATTGCGTAAATGTCATAGGAGCTGTTAATACTGTCTCAAACTTCTTCTTGATCTTCTTAAATAATAACTGCTGACCAATAGTCTTCATATATGTATTGGCTTTTTCAGCTGCTCTATTAGAAGATTTAGAATCAAGTTTAATATCAATATTATATGGATCTCCTGTATACATTTGTTCAACTAATCGTCTACCCAAAGGAGAAAGAGAATGGATCATCATATTTGAAATTACTACTTCTACACCAAGATGAAGCATATTGTTTGTTTCCATATTACCGAATCTGATCGGAGTATTAGGAATCAATTCACGATAGTCTTTCTTAGCTCTAGACTTAGTATTCTCATTAATAATATTTGTAGCGGACAGAGATGTAGCAGAGAATTTCTCTTCAGCAAACTGTTTTAATCTGAAGATATATTCTTTACCAATAACCATTCTTCTTCTTGCTTTTACATATCTGAGATTACCTTCAGAATCTCTCATAGGAACTTCTACTTCATTCTGTTCTACAAACGGGAAAGCTTTATATATAGCATCAAGCTTATCAATATCCATAGATTCAGACAAAGCTTTCATGGATAACTGAATAGATTCTGATTCGATAATAGATTCTATAAAGAATGCTAATTCATCTTCTGACAGCATACTGCATTTATATTCAAAATAATTACCATATAATTCAGTACACATGAAAATGAATTTATGAATCATTTCATATGCTTCCTTTACAGTCATCTTATTATTATAAATATACTTAAGAATCTCTTCAGAAATATGTGTAAGCTCTAATTCGAATACCTGACCAACATTTTCTCTATTAGTCATTGTAGATGAATTGAAGATTACATCTACATATTTATAGTCTCCTTTGATACCTTTGTATCTAGGCATCCATTTCTGAGGCCATATATTTGAGCATACACCTTTACCGCCAAATCTATTACTAGCTTTATCACCAGCATTCATTTTGAGTTCTTCTAATACTACAATATCAAGAATAATATTAGAATAAGGTTTCTTATCTGTATACAAAGCACCGGACTGAACCATGCTCATTGTATTATATAATTTCTCAAGATCATACTCTAATTTATAACCTTGAGATTTATATGGAAGAATAACTTGCAATAATTCTGCAGCAAATCTTAATAATTCTTCCTGATACATTTTAAGCTGAGCATAATAATGAGATTCTAATATTTCAGGATTATTACAATAAATATTGACATCTATTACTTTTCCTGTGACCTGACGAGTTTCATCAGACATAATGCTTGTTTCAAGTCTAGCAATAGACTGACTATAATAAGATTCATCTTTCTTCTCTTTTCTCAGAGAAATCAGATTAGCATTCTTTACATCTTCACCAATATCAGGAATAATCTTATATGTCTTATCATCTCCATAGATATTTAACGGAATATCATTATCATTGATCATTATTCTTACAGGCTTAATTAACGGAGAAGTTAATTTACCTGCAGCTACATCTGAAAAGATAATCGAGTCTTCCATGTTATCATCAAGAGCCATATAACATGTAACCATATTGATTCCGTCTTTTCTATTCTTAAAATCATCATATGCTAATGATTGCTGAACCCATGTATCTTTTGGAATTATATCTCCAATATTGAGAGAATCCATATAAGAATTATTATATAAATATCCGTACTGCTCTGTTGTAGGATGATATGAGATTCTTTCTATTGCAGTCAATTCTTTCTTATTTACATCTTCCAATATTAACCAATAATGATGATTAGGAGCAAATGAAAACTTTGATACTTTTGCTACCACTTTATAATCTTTATCTGCTTTGGTAATAGAGCTACTAAAATCTCCATATCTTATCTCATATCCTGTTTCAATCTCTGCTTTCTCAGCAGCAATAAGTGGGAAAATATGATCATGATGAGTAGAAAACATTAATTTTCTAGCACCGGCATTAGATCCATTAAATGGTTCAAGTAAACCTTTACCGATAATCTGTTCAAGACTTGTAATATCTTTAGTTGCTTCGTTAACTTTATCAATGAAGTTTAAGTTTGCCATATTTGTCTCCTATCCTCTCCATATTATTCTTCCTTTGGTTAAATCATACGGTGAGATATCAACTGTTACTTTATCACCTCTTATAATCTTGATAAAATTCTGTTTTAATCTTCCACTGGATGTACATTCTACATCTCTATCCAGTTTATCTAAGTGGACAATAAATTTTCCACCTTTTATACAATCTACAACTTCCCCTTCCATTTCGAATCTGTCGCCATTAGCCATTTTCTTTCCCTCTCTTAAAAGATAAAAATAAGTTTGTTAATATTGATAAGAATATGAGATAAAGATCTAGTGGAAATTTTAATCCACTAGATCTTTATCGTTAATATAATATATAATTCTAATTAATATTACGCAGCAAAGTTACTGTTGCTACGCTGAGCAAATATATTATTAAGATTATCCAAAGCTGCATTATTCTGTTTAGATACAGATTTAGTAACAGATAAGAACTTAGATAAATGATTAAATAATACATCTGCAAATACTTCTTGGAGTTTCGGATTATCAGCAAATACTTGCTTGAAGTTTCTCTTACTAAAGGTAATATCTTCAGCTCCTTCAAAGTACATTCTTTGACCTGCACCACTTACTAATCCTTCAGAATTAAGCATATGGAAGTAAGAAAGTAACGGATCAAAATATCCTTCAGTCTTATTAAAGATTAAAGGAATAGTTCTTCTACTAGCATTAGTTCTAGATTTAATAATAGTAAACTTAACGATAGAACCATCAATACCATAATCTTTATCAGCTGTTAACTTAGCACCATCATCTACTCTGAAGATATTATTAGCAAGATAAATAGCTGTTCCGCCACCAGGTAATCTTTCATCTGTATCTAACCCAGCAACCTGAGACTGCTTAGGAATATAACCTGTTTGAATATTCTTGGTAATATGATTAATAGAGATCATAATAATATTTACAGATTTGCAAAGCTGAGAAATCTTCTTCATAAGCATAGAATTCTGCTTAGCAATTTGACCACCAGACATATTTGTTCCAAGACTATCATCATCTTCAATAGATTCAGGTAAAAGCATTGCAATAGAATCGATCAAATAAATAGTAGGAATAAATTTTCTAATCTTATTACCTACAATATCAAACATACCAGTGTCATACATAAAATCTTTTCTATTTTGAGTCTTTGTATCATAAATCGATCTTATTCTTTCATAAACATTCTCTGTAGTAATTCCTTCGTTTCTATATCTTACTCTATCTTTCCATTCTTCTTCAGTCATTCCTACTAAGAATAACTTTCTTGCTTCAGGAAGTGATCCTTCAATATCATCACAATAAATAACAGCTTTAGGATGTTGCTTTGCTAAATGACCTGCAATCTGAAACATCAATGTAGATTTACCAGAACCTGATCTACCAATAATAGTATTTGTAGAACCATCTACAATACCTGTAGCATTATAAGAAAAACTTTTACCATTTCCTTCTACAAAGATTGTAGTGCCATTAGCATAATCAATGTGAAGAAAACCAGTTGGATACATTACATCAAATGTAGCTTGGTTATTAGCGCCATTAACTTTAGAACCAGCTAATTTTTTATCAACAAGATCAATCAAAGTACTAGCCATATCTAATCCTCCTTAATAGAAATTATATATAGGTTTTAAAAAATGTAAAAAGCTACATAACTAGTACTAAACTTCCGAATTTATTTACAAAATATACTAATGTAATATAAATCCATAAAAAAGAAATAGCAGAATAAACTATAATCTGAACAAAAGGATTTGTAGGAATTTCATCTTTTACTGCAACTATCATTATTACATATACAAATAAAAATATAAACAATCTCCAAATAATACTCCATAAAGATACTGTAACCATTATTAACCCCTTTCGAAGTAAAAACAAAAAGGATGTAGAGTCCTCTTTGTTTTATTTCTTATTTCTTTTTCTTTAGAGCGCGAGCCAATATTGCTCGTTCTTTCTTAGCTTGCTCTTTGTATTTTTTGCTGCTCTGGTCCCATTTTTGATACTTAACGAGATCATAGCTCAGCTTACGAGCAGATATAGATAAATAAATCTTATCAGCTCTCAAAGCAATACCAACAGTAGCTACCGTTGGTATTATTACAATGAGCAGAAGTACTAAATCTACCCATTGTATATTATCCCAATGAATTGGGGTGATCCAAATCATCAGGATAAAAACAATAACAGGCAGAAAACTAGTTACTGCCTGAAATTTTTCCTGGTTTGTTTTGAATCGAGCCCAGGTCCGATTTATCAATTCAGCATACATTCCCATCCCTCCTTTTCAAATATGCTGAAACTATAAGTATCATATCTATAATATATAATTATAGTTCAGCATATTTACAGAGATTAATACAGAACTTCGGCTCTTACAATCAACTGATTTGCAGGGATCATTCTGGTACCAGCTGCTATAGGAGATTTCTCTTTGATATCTGAAACCTTAATATCTACGATATTTTCCAAAGTAGATATTCTTACAGTGTCTTGTTCTCTACAACCAAGAATACTAAAGATTTCATCATTATCATCAAGCTTAATAACACCAGCACCTTTACTTCCTCTTGAATGTGGAGTAAGCATAGCAGATTTAAATTTATTGAATTTTCCTGATTTAGTTACTACAACTATATCTGTAGATTCATTAAACATTTCTACCATACTATTTACATTTTCAGTTGTATCTATAGCTTTAACTCCAAATGTAGATCTCTTGATAAGAGGAATATCTTTAGAAGAGAATCTTAATACTTTCTTTCCTGCAGATACAACTACATCAAGTCCAGCCGGAACTAATTTTACTGATACTACTTCATCTAAAGAATCACGAATCTTGGTATACAATAAACCAGACTGATTTACTGATAAGAAATCTTCAAGATCCATCTTCTTGATAAGATTGCTCTTAGTAAGAATTACCATATAACATTTAACACCAGATTCAGTGATAGCTTTAATTTTATTTACAGGAATTACCTGAGCAATATCTGCTGTTAAATTTCTAATCAAGAATCTAATATCTGTACCTTGATACGATTTGTCTGTTACAGGAATCTTATGGACAGGTATATTATATACTTTGCCTTTATTATCAAATAATAACAATTCTTCTCTATTATCTATAGTAATAATAAATTTAGGATTATCTTTCTTGATAATATTTACTTTATCTGTAGCGATCAATTTTCTTACAAAATTCTTTTCAGTAATAACAATCTTAAACATACCTTCAGGAATATCTGCAGAATTATCTAATTTAACAGTCTTACATAATCTCTTATCTCCATATTTAGCTGCTATTTCATCTAATTCTTTAGCAATATCCTGCTTTATAAGAGTACCATCATCAGTAACTTTAGCTTCATATTCTTTAATCTTAGCATCAAGTTCTTTTCTTTCGGCAATAAGATTATTAAGATAAGCTTTATTTAATCTAGACAAATTCATATCTATAATAAACTTAGCTTGAATATCAGTTACATGGCAATGCTTGATAATATATTCAATAATAGGCTGCTCTTCATTCTTTGTAGACTTCTTGATCATATTGATAATATTATCAATCTCTCCAGATTGCATTACCTTGATATATGCATCTATTCTATGATGTCTTGTCATATATTGCTGAAGCATATTACAATATAATCTGAACTTTGTAGTCATTCTCATATCAATAAAATTAAGTAAATATTCACGATAAGAGAATCTCTTAATATCCAAACCGTTCATTGTTACAGCTTCAAAATTTACATTAAATGTTTTTTGTGTATCTGTCTTTGAATATATTACTTGCTTTACATACTCAGGATTTGCTCCTGCTTTTAATTCAATAATTATATTAGGTTTCTTATCTTCCAAAGAATTAAATATATCTTTAATCATAGGAAGCTGTTTATCTTCAATTAAAGATAAAATTTTATCATATACACTTGTTGTGGTAACATCATCAGGAAGACTTGTAATTCTTAAAGTATAATTACCTTTATTATCTTGCTCTGTAACTATTTTGCCTCTTACTTTAAAACAACCAGCACCATATTTATTAATATCTTCCCAATCTTTCTTAGAAGCTATTAATTCACATTCCTGACATAAATCAGGAATAAGAGTAAATTGATAATTTGGATCTTGTAATAATCCTTTTATTACATTTATTACTTCTATAATATTATGACTGGGAACTTTGATTACAAAACCTACACCAATACCAAATGCACCGTTAACCAAAATCATAGGTAATTTTGCTGGTAAATAATCAGGCTCCATATCTTTCTTTCTTTTATAAGTCTCAATCCAATCTACTACATTTCTAGATTTAGATATATCATCGATCATTACATCATATCCAAATTTAGATAATGAAAAATGTGTATATCTTTGAGCTCCTGGAGGCTCACCCATTACTGATCCAAAGTTTCCATCAGGTCTACATAAAGGATATTTAGACTTAAACCATACTGCCATATTTACAGCTGCACCATAAACAGCATCAAGACTATGAGGATGATACTTGCCCATAGTAATACCTGTAATTTGTGCAGATTTATCATTGATCTTATCTATTAATCCTAAATCAAATAATGTATACAGTACTCTTCTTTGTACTGGAAGTAAGCCGTCTCTTGTATCTGCAATCATTCTTCGACGATCTACAACCATAGCATACTTAGAATAATCTGATTCATACATTGCTATTGAATCTTTATCTACTATCTTTTCTGCCATTATCTCTTCTCCTATTGATTATTAGTATAAGTTATACCGTCTGGTCCAAAATGCAAATAATACTTATTATCAGGTGAGAATGATGGTTTCTTTTTAACAATACTAAGATTTCTTGATGATCTATTTGTTATTATTGTAGATCTAGGATAACCTATTTCTACAGGATTATTATTTACTAAATCTAATATTTCAGATAAACTAATATTAATCCTTTGATCATTATCATTTGATAAAGTAAATATAGGATTTTCAGATCCTTTATTCTTTGGAGTAATCATTATACCAAACGGATATTTCTTAAAATGTTTCATTGATCTTACATAATGATCGTTGGAAACTTCATAGCCCCTATAGCCAGGAATAGAATACCAAGATCTTGGTTCATATACATTTAAAACTTCTTCTATAGCACAATATTTTCTCATATATTCACCTCACACAAATTAGGGGCATAAAGCCCCTAATTTAATCAATAAGATCATCTCTGGTTACAGTTCCTATTAATCCTAAAATCTTTTTCGGATCAGATTCATAAGATCTAATGATTTCTTGAGTTTCCTTAATATCTTCTAATGTATATCTTATAAGGGTTGTATTTCCTATATCGGGTCTTAATACAGATTCTTGAAGTTTTTCTGTACTCATTTCACCTAAGCCTTTATATCTATCTATACCATTAGGTGTAGATGATTTATACAAAAGACATACTTCATACAATGACATTTTCTTTCCGTCTACGATATAGTAAAACTGATCATTAGATTTCATAATTTTTATAAGATCAGCACATGTGTTGATAAACATATCGGAGATTGGAACAGCATTAGATTTATCAATAGTACCTTCTACAACAATAGTACCATTAATTTTATGCACATCCATAAATCTAAAAGCAGATTTGATTGTTTTCTGCAATTTATTTACATCAACCTTATCACCATTAGAAATATAATTAAATAAAATCATCTCTAATAAATAAGGATTCAATGCAAATGTATTGGCCATTCTTTCGATATAATAAATATAATCAGCATTTCGCATGAATAATATTGTTATATCTTTGGACTCTAACGGCTTACCATCTATGAATGTAATCTTATGCTCTTCCATAAATATCTTCTGAATATATTTTACGATATCTATTTGTTCTGTAAAATATCTTTCTTTCTTTTGTATCTTTACAGAATACAGAGGAGGAATAGCTTTGTATATCATTCCTGCTTCTATCATAAATGGGAAATATACTACAAAAATACTCAAAAGCAATTTACAGATATGACCACCCAAACTCGTGATATTTTCATATCAGGATATAATCCTTTGAGTTCTGACTATATTTTACTCTAAAATAGAGAATACTCTTTCCACCCTCGTACCAATAGAGGATGTACTCTCCTTCACGGAGATAGTCGATACAGGCTTCAATTATATTGATTCCCACGGTATTACCAGCTATCCATTTCAGGACCTTAGGCTTTCTTAGAGAGCTACTTCGTCTTTTATATATACTGATATCTGCTTTAGGCTTTGATCAGTAGTCTTATTCCACTCTTACCGTTAGCTATTCATTTGAATAACCCGCATGGTTTTGCGAAAAGTATTTTAGGACAGTATTAGTCTATCCACATCAGCATCAGCCATAAATACTACTCTAGAGACTTTACAATCGTCTAGAGTAAATTTCTCTCCAGGTTTCCATTCTTTACCAAATACTATTCGTACAATACCTTGTACTTCTTCATTTGAAAAGAACTCATGCTTTGATTTTCTAAAAGCATTAGCTAATTTTCCACGTATTGGATATACCAAAATCTTCACATAGGTCGCTACTCTATGCAGTTCTCTTATGAACTTCTCTAGCAGTTAGCTAGAAGTTGAGACTATATCAATACCATTTCTGGCATACTTTCATTTTGATTTAAGGGATTTTCACCCACCTGCTTAGGCCCTACTCCTTTTGACGATTTCCACGTCCCTTATAGGGGATAGTCGTTGAACTTTACTTTATATTTATTATATATCTCCTTAAATATAACAAATACAAAGTCTTAGCTGCTGATTAGACATTTCTTACTGTACTTAGGACCTAATATTTTATAAAATATTAAGCTTTTATTTCACCATATACCATCTCTAAATCTTTTTTCTGAGTTTCCTCAACCTTTTTCTATTCGATAAGGTGTTTAGAGCTTTAGCCTTTCCCAGCAATTAGAAAGTTTACGCACACTGCATTACTGCAATATGGGGCACATATCTACCCATTGTCTTCGGATCTCGTCCTTCAACAACATTTCCTTTAGCAGAATCACCTTCTACTATTATCACTGTAATATTAGTCTTTCCTAAAGGTCTTACATATTTCTGAGGTAAACCTGTTAATATATTCTGTTGATATTTTTGTACAATCTTGGCTTTACCAGCTTCTTGCTTCTGTCTATTCTCAGCTACATCCTTAAGGAATTTAGCTACTTTCTGAAGATCATTAGGATTATTCTTTGCCCAATCATCCAATCCCTTAATTACTGTATCTTTACAGAAGTCTACCATATCAGGATTTGCAATTACATCTTTACCCTGATTTTCAAATACAGGTTCTATATGAGCACCATTAATAATGATATTCAGTCCACATTTAATATCATTATTGGTAATCTTCAATTTCTCTTTTGCTTTCTGATTAATAAGATAGATATTATTCATGTACTTAGTAAACCATGCAGTTATACCATCAAGTGTACCTTTTACATGAGTACTACCTTCAGTTCTTGTAATACAGAAATTACAAAATGATGTAATATTTTCCATATCGCTAGGTCCATTTGTACCTAAGTCATAATCAATTACTACTTCTACTTTATGAGTACCATCATCAGCACCAAACATAATAGGTTTTACTAACGGATTACTCATTTTGGAAATCATATTATAAAGAATACCATCTTTATTTACTACATCTTCATGATATTTAATACCATTTTTATCTATAGCTTCAAATGTCATATGAGTTCCAATGGGAGTCAATGACATAATTTTCTTTACAAAATGAAATAATTCTTTCCAAGGTAAATCAATATCACCAAGAATACTTGTATCAGGAATAAATGATACTAAAGTACCATTCTTTTTGGATTTATTTGGAATTGATTTGGCTTCTTTATATACAGGAATTCCTTCTTTAAATCTAATCTCAGCTGCTTCTCCAGTATACTTAAAGCTCTGAACCAAGAACTCGGAACTTAGAGCATTTACAACTTTAGCACCTACACCATGAAGACCGCTAGGATATTCACCCTTTCTTCTTGTATAGTTTCTTGAAGTATATTCTTTGGTAAATACTCTCATAAGATCATTAAGAGGAATACCTTTACCATTATCTTCACAAGTTACCTCTAAAGTTCTTTCATCATAAGATAATCTAAACCAGTTAGCAGGACTAGATTTGTCTACTATCTGGTCGATAGAATTTTGAAATATTTCTCTTGCTTCTGATAATAAAGCTTTATTACCAAGAGATCCTAACTGATATCCTGGTCTTAATCTACAGATTTCAACAAACCCAGATAATGATGCAATCTCATCCGCATAATTATCAATAGCTGCTTTTTGTTCTTCAGTAAGTTGTTGTACCATCTTATCACTCCTTTAAAAATTTTGGATTATAATCTAGTACTGAATTTTGTAATTTCAAAATAAAAAATCAGTAATAATGCTGATAAAAATAAATACATAAAAATGACTCTAGGCTATTATAAGCCTAGAGTCAGATCTTTGATATCTATTTGAGTTTATCACGAAATTGAAAGAATTTTATAGTTGCATAGGTGTGCTAGCACTTTACCCTTTATCAACTTTATCTTATACCATGATGTCTTTCTTGACTTCTGCAGTTTCAGACTTGGTATCAACCGTTGTAGGAGCCGGAGTGGTAGCCTGTGCAGGATTCGGATTAAATCCCTGATATGCCTGCGGCTGGTATCCAGGTGCCTGAGAAGACATCGGAGTCCAAGCGCTGCCATTCATTGTCGGAGCAGAGATATTCTGCTGCATCCAAGGATTACCCATCATCGGCTGCTGCGGCTGTGCTCCCGGATATCCAAACGGATTTCCCTGCGGCTGCTGAGGAGCGAATCCAGGCTGCTGATACTGATAAGGAGCCGGTCCACCCATCATCTGCGGCTGCTGATACATTCCACCACCATTGAAGATGTTATTCAGATTAGCAAGCATCTGTACACCATTCATGTTGTAACCACGATACTGCCAATTGAAAGTCTCATGTTTCGAGAAGTTCTTGGAGGCGTACTCAAACAACTGCGGAATCTTTTCCAGCATAGCCAGAATCGGGAAGAAATCACGGTGAGCCTGAGGCGGCAGATCAACATACAGAATCTTAATTGTCTGCAAAATATCGATGATCTTAGCCACAGATGATTTGATCTCGTCAGCTGTTTCATTGCTGTCGATAGGTCTGAATGTATAGCCGCAGATAGTACAACGAGCTACACCGGTAACCGGATCAAACGTCAACGTGTCTCTTTCACCATCTTTGCTACGATGATTACAAAGAGCTCTGTTTAAGTCTTCTTCGGAAATACCCAGATCAAACTCACCCTGAGAAGTAAGCTTATCGATCTGTTCAGCACTAAGGATATTATTGATCTTCTGTACCGGAGCCGGCTGACCCTGATACCCCTGATAATAATAACCTCCTGTCGGCTGCATGTGAGGATACTGCTGATTATTCATGTCGTACATTGTGTTTCTCCTTTCAATCGTGATATGTCAACCCAAACCGTCAACGATATCATTAATATTATATATAATTAATTAGAGTTTTACCTCTAATAATTATAACTAATTAACAAGTTATTCTGATAGCTCTACCCTGATTAATACCTGTCTTACGAGCTTCGTCGTCTTTCTTAGCTGCATCATATGCAGCCTTTTCTTCTTCTGTCATTGCATCATATTCTTCCTGACTAACAGGTTTAAAAGGATGGTAATTTCCGGTTTCCGGAATTATCTGATAGTTAGATCTATCAATTTTTAATAATATTTCTTGCTGTTCTTTAGTAAGGGTTACTCCCATATTACTAAAGAAGTCTTTGATAGCTTTAAATCCTCCACCAATAGTGAATTCAGAAATATCAGCATAATCCAAAGATTCAACAACTGCATTTCCTGCAAAAGGTTCTGCACCATACACTTTAGATTTAGCTCTAATATTATGCAGCATTTCATTAGCATCATCTTCAATAACAACACCTGAACTAGGGTTGTTCTGAAGATGATATCCAGTTGTACTGGTAACTTTATATTCTTTAATTTCAGCTGCTTCTATAGCGCTCATGATTTTTGAAACTTGATTTGTGTTCATCTTGAACCTCCTTTTATATATGGTTTCTTATATTATAAAGCAAAGTTGCTACATTTGCCAAATAACCAATACTATAGGTTTCTTTAATACTTTTTAAAGTACTAATCAAAACACTATAAATTCTACACAGAGCTTCAAGATGAGTTAATTCTGCTCCTACCGTAGGACCATATGACTGCACAATATTTCTTACATTAGGGTCCATATTAGCAGATACGTTGTAATAATATGAGAGAGAGCTTAAAAGCAACGTATTTATTTCTAACTCATTATTAGCACTGATTATAAGATTGTCAGTTAATTTTCCATCAAGAAAATAATTACCATACTTCTCATAATCAATGTATCCTTTTACCATTTCTTTAAAGATTCTATTAGAGTTCTTCTGAATATTATCAGGAGATAATCCAACAAACCAGTTATCCCCATACATTTGCTTCATATTATCAAAATAACATTGTTTTGCCATAACTATCTCCTTTAAATTTCATCTGATCCGTAATAATCTTCTATATTAAATCCATCATATTCATCAACCATATTAGAATTTTTCAAGAAATTCACAAACTGTCTTACAGTTAATGCATCATTAAATGCTACATCTTCTACTAATACTATTGATTTATCTATATCTATGATAGGTGCATTGGTTCTGATATAATCATAAGCCGTAGTTCTACCTATACAAGCTTCCCATCTATATACAAATTCAGCATCAGATTCTTCATCTCCTGCATCTGTATATAAAATAATATATTGTTTCTGTTCAGGATCTACTACATTTAAATTCTTTTCTATTTTCGAATCATCTCGTATAAATATTCTATCACTTGTTCTATTAACAAATATTATATTGTTCTTGTCAGTGTATATTTGCACACCTTTGTATGTGTAAACTAACATCCCACCGACAAGAAATTTACCATTTTCAGTTAATGCAGTGATAGCGAATTGGTCAGGCCCGTTAACTTCCTGATCTAATTTATAGATAGGTTTAGTTAACGGAGCCTGACCACCATCATTATAAAATATTACTGGTTTCTCTAAATTTGGATTATCTGAATCGAATCTTGATCTTTCCATATCTTTACCTTTCTCTGATTAGGTAAAGACTTCCTCAAATTTCTTTACCATTTTGAGTAAATCTACCTTTTCAGAATCAATGTTTACTATAGATCTATTATCATGCGTTCTTACAGATACTTTAGATCCATTTGTATTAATTACAACACCAGGATACTTCTTTCCTTGCACAATTACTAAATCCCCACTCTTGAAAATTTTCATTTAAAAATACCCCTTTCATATTTTAATACATACTTATAGTATATAACTGGAATATTTTTTAATAGGAATGTAGTTTAACTTTTTGTTTGACTATTATTAATTTTTGTTTTGCTCTGGTTACAGCTGTATAGTCACAAGCTCTCTTTACTTGAGGATTTAAATACTCTTCTTTATATAATACATTGTTGTATTCAGATCCTTGAAGTTTCCATATAGTACTAGCATAAGCATAGTCAAACAATATACCTTTTATAATTTTGTCTTTGCTTTTTACTAAAGCCTTCATTTCATTTTGTCTATCTTGTGAAGCTACAAAATATTCAATATTAGTACGTATATTAGGAAATACATAATTACTATAGTCAGGAATAAAGTCCATAAAAAATGTATCTTTCTCTTTTGAATTGATTTTGGGATTACCATACATTATTCCGGATAAACCGTTAGCCAAAGATATACCATCATAATTTATATGCCATTCATTTACATTACATACAATTCTTTCTCCGTTATAAGGTAACGGAGATTCATAGCCACATATCTGTCGTACTCTAGAGTTAATTCTTTTTCTTGAATTGTTGGTGCAAACTCCAACAACATCAACTAATCCTATCATACGTTCATCAAATTCATCTTCTTCAATAACTAATACAGATTGTCCATAGACTCCACAATGTATAGGCTTATTCTGTAATATTCTATTTGCTATATATACAATAGGATTATTTTGAGCTTGTCTCATTATTTCAGTTAATAAATGAATACCTGGATTTATTAAAAATCCCGGATTAGCTCCAACAGGTGGTAATTGATTAATATCTCCACAAGTTATAATTTTTATACCAAAAGATTTTATATCTTTTACCATATTATCAGGAACCATCCAGGCTTCATCTATAAAAAATAAACGAATTTCCGGACTAACAAAATCTCTTTTCTTAAAAATTCTCTTTTTAACAGGTGTTCCAAATTTACTATTTATATTATCATAATCATCATATTCTATTACTTCATATAAAGAACTATGAATTGTTCTAGCAGACATAAATCCTCTAGTTCTCATAACAATAGCAGCCTGACCAGTATAAGACATAGCGAGATAATTCTCAGGTCTTAAACCTAAAGACCTGAGAATCTCGAATATTAAAAATGTTTTTCCTGTACCTGCCGCTCCGGATATTTCAAATAATTGTTCAGAACTATTAAGGAACCAGTCTACTGCTTCATCATGATATTTCTGCTGTAGATAGTTCATTTGAATCATTTTACATTGCTCCTGTTTCCATTATAATATCCAAATTTGACAAATCCAATGCAACATTATCTGTTATAGCTAATACTATTTCAGCATAACCAAGCCACAAATTGTAATACCATTTGGATACATATTCACCATTGACAGTTTTAAGTACAAATCTTTGTTTTTGATCATCATTATCTTTATTATCTTCTATATATTGAGATAAATAGCCAATATTCATATTATTAACTGCCATCTCTTTATCCAGCCAATATCCAAACAGCATAACCATAATATTATAGTTTTTATACGGATCAAATATAATATCATTTCTACCAGCATAAACAGCTTTTGGTGTTGTAGCTGCTTTAATAAAATGATTATTATATAATAATTCTTTGCACGAATCTTGATCATAAAGTTTTTCTTCATGATTTATACTCAATCCGATAGCGTTGAACAAATTGTAATACAATTCGTACACATCATCAAACATCATTTCTCCTAAATTATTGAATCTCATTTTAATATCTCCTTTCAAGATATAATATGTATAAGTGTCACAAATATATTATATAATTATTATGAAAATTAGCCCCTATACATATTTATCATCGAAAACATCACATTAATGAAATGTCTTAGGGGGTATAAAAAATGAATAACGACTTTTTTAACTCTTCGAATACATCTATAAAAAGTGTAGAAATAGCTATATTAGCTGAAGATATTATATTACCTGAAGTTGATACAGTTCCTATTTCATATGGATTACTATGGGATAGATGGAATAGTAAATCTGATGTAAAGTATTATAGATCAAAAGAAATAGAATATAGATCTGAAATAGGTAAATTTTATATTCCAATACTTACTCCAAGCATAAATAAAGATGATATAATATATGAAGATACCAGTGCTCCAAGGGTAAAATCTAAATCAGCAAAATTAGATGTTGATAGTTATAAGAATTCTAATACTATATTATTAGAGATACCAAAATATTTAGTATGTGAATTTACAGGAAAAATTCCTGCAGGTACACAATTTTTATTTGTATCTCTTAGTAGTAGAATTATGGAGAATAAATTTAGAATTATTGCATTATATAGTAGCACATATGTAGCAACTGAAAATAGAAAAGTAACGAGAGGTAAAAAGAGATGACAGCCGAAAGACAAAAGCGG